ACTGACGGCCGACCGCGCTTCCTCGGCGACCCGCTCGTCGTCGAGCGATTCGTTCGCCTCTTCGAGGTCACTCGCGATCCGTGTTAGCCCGTCCACGAGCCAAGTCAGGTCCCCGCCCTCGGGCGCGACCGAAGGCGCGAGGCGCACGGCGAGCCGGCCAATCTCGGCGGCGATGTTCTCGCGGGCGTTGTCGTCGATCGTGGTGGTCGCACGGACGACGCGCCCCATCCACCGTGCCCGTTCGACCAAGTTCCTGCCCTCGGGTGGCGGGGCCGCTACCGAGGGGGCGGGATTCTCGTCGGCGATGGTCGTCAGCCGGTCGAGCATCCACGCGACGCCTCGACCCCAGTCGGAGCGGTTGTCCGGCTCGCGAGTGCCTGGGTATCGACGCTCAACGTCAGCGACGATCTCGCGGAGAAGCGCGGCCAGGTCCCCGCCCTCGGGCGCGGGCGCGGTCGCGCGGAGCGAGGTGGCGCGGAGCGCGTCGAGACGGGCGAGCACCGCGCGGGCCTCGTCGCGCCCACCCTCGACCGTGACGCAGAGCCGCGAGGCGAGGACGTCGACTCGAGGGTCGCCCTCGGCCGAGGACGCGGGCGCGGTGGCGCGGGCGTGGTCGATCAGGACGCGGCCCCACTCGGTCGCCGCGCTCTGGGGGCGCTGCCGCTCGAACTCGTCCGCGGCCTCGTTCGGGCTCATATCTGTTGTCATGGCTTTATCCTAACATGCTCTAGAGTGTCCCGTCTACTGCTGCGGGCCCTTGGCTTCGAACTCGTCGGCGAGCTCGCGGTGCCCGGCCAGGCGCAGCCGGTTCACCACGCGAGCGTGGGACTGCAAGCGACGGATCGTCTCGGCGTCGAACTCCCGGCGCTCCCGGCGCCGCGCCTTGTCGCGAGCCCGCTGCGCGCGGACCTCAGGGTGCAGTCGGTCGACGGTCACCGCGCCGATCAGGATCACAGCCAGGCCGATAACGACAACCAACGCGGTCACGAGACTCCGTTCCAGGACATGTAGACCCGCTGTGCGGGTGGGTCGGTCAGGTAGCGAGCGCCGGCGCGGATGCGCTCCGGGTCGTCGCGCATGCGAAACCCGAGAAACTGGTTGCACACGGAGTCCAGTAAGCCCCTGACGCACTTCCCGCACGACGTCGAGTCGGGACAGCAAGCGTGGTCGTGGTCGACGGCGAGCTTCTTTGATCCACCGTCCGAGAGGCCGCACCACGCGCACCGTCCGCCCTGGGCCTCGTAGAGCGCGTCGTACATACCCGCAGGCAGGCCGTAGGTCCTGCCGACGTAACGCTGATGCGCGGCGGCCTTGACCGTCTTGCGTCGCTCTCGGTGGCACGTAGCGCACCGCGGACCCGGCGCTGAAAGCTTGCGGGTCGTCGACCCACAGTCCTTACAGGGCTTCATCGCCCGGCCTCCAGCTCGTCGCGGAGAGCAGCGACGGCAAGCGCAGCGATGTCTTCCATCTCCGGAGCGTCGAGCTCTCGCCGCAACCCACCGAGAACACCCCTGCGGATCACTTTCTGGTCGCTCAGCGCGGCGTATACCTTCCCTCGCGCCCGAGTCATCTGTTCGTCGTTCACGACTGCTCCTCTGCAATCCGGGTGACCTCGGCGATCGCCTCAGCGACGGCGGCGCTGGTGACGCGCTGTGGCACGACGATCAACTCCGGGCTGTGGTCGACGCGGATCGCGCAGACGTTGTGACCGTCGTCGGAGATGCCGAGCACGATCCGGTGCGACGAGTAGCCGCTAGGCGAGGTGCCGGTCAGGATCATCGGTTCCCTGGTCATTGCTGCGCCTGCACCTGAGTCTCGATCCACTCCGCGTCCTCGAGCTCGTCCATCGACACCTCGTCCTCGGCCAGTCGGTCGATGCGCTCGGTCAGCACCACGGCCTCCCGATACACCTCGGCGGCGCCGGGGTGGCCGTTACCGATCGCCACGTCGATCATGTGGCGCCAGTAGTCGGGCGAATCCCCCCAGGCGGCGATCTCGGCCTCGGCCTGCGCGATCAGGACCCCTCGCGAAAAAACTGCTGTGCTCATGTCGAGAACTATACCCTAGGGCGTGATAGAGGGTCAACCCTGTCGAGGGGCCGGAATCTCCGCATGCCCCAGAACCGACACCAGGCCCGCCATCTGGTCGCGTACCCGGTCGAGAGTCTCCGCCCGGGCCGACCGGCCACCGTGGTGCTGACCCACCAGGTAGGCCAGCACCTTGTTCCGCTGCTCGATGTGCTTCTCCAGCCCGTCGGTGGTCCAGCCCCGCGGAATCCGGCGCCTCGTCGGTCGCGGCCGTGGGTCCCGGCCAACCATGAACCGGGTGCCGTGCTCACAGCGGGCGCAGCAGCGATGATCCTCGATCTGCCAGGTCTCGAAGCAGTTCCGCGCGGTGGTCGAGCAGCGCTCGCAGGCACTCAGAGCGTCGATCGGCGAGCACCGGTCGCTACCTGCCGGTGCCGGAGTGGTCACGCAGCGCAGTCTTCCAGGACGCACGGCTCGCAGGGCTCGTGAAGCCGGGCTAGAGCCACTTCTCGATGCACGTCGCCAACTCGTCGAAGCTCATGCCGTCGTCGTTGGCGTCGGCGATGTCGGGGTGCCCGAAGTGCCCACGCGAAGCCTGTTCGAGGTCGGCACCCATAGGAGAGCGCAGCCCGGCCCACGCCATCACCGCCTCCGGGAGCTGGCCGTACACCGAGCTCGCGCCGTCAGGGTAGCGGTAGGCGCCCCAGGAACGGTCCAACGTCGGCTCAGCGAGCACGCCAGCGGACACCGCGAGCTCGCTCAGCCGCCCCAGCGGGCAGAACAGCCCGCCCTCGGTGCGCAGGTACCCCGCGCCTTGGCGTTGACCGCCGTAGCGCAGATCGTCGACCCACGCACGCTTCACGTCGACGTCCATCACGCCATGTCCTTCCGCTCGTCGTTGAGGTGGTCGGCTTTCGGGACGTCGCGGCGCGGGTGTGGCCACCACGACAGCTGCGACCAGGCCACTGCGCCGTAGCCGTCCTGGCTCAACGGACGCTCCGGGGGCAGCTGCGGCAGCACCGCGATCCCAGTCAGGCCGTACTGCGCGGTGCGCCACGCAAGCTCACACGCCTCGGCGCAGTACCACGGCGAGTGCGAGCTGTCGGGGATCGGTTCGCCGCACTGCCCGCAGGTCTCGTCGGTCATGATCGCTCCTTCGGACAGGCGCAGGTCTTTGATCGGCAGTTGCGGTGCGAACCGGCTCGACAAGCGACGCACACCGACTCGTCGACCTCGCGGCCTTGGGAGGCCATGGCGCGAACGTCGATGCCGTCGTCGTCCATGCGCGGTCGGTAGCCACGGTGGTCGGTCACGACGCCTCCTCGAGCTCGGCCCGCAGCTGCGCGCGAACCCGCTGCACCGAGCGACGGTGCGCGCCGAGCGCCGCCGCGATCTGCGCGACACTGCGACCCTTCGCGGTCAGCCTGGCCACCTCGTCGCGGTCGACGGGCACCATCGGCGCTCGCCAGGGGGTGGGCGTGCTGGCGGGAGCCGCCTCCGGAACGTCGAGTGCCCGCTCATCCCAGGCCAGCGGTGGCAGCCACCCCTTGGCGCGGGAACGCTCGGCGGTCAACGCACTCGGGCCCGGGGTCATCGACAGCTCGTCGTAGAGCGCCGCGATCCGGGCCGCGGTACGCACATACACCGTGGGAATGCGCCCGGAGCGCATCCGCTCCACCGCCTGCTCGCTGCACCCGAGATGCTGCCCCAGGGCCTGGCACGGCCACCCCAGCACCGCCAGGGCCTGCAGCCGGCGCACCGTGCCGACGTTGTGGGTGAACGCGCTGGGGTGGGCGCCGGCGGCGCGCAGCTTGCGGATGCGGCGCCGGGCGGCCTTGGCGGCCTCGGACGTGCAGCCCATGCGCTCAGCGGACTCGGTGTCGTGACTGGGGGCCGGGCAGTCCGGGTCGTCGCAGGGACGGGGGATCACGCCGCACCCCACTGCTCGCTGCGGATGCGGTCCCGCTCGCGGGGCGTGAGCCCTCCCTGGATCATGAAGACGTCGTCGTGGGCCAAGGCCGCCTCGCGACACAACGCGAGGGCCGAGCACCCCCCGCACACCAGGCGGGCCTTGGCGATCTGGCGCTGATTCAGTGGGGTGCGCTCGTCGCCGTCGATCGAGAACAGCTCATGGTCATGGTCGCGGCAGGCCAGGTCCGGATGGGCACGCAGCCGGCGGTCCAGCTCGGTCGCCTCGAACTCCGAGACCCTCGGGGCGGTGCGTCGCAGTCCTGAGGAACGACGCACCTCGTCGCGGGCACGGTTGCGGGGACGCTCCCGGGCGTTGCGCAACGCCCGGTGCGCCATCCAACGGTCCCAGGACTCGCCCGGGCAGGTGCAGTGGTGCTCCCGGTGCGAACGGAAGCTGTGGTGGCGGGTGCCCTGGCAGTTCGGGTCGACGGTCAGGGTCTCAGCGGCGGTCACGAGGCACTCCGCAGGGCATAGATCCAGACACGCAGTGTCAGGATCACCGACAGGGCATTGGGGACGAAGCGGCGGCAGCGGCAGCCGTCGGCGTGACAGCGGGTGGGGTGGTCCGCGCGGGCGTGCCAGCAGCGGCATGCACCGGGCGGCGGGCCGCCATGGATGTGGGAACGCACGTGAAGCTCCTTCGTGTCGGGCGATGGGGGCCGGGTCAGGGCCTGTGGAACAAGCTAGTCAGCGGAGGGCGCTACCTCGATGGTGACCTCGACCTGCCAGGTGACGATCACGCTCCCCGCACGAATTAAAGGTGTGGCTGGCGATATATCGACGAGTTCGTACGCAAACCCGGAATCTCCGGCAAACTTGTTGGCCCGCTCGGCGATGGCACGATGAAGCTCAGTGATGTCGCGGCCGGTCACCTCGAATGTGGCTTTCACGTCAGACTCCTCGCGTGGTCGCCGGCGGCGGACTGGAACTGTTCGGTCAGCTCACCGGACTGGCGAGCCTCGGTCCAGAGCTCGCGCAGCGCCTCGAGGCTGGTGGTTTCCGGGATGCGCTCGATGCACGGCGGCTCGATGGTCGCGGCGACCATGGTCTTGGCCTTGCGCTGGGTGCGCACCGTCGCAGCGAGCTTCGCGAGCTCACGACCCTTGCGCAGGTCGATCCAGTACAGCTGCGCGGTGCCCTTGCCGACCGGAGCGTGCACGATCAGGCCCCAGTCGAGATTGACCGGCTCGGTTTCCAGTCGCGACTCGGTGGCCGCGTCGTAGCGGCGCCCATGGGAGTAGCAGCTCAGTTGGACCGACCAGCTGCAGTGGCCGTACTGGATGCCCTGGCCGGTCTTCTTGTCAGTTGTCAGGTATGTCCCTTTCGGGAGCACTGTTCCGTCGGGGGTCGTTGCCGGAGCCTTGAGCCGGAACAGATTGTCGTAGGTGCCGGCGACCTGGAGCTCGTCATCGACGACGAACACCTCGGAGCGGATGAACTCCAAGCCCTTGGTGGCCTCGCGGTAGGCAGCGATGTCGGCGCGATACTCCTCGGGGACGTACGGGTCGCGACCATGGTCGGTGGCGTCCATGAGCTCGTGCAGCGCGGTGCCCGAGGTGGCGGCGGCGCCGGCCTCGGCGGCGTCCATGGCTTGCTCGACGATGCCCGACATCGCGGTCTTGTCGGCGAAGTGGGCGTTGACCGCGAGGATCAGGTCCTTGCGCTTGGCCACGCCGACCGCGGTCAAGCGCATCTTCCAGGCGGTCAGCCCGGCCTCGTCGTCGAGGGCCTTGCCCAGCGTGGATGCCCGGGTGTAGGCAATGCGGTCGCCGCTGGGCTGCATCACCAGGGGCCTGGACCACCTGTCCCGACGAATCTTGGCGGGCGCCTGCTGGTCGTTGGCGAGGAAGTCTTCCACCGTGGTCATGGTCAGTTTCTCCTGGCAGAAAGTGGAGGGGGCGAGCTCAGAAGTCGATCAGTACGGATTCCATAGCGTGGTCACCGGCTCGACGAATGTCACGCCACTCGCTCTGCGAGACCCAGAGCTCGACGCCAGCTACGCGGAGGTACATCCAGCCACTAGTCGGCTCGAAGCTCACCGCCACCTCATTGCCGTGCTGGTCGTAGGTCTGAGCGGTCTGCGTTGTGGTCATGTCAGTATCCTAGCGCGCTCTAGGTTATGAAGTCAAGAAGCTGGTTGCCTCCAGACGTGACGACAGTGGCGACATTCTCGGCGGTAGTGTGGAGCTGCCGGATCGGGGAAGGTAGCCCGGATGCCAGCGATGACAACGCGCTCAATGAGATGATGATCGAGCACCTTGCATTCTGGTCAGGCGCACCAGGTATCCGGGGCCCTCACGGCGTGCGGACCAACCACGAGTTGTCGCAACGCTCGCAACGCCGCGCGACGTAACCCGGGCGCGGAGCATCCGCGCACAGATGCTCCGCCAGGTGGCCCCGCGGGCAGTGCGTGAACGCCTCGAACTCGCCCCGGGCGACCAGCGGCTCGCGCAGAAACGCCCACTGCTCGACCGGCACGTTGGCGTCCTGGGCGCGCTTGATCGCCCAGATGCGCTCCTGGAACGCCGGGTCACGCAGGCCGAACGGCAGGATCATCGCCGGGGTGCTCACCGCTTCGCTCCCTTCCGGGTGTAGTTGCTCGAGGCCAGCGCCCCCACTAGCTCGTTCATCGCCACCGCGTCCACGTCATCGAGCCGCGCGGTCAGGGCCGCGCACCACGCCGCGTCCCGGGCCGTCCACTCGCCGGCCTTCGTGGCCTCGCGCCAGGCGTCCTCGAGCCCGGCGCGGGTGGTGGCGCGCACCGCGGCGACCATCCAGTCAGGCGTCACCGCTCGGCCTTCCTTCGCTGTCGGCGACGCTCGCCCCAGGCGCCCAACTCGTAGTTGACGAGCCCCGACAGGACGACCGCGATGAACCAGTACATGTCAGCGGTCATCGCCCGGCCTCCAGCTCGTCGATGCAGTGCAGGAACGCGTAGTCCCAGTCGGTTCCCGCATGCTGCTTGGACTTCTCTCGCAGGTAGGCGATCAGGACCGGGCGAGCGATGGCTGCGACACACTCGGGTCCGTGCACTCCGTGGTCCGGGGCAAGACAGCGATCCAGCATGCTCAGTGACTCGTCGGGGATGGGCAGATTCGTCATCACAGCTCCCCCACGACCGAGCGCCACGGCGCGGTCAGTGTCTCGAAGTGCTCGGCGCTGATCAGGTCACGCACCATCAACGCCCTGGCGGCGTCCCAGGCGGCGCCCCAGGCGACGTCCCAGGCGGCGTCCCAGGCGGCGTCCCAGGCGGCGTCCCAGGCGGCGTCCCAGGCGGCGCCCCTGGCGGCGCCCCAGGCGGCATAGAGGCGATGGGCCTCGTCCGCCGTGAGCCGCGAAGCTCGCTCGATCAGCGCAACGACGGCCTCGCCGTTGGGCCCGAACACCCGCCACGACTCGACCTCGTCGACGACCTCGGCGGCGATACAGCAACGCTTGTAGGGGTACCGGTCGCTGTCGATCACCTCGCCGATCGGCTTCACGCGAAGCAGCCGCGCAGGCCAGTTACGTCCGATCAACGTCTCGGCGGGTTCGGTCGAGAGCGACAGGTACGTCCTCGGGTCGTCGCGGACCATCGCGGTACTGGTCGGGTGGACGACGGTGGTGCCGATCTCCCAACGAAGATCGCCCCGGGAGATCAGGTCGGGGTTCACGGCCTTGTAGAGCAGCTCGCTCATCACGAACACCACCTGGAGAAGTCGATGTCGCGTGTGGCCAAGGCCAATTGCGCGATCGCAGCCGCCTCGGTGGCGCCGTTCGCGCTCCCGGCGATCCACTCCAGTGCCCACTCGCGGAAATCGTCCTCCTCGATATGGGCCTGCTCGTCGTCATCAGCGATGTGCTCGACGCGGCCGAGCCAGTCCATCGCCTTGGCGTGCGCCTCGGGAAACTCCATCACGTGCTCCTTCGTTACTCATGCGCATAGCAGGGAGGGCCCCACCGGGCCGCACTGGTCGGTACGGCCCGGTGGGGAGGTCGATCAGAAGGGCGGGCTGTCCCCGTCGGCCTTGGCATCCCCGAGGAAGCTGGCCTGAGCGCTCTGGCCGGGCTCCGGCTTCTTGTACTTCGCGGTATAGAGCTTCGGAGCGAAGCCGCCGGTGCCCTTCTGGCCGTCCCCGGTGTACTTGATCCAGATAACGCCGCCGACCTCGAGAGTCTTGACGCCGGCCTCACGGACGGCCGCCCCGACGGCCTTCTGAGACTCTCCGCGCAGGTACAGCCTGCGAGTCAGGTCGTCATCGGCGCCGTCGCGCTCGGACTCGTCGACGCTACCGGTGCAGACGAGCTGCATCCGCGGCGAGCCGTCCTTCCAGTACTTGAGCTCGCCCGTTCCGAATTCTGTCTGTTGGGTCAGGGTCGGCTCTTCCGTGAGGGAGAGCGTGTGCGCATCGCCGGGGGTCGTGAACTTGAGCGACGGCGCGCCCGAGCCCCCTAGCAGGAAGCTCGACATGTCTGCAGTCATTGCTGTGTCCCTTCGTGCTGCGGTCCGGCCGCTCGGCCGGTGCGAGGAGAACGATACCACCACTAGGCACCAGAGACAAGCACTGCTACTCTCTAGGCCACACAAGATGCGACCGAGGGAGATGCGCAGTGACCAGTCCACCGACCGAAGCCCGGCCGCCGATGCGCGTGCACGAGCTCGCGGACCTCATGGGAGTCAGCAGGAACACCGTGCTCCGCGCGATCGAGCGAGAAGAGATCCGCGCGACCAAGCTCGGCCGCGCGTGGTTCATCCCCGCCAGCGAGGTTGCGCGACTGACCGGCGACGAGCGATGACCGTCGAGCTGACGCGGCCCACCCGCGAGGGCGGGCTGTTCCACTCCTGAGCCAGCGGGAGCAAGATGGCGTTCCCCGGTCGGCGCGAGCTCCCCTGACCCCGGAGCACGCGAGCAAGACCCCCAAGACATAAATGAGGCGGAGCACCCTGACCCGGTGCTCCGCCTCGGTGGCCAACCCATCGCCCTAACGAAGGAGTGCGGCTATGGCCGACAGTAGCCATGATGCCAGTGGGACACCTGTGACGTGTCCGAATCGTTATCATCCTGAACGTAACGTTCAGGGCTCGGCGTCGTTGACCTGGGCCGTCCGCTCGTGACCGGCCCCTATGCGCAAGCCGCCGGCGACTACTGGAACGCCGGCTGGCGAGGAGTCATCCCGCTACCGCCGGGCAAGAAGACCTGGCCCCCCACCGGCTACACCGGCTGGGACGGCATCTTCCCCTCGTTCCCCGACGTCATGGCCTGGGCCGAGGATCGCGGCGACGGCAACGTCGCGTTACACCTACCCGACGGCGTGCTCGGTATCGACGTCGACGATTACGGCAACAAGATCGGCGGCCAGACTCTCGAGCTGCGTGAGCGCGCCTGGGGGGAGTTGCCGCCGACCTGGCGCACCACCTCGCGCGATGACGGGGTGTCCGGCATTCGGCTCTACCGCGTGCCGGTGTCGAGCGGGGGCAACTCACTGCGTTGGCCCGGCAAGGTCGGCCCGGCGATCGAGACCGTGCACCGCGGACACCGGTATGCGGTGGTGCCGCCCTCGATCCACCCCGACACCGAACGGGCCTATCGATGGATCAACCCCGACGGCGCGGTGTCACTGACCCCGCCGCGGGCCGAAGACCTGCCCGAGCTGCCCTGGGCCTGGGTCGTCGGACTGACCGAAGGACGCGAGCACACCGCCTACACAGGGGCCGACATGTCCGACAAGGAGATCGAGGCGTGGCTCGCCGGCCACTACCTGGGTAGCGAGCCATGCTCGGCGATGGTGCGCGCGCGCGACGCGATGCGCGCCGAGATGATCGAAGGCGCCCACGAGTCGCTGTCCGGACTGATGAGCATCGTGGGACTGGCAGCGAGCGGGCACGAAGGGCTGCGCAGCGTGCTCAGTGAGCTGCGCGCCGAATTCCTGGCCGAGGTCAGCGACCGGCGCGACGGTGGGGGCGTGGCTGCCGACGAGTGGCGACGCAGCCTGTTCGGCGCGGTGGACAAGAAGGCCGCCGCCCAGTACGACGACGCCAAGGGCGACGGCGACCCGTGCGAGCTGCCGTACGCGCTGCTCGGAACCACGCAGGACCCGTGGGTAGATACGCCCACGACCCAGGTGCCCTGGGAGGGCATCGACGCCCCAGCCGGCGATGAGCCCTCCGATGACACTCCGGCACCCGAACCGCGCGAGCTCACCGACGAGGAGCGGGCCGAGCTCGCAGCCGCGCGCGAGGCCAAGGAGGTCGAGCGCGAGTACCACTCGTTGCGGATCAAGGAACAGGCCCGCAAGCGGCTGGCGACCGAGAACGCGCCGCCACTGACCATCCTGGACATCGACCAGTTCCTCGCTCGACCCCGACCGGTATCGCTGGTCGAAGGTCTGCTCTACCGCAACTCGCTGTCACGCATCTTCGGAGCTCCGGGATGCGGCAAGTCGTTCGTGTCCATCGATCTGGCGCTTCGCATGGCGCTGGGGTGGGAGTGGAACGGCTCGGCGATGGAGCGCGGCAAGGTCGCTTACATCATGGCCGAAGGTGAGGCGGTCAACACTGAGCGCGCCCAGGCGTGGATGGACCGCCACCAGGTCAAGGCCGACGAGCTGCGCGGGTGGTTCCGCGCGGTGCCCCACAAGGTGCTGTTGCTCGAGGAGGCGTTGCGGCCGTTCATCGACGCCGTGGTCGACGAGGGTGTCGACCTGGTCATCCTCGACACCAAGAACCGCATGATGGTCGGCAACGAGAACGACGCCGAGGACAACGGCTCCATGCTGCGCGCGCTCGACACCATCCGCGAGGCCACCGGCTGCTGCGTGCTGCTCGTCGACCACACCGGACTGTCCGCTCCGGACCGGGCCCGCGGTGGCAACTCCACCGAGGGCGGCATGGACACCGAGGCGCTCGTCGAGAACGACAAGCAGTCCCCGCCCAAGGTCACCGTGCGCGTCACCCGCGACAAGGCGCGCGAGGCGGGACAGACATGGGAGTTCTTCCTCCGCCACCACCCGCTGGCCGACGGAACCGACGCCGCGGTGCTGCTTCCGATGGGCGACGACGTCGACCTGCCCGCGCCGAGAGAACTGCCGGGCGATGTCGAGCGCAGATGGATGACCGCTGAGCTTCCGATGCCCGGGGCCGTCGATGACTACGACGGACCAGGCAAGGCCGCGGTGCCCGACCTGGCCAAGTTCATGGCTCACGACGCTGGGCTTGCCGACCCGGATGGCATCGGGGTCTCGCGGGTGCAGGCCAGCTCGGCGCTGTCGGTCACTCGGCTCGGAAAGGGTCGCGGACACTCCGAGCCCGCGGTTCGTCGAGCTTGGTCGGCGCTTCGAGCGATGGGCTATCTCGCGCCTGCGGACGGGAAAGACGGCTCCGACGGGAAGGTCGAGAACACCACCGGACGGCACGTCTGGACGGCGCGGAACGATCTCCGATGAAGATCCACAACTGTGTCCGATTCGTCCTGTCAGCAAGGGGTGTCAGCAAGGGGTGCTGACACCCTTGCTGACAGGTGGTTCTGACAGGTGCTGACAGGTAGCTGACACCCCTACTGAGCTGGGCTGACAGGTGCTGACAGGTGCTGACAGGTAACCCCTGCCCTTTGCTGACAGGTTGAGTGAGGGGGTCTCGTAGAGCCCCCTCACCTGTCAGGGCCGTCAGGTGTCAGACGGAAGACCCTCGAAAACAAGATCAACGAAGGAGGCTTTGATGGACGAGAAGCGACCCGTGATGGCACTCGGACTCTCCGATGGTCGGTGCCCAGTGGGGGAGGTCGTCGAGCGCTCCGATGGCGTGGTGACCCTGGCGTTGTATTCGTGGCTGTCGGGACATTTCGGCGTCGGGGAGCTGACGGTCCGCGAGCGGGATGTCGTTGAGACGGTGACCGCGAGGGAGTTGGGGGACGACGAGAAGGTCGCCGAGGGGTACGGGGCTTTCCAGCTCGTCTGGGCGATGGACCCGTTAGCGGCATTCCAGACGGCGTGGAAGCAAGCCCTCGGCGAAGGGCTCTCCGATGAGCGATGACGACCCCGAGATCGTCGACATCTCGGCGGAGCTGCTGCGGCGCCAGGAGGAAGCCGAGGAAGCGGCTCCGATGCGGCAGGTCCGATCGCAGCCGATGCCGACGTGCGAGGGATGCTCGCCGCGGTGTGAGCGACTGCCGGCGCTCGGGCTCCACGTCTGCGCTCGGGTGCGCTCGGCGGAGATCGCCGCGTACCCGCCGCGGGATCGGCGCTCCGATGGCGCGGGCTGGTCGGCGCCGAGGGCGTGGGACAAGCCGGTGGCCAAGCGGTGGCGCTCGAAAGGTGCTCCGAAGACGCCGGGACGGGAAGCGGTCTCCGATGAGGTTCCCGCCGGTGCCCGCAGGATCGCCACACTGGCCTCTCAGGCGGGCTGGGAGACGCTGGTGACCTATTCCGAGGGTCCTGAGCCCGAGGATGGTCCTGCGACCGCCACAGCGGTCGTCAGGGCGGCTAAGCCCTCCGATGGCGTGTGGGCCTGTGCGGTCTACCGGCGCCCAGGGGCCAAGTGGGCGCTGAGCGGGTGCCTGCTCGCTGATCGCTCCGATGGCTTGCGCTCGGTGAAGGCTGGCGAGCTCAAGAGCCACCTCGGCGAAACGCTGTCCGATGAGGAGCACGGCAACGGCTGCCCTGCGGTATCGCCTCCGATGCCGACGTGACCAGCTTTGCGCTGAACGCTCTAGAGCGTTAGAGTGGAGTCAACAGGACCTGAGGAGGGCTGGAACATGTCGCGGATCGTGGACCCGGACAAGGTGTGGGGCGAGAAGTCGCTGCGTGGCCCGCTCAACGACTGGCGGGCCTACTGCGACGGGCAGGCCCACGAGCTCAAGCGCGGCGTCGACCTGGACGGGTCGGTGTCGGTGTCGTCGAAGCGGTCGAGCTTCCGGCAGTGGTCGAAGCGGGCGGGGCTGGACACCGCGAAGGTGCACACCGCGGTTCCGGACGACGACACCTTGGTGATCATGGTCGAGGCTCGGACCCTGATGGACCTGGGCTGGCCGGTCGATGAGGAAGCGGCCAAGAAGGCAGGCGAGGCGAGGGCTCGTGAAGTGCTGGCGGCGAGGTCGTCGAGCGAGCACGCCCGGACCGCACGGCGTGGGTACACGTGAGGGGGATCGGCCGGAGGCTGAGCCTCTCGCTTGCCGATAGCCATACTCTAGCGCATGCAACTCGAGGGGGCAAGGGGTTCGGCCGGCGGGTTCTCGAGAGCCTGAGACGGCCTGAGAGGCTCGCGGAGGTGCTCCCCGGTGTCCTGACCCTCGGGACGCGAGAAAGTCGCTCAGATTCGGCAGGCGCGGGCAAAGTGGAGGTGTCAGGGACGTGAGCATCACCTGCAACGGGTGTGAGACGGGCTGGACGGCGCTGGGAGCGGCCCACTGCTCGAGCTGTCACCGGACCTTCGCGTCGGTGGGGCTGTTCGACGCGCACCGGGTGGCCGCCGGGGAGCACGGGCGCTGCCTCGAGCCCGCCGAGATCGTCAAGCAGTCGGGGGCGCATGCCGGCGAGCGGGTGATGTTCTTCCGTGACGAGATGTGGCGCGGGCCGGAGATGGACGAGGCAGCCAAGGCCAAGGCGTTCGGCGGGGCCCGTAGAGGCGCCGCAGCGCTTCGCTGACGGCCGCACGGCGCCCGGTGGCCCTGGGAGACCCGGGAACGCCGAACGGCCCGTCAGCGCTTCGCTGACGGGCCGTTGCGGGGTGGGTGTGCCTGCTCGCGTCGCGCACGCACGCACGAGGGGGAAGCTTGACGAGTCAACCGGCGAGGCCGGGGAGGATCGCGCAGAGCCAGTCGGCGGCCAGGCCGAGCCCGAGGCCGAGCAGCGGCCAGACCAGCGCGCGGCGGCTCATCGCCGGTTCGAGACGGCGGCCTGGCGGTGCTTGGCGGCTTGGTCGGCCGCGTCGTTGAGCTCGGCCACGGTGGTGCCGGCGCGGCGGGCGGCGATGTGGTCGTAGACGCCGCCGAAGATCACGGCGAGCACCTTGCCGAGCACGACCAGGCCGAGGAAGACGATCTTGAGCATCCACCAGAGCATCCAGATCGGGGCGGCCATGGTGAGCACGGCCAGCTGGGCGAGGGCGGAGCGGCGGACTACGTTGATCTGCATATCCCATACTCTAGAGCATCGTTGGGGGGAACGCAAGAGAGCCCCCGCACCGAAGTGCGGGGGCCTGGCTGGGAAGTCCTCGTCGTAGTCGTAGCGCATCACCGCGAGGCACTCGCCGAGCGCGAACGCCCAGCCCATCGCGGACCCCCACGGGTCGCCATCGTCGAGCGTGAGGCGCAGCTCGGCGCGCAGGACGTTGCTGGTGACGGTGTACTGGTCGGTGCTCATGCTCTAGAGCATACACGGTGGGGCCGGGAACGCAAGAGGGCCCCCGCAAGGTTGTCTTGCTTCACGCAAGGTCGTCTTGCTCGAGCGAGGTTGTCTTGCTTCACGCAAGGTTGTCTTGCTCGAGCGAGGTTGTCTTGCTTCACGCAAGGTTGTCTTGTCCGCAGACAGCAGAAGGGCCCCGCAGCGATGCTGCGGGGCCCTTCTCGCCTTGCGCGGGGTCAGTCGTCGATGCCGCTCCAGTCCCACTCTGCCGGAGCGGCGGACTCGGCGCCCCAGTCCTCGTCCTCGTCGTCCGGGGCCGCCTGCAGGGCGCTCAGCGCGTAGCCCCGGGCCTGCTTGCCGTCGACGTAGCCGCGGCTCGCCTCGATGCCGAAGGTGCCCAGCGTGGTCGCCAGGTCCATCGCCGCCGCCCGCGGGGTCGACCACTCCTCGGTCCACCACGACCCTTCAGCGGTCAGCAGGCGCCGCAAGAGCTCGGAGGTGGACAGGAAGTCCTCGTCGTCGCCGAAAGCGTCCGCAGCGGCCTTGAGGAGGTCCTCGGCCGGCGAGAGGACCGGCGTCTCGTCGGGACCCCAGTCGCCCAGGGTCAATGCCTTGGCGGCAGCCTCGATGCGGTCGAGCCAGTCGCCACCGACGTGGGCTGCGAGCTGGAACAGCGGGTTCCAGACCTCGGCGTCGCGGTTGTCGATGCCCAGCGCGTCGAGCAGCGGCTCGACGTCGAGGCACGTGATCCGCTTGCCGAAGTGCTGCCCCCAACGGGCCAGGCGGGCCGCGATGCTGCGCAGGTGGCCTTCGTGGCGGTCGGAGCGGTACTTGGCGAGTTCGGTACCGACAGGCTTGCGCTCGAGCAGCACGGCGATCGAACGGGTGCGCAGCGTCTCGAATGCGTCGGCGGTCATGAACCGGTTGGCATTCTTGCCGGCGAGCACCATGGGCGCGTGGATGTTGCGCTTCTCGGTCTCGTCGTTGCGCTCGCGGTCGACGGTGGTGCCGCGCTTGTAGCCGCCGTTGATAACTGCGCGGTGGCCGGACTTCGACCCGCCGCGGTTGCCGAAGAACAGATCGATCTCGTCCAGCCCGACGGTGGCGTGGTCGTTGTGGATCTTTGAGATCAGGCCGGGTTCGGTGGGCTCGATGACGACCTCGCCGTTGAAGCACATCAGCGTGGTGAGTTCCATGGCCATGGTCTTGCCGCAGCCCGCCTGCTTGGACCCGTAGTAGAGCCGGGGCGTGGTGCGGGGCAGGAAGTGGCCTTCGGTGCTGCGCAGGTGGGTGTGGGCCACCCACAGCGTCGCCACGGTGAAGGCGTGCTCGGAGGGCATCGCCATGAACTTGCGGAACACGCCCTCAACCTCGTTGAGCAGCTGCTGTTCCTTGGTCACCTTCGGCCTGGTCGGCTCGAGGAGCTCGGCGGGGACCTCGGCGTGGATGGTGGGGTAATCGGTGATCATGGGGCAGGACTCCTAGCGGGTCGGTCTGGCGGGGAACGCAGCGCCCAGGCGAGCTGGGCGCCGCACGACGTCAGGAGGTGGTGAGCGTCCACACGACGTGGTCCCGGGCGACAGCGCGCCGTTCGGTCCAGTAGAGGAAGCTGGCAAGCTCAAGCGCGTCGTCGTGCTGCCCGCGGCGGTGCAGGTCGGTCACTGCCGCCCATGTGCCGCTGTCACCCGCGTACCAGCGCACCGGGGCGGCAGCGGCGTCCCGCCGGTCGTTGACGCGGTTGCGCAGTGCCGCGGCGGCGGCGGCGCCAATTGCGGGCGAGTCGACGACGGGGACCTCGGTCTGGGTGCAGTCATGCGCGACGTCGTGGCGGGTGAGGCTGTAGCGGATGTCAGTGGTCTGCATGTCGAGCTCCTTCGGTCGGGTCTGGCGGGGAACGCGGCGCCCAGGCGAGCTGGGCGCCACGCACGACGTCAGGAGGCGGTGTGGACGAGCGAGTAGGCGGGGGCGGAGTCCTTGGCGCCGTCGTCGGTGGTCCACTCGATCCAGGTGCCGCCGTGCAGGCCGTAGGCGGTGTACATCTCGACGCGGGTGACGGTCTGGCCGGTGGCGAGGACGTGGCCGACGAGGAGGCCGGCGGCCTTGACGCTGTGCTGGTCTGTGCTCATGGGGACCACTCTACATGCCCTAGAGCAAAGCACAAGAGGGCCCGGCCTCGAATCACGAGGCCGGGCCCTGCTCGTCAACGCTGAGTTGACAACGTGAACGACTACCCGCTTGAACTCCTGACAGGAAGTGTCAGCTTCTACTCGAGCACCGCAAGATCGAAGCTTGCCCGCGTGATCCAGCAGCGCGCTGACCAGCCACTTTCCAGGATTTCGTGATCACCGCTCTCCCAGTCGATGCCCTCGCCGCAGGCCGGGCAGTGATCATCCCGGCGCTCCCGCTCGAGCTCGATGAGGCTCATGCTGGGCTCACGTGGGCGGTGAGCTGCTCGCCGGATTCGGCGATCCATTGGCGGGTGTAGATGTCGCCCTGGCGGGTCGGGCGTCCACCGTGGCAGTAGACCTCACGCTCGCGCGCCCACGCGCGGACGAGGGCCTCGCTGGCCTTGATCGTGGAGTTGAACGCGTACTTGGTGTCGGCGGCGAGCACCTGGCCGGTCTCGTCGAGCAGGGCGGCGGTGAAGGTCTTGCGGGGCATGGGAGCTCCTTCGCGGTTGACGGCGATCGAGAGGGGCATGTCCGCGAGGCTCATGCGGACACCAGCGGGTGGCAGACCGCGACGTAGACGCTGTGCGGGGCGATGACAGCCTCACGCCCGTCGGTGGGATCGCCGGTCCACCCCAGCGCCAGCAGGTCGGTTACGCACTGTGAGGGCGCCTCGGCGTCCACCGCGACGTAGTAGCCCGCGGGCATACCCCCCGGCGCCGGCACCGCCTCGGCCGCGGGTGCCTGGGTGACGCGCGGCTGCGAGCTCGGCGCGCTCGTCGCCGGGTGCGGCGCCGCTTGGACGATCATGGGGAGGTGGGGGGCCAGCGCGATGATGATGACGGCGAGCCCGGAGAGGATGACTGTTCGCATGGAAGCCACTCTACGCCGCTCTAGGGCAGAGGGCAAGAAAGGAGCTCGAGGCAATTCTTTCCGTGTGCTCTGCGCGCGTACACGTACCCGCATGCGTGGCCGCCGGCAAACCGCCCGGGGTTTCGCGCCCTTTTTTAAAGCAAGGCGCCTGGGTGGTCGGCCTTCCCCCTCACCAATTCTCACCCTCTTCGCACTCACAATTCATGCTCTAGGTCATGCGTCGAGTCGCTAGCGTCAGCCCGCCCGGCGCGACGAGCCCCGCGGCCAGGACGGTAACGTCGAGCAGGGTCACTCGGCTCGACGTCAAGAGGTCGAACGCCGTGGCCAGCAGGCACAGCAGCATCACGAAGGTGAAGATCAGCCACGCCGTCAGGTTGCGGCGGTCGTCGTTCACGCCCCCTCGCCCAGCCGCGTGTCCAGCCAGGCGGCGAACTCCTCGGCCGCCCGGTCGTCGAGGAACCGCGCGATCTGGTGCATGCCGTCGTCGGTGTGCATCACCAGGTACGACGCCTTCCGGTCAGGCAGCGCCATGATGCGCACCTCGGTGGTATCGGTGGCGTCGCCCCACGACCACTCAGCCCGCCGGCTCATGCTCCGGTCTCCAGCGAGTTGTAGTAGTCGACGACGTCGAGGTGGCGCAGGTGGTCGTGGCCGATGTGCCAGCGGGTGTCGTCGTCGGGGCAGCGGTAGACCGACAGCGGCATCTCGTTGGGGTCCGCGCGGCGCAGCCGCTTGCGCTCGTCCTTGGCGTGGCTGCGCTCGAAGTAGGCCTTCTTGTCGCAGCCGAGGCAGTGGCTGACCAGCTTGCGGGTGGGCAGGGCCTGCGAGAAGTTCCGCTTGGCGGGCTTGCGGTTCGGGGTGCTCATGTAGAGGACTCTAGCGCATATCCCTCGCCCGCACAACCCCGGCACAGAGCCGGCGGCGCGGCCTATCATCCCGGGCATGGCGAAGGGAAAGCCCGCGCACGACCCGGTCGACGTGGCGAAGCGTGCTGGGCGCGTGGTCGAGCTGCGTCGTCAGCGGTTGGGCTGGAAGCAGATCGCCGAGACGCTCGGCTGCTCGGTCGGTACCGCGTGGAACGACTACCAGCGCATGATCGCCGAGGCGCCGGCCCAGCACGTCGATGAGCATCGGGCCGAGGAGCTGATGCTCATCGACGACGCCATCGCCGACCTGATGGGCATCGCCCGCGACGAGGCCCACGTCTCCGCGCGCAGCCGCATCGAGGCGTGGAGCTCGATCCGCGGCTGGGCCGAGCGCAAGGCCAAGCTGCTCGGGCTGGACGCGCCGACCCAGGTGGTCACCATCGACAAGGTCGACCAGGAGATCGCTGCGCTGCAGCGTGAGCTCGCCGCGATGGACCAGGTCGCCCAGGCTGAGCAGGACGCGCAGGACGCCGAGAAGGCCGACGCCGAAGCGGTCGAGTAAGCGGTGACCGAGCCCGAGAACGCCAGCCTGCGCGCGCGTCGGCTGCACAAGCTCGAGCAGCTCCAGGAGCTGCGCAAGCAACGGGATGCCCTGGTCGCCGCGGACCCCGGTGGCGCGCGGAAGATGTTCTTGGCGCAGCACCCGACGCCGTTGGACTTCGCGGAGCGGTTCGACCTGCGCACCAAGCGCACCCCGGCCCTCGAGTTGGTCTCGCGCCGCATGAAGGAGGCGGCCACTTCCTACGACGGTCGCCTGGTGGTCTCGGTGCCGCCGCAGGAGTTCAAGACCACTCAGCTGCGGTGGCTGATCACCTGGCTGCTCTGCGATGACCCGGACCGACGCATCGTCAACGTCAGCTTCGCGCAGAGCCTCGCGCGCCAGACCGGCCGCGAGGTCCGCAACATCCTCAAGACCCACCCCGAGCTGTGCCTGCCGCTGGACCAGAGCCACCGTGACGCCACCGACTGGGGCATCGAAGGTCGCCGAGGCGGGCTGTACTCGGTGGGCCTTGGCGGTGCGCTGACCGGCCGCCCAGCTGACATCATGCTTGTGGATGACCCCCTCAAAGGCCGGGAGCAGGCCGACTCGGACACCGTCCGCGAGGCGATGCACGAGTGGTGGACCTCAGTCGCCCGTACTCGTCTCGCTCCGGGTGCGCCGGCGCTGGTCATCCAGACCCGCTGGCACGAAGACGATCTTGCTGGGCGGATGATCGAGCAGGGCTGGCCGCTGATCAACATCCCGGCTCTTTCCGACGGTGAGACCGAGGACGCGCTGGACCGGGAGTCCGGTGAGTGGTTGATCTCCACTCGTGGTCGCACGCGCCTGGACTGGGAGAAGGTCCGCGCGGACGTCGGGGAGCGGGACTTCGCGGCGTTGTACCAGGGGCGTCCCGCCCCGCTCGAGGGCGGCATCTTCCAGCACGCGTGGTTCGCCACCCACCGGCTCACGCAGCGGCCACACTTCGTGCTGACTGTGGTCGGGGTCGACCCCGCCGACACCGGCCGCGGTGACGCGGCGGGCATCTTGGTCGCCGGCCTGACCCGCGACGGGAAGATCGTGTTCACCGACGACCTGTCGGCGCAGCTTTCCCAGGCGCAGTGGGCGCGTAAGGCGTGCCTCGCTTGGATCACCCACGGCGCCACCCGCATCGTGCAGGAGCACAACCTCGGGATGCGCACTTCCATCCCGGACGCCTGGGCGCTGCTCTACCGCCAGGCCCAGGCCCTCGCTGATGTGCCCGAGGACAAGCTGGAGAACGGCGACGATTCCCGCCCGCACTTCGCCATCGACGAGCTCCGTGCCCGCGGTGACGACCAGGCCGCTGAGCTGGTGGCGCTGCGCCAGGTGCTCAAGGTGTTCCGCGCGGTCCTCGACGCCGGACCCACTGGGCCGCGGGTCGTGTCGATCACTCCGCGGCAGTCGAAGCGGGTTCGCGCGGAGTCGGTGGCCGGGGCGTTCGAGACCGGCCGGGCGTGCCTGCTCGGCCAGCTCGATCGCCTGGAGTACGAGTGTTGCCAGTGGTTGGAAGGCCAGAAGAGCCCGAACCGGATCGACGTGCTGTCGATGCTGACCACGCATCTGGAGTCGGCGCGCGGCACCGCGCGTATCTCCCGGGTCACCGACGTCGGTGGCGCAGTCATCCCGATCAACACGGCGAAGAGCCGCCAGGGCGCCACTGCCACGACCGGCACCGGTGGGATCACGCCGATGGGCATGCAGCGGGCGATGCGGCACAACTCTCGCTCGCCCCACGAACGCGACGCCTGAGCGTCCCGGAGTATGTGAACGAGACCAACCCGTTACTCTGCGCTGTGATCCACGACGAAAGGCTCACTCGCTGATGGGTGCTCAGGGTTCGCGGCCGGGTGCACGACACGTGGAGTTGCAACTGCAACGCCTCGACGACGGCCGGTTGCGTGTCTCCACTCCGCAGGCCCGCGGTCACGCGGTCATCGCGAAAGGTCCCGACCAGCTGTGGCACGCGGTGTCCGCGGCGTTCCGTGAGGCCACCATCGCCGGCTACGCCCGCTGGCACGGGGTGTCCTACGACCTGGATGCGCTGACCGACCCCACCGACCCCACCGAGCCGCGCCGTCGCCGTCCCCACACTCGCCGCGAGGTCAGCGGCGACCCCGGGGAGGTGTCCTATGGCGGTGGCGCGGTGGTGCGTCCCGATCAGATCCATCCGGCGGAGTGGACACCGAACCCCGACGGGTCGTGGACCTCGCCGCGGGGCCGGGTGTTCCGCGACCCCCGCAAGATCGCGTCGCTGCTGATCCGCCGTGGCCGGATGGGCTTGGCGACCAGCTACGCCGAGTACTGCGACTCGGCGGGTGAGGCGTCGTGAACGTCACCCCGAGTGTCGACGTCATCCCGCTGGACGATCTGCGCACCCATGAGGTGCCGCGCGGCTACGACGATGACCGCAACACCACTGGCTGGTTGACGTTGCAGCGTCCCGGCCCGCATCGCTACCACGAGTGCTGGTGCGTACCCACCCTCGAGCCGCGTATCGAGCCCGACGGACAGTTGAGCACCATCTACATACACAACGCCATGGATCGACGTGAGGTGCACGAGTGACTGTCATCGTCGCTGACCGGTTCCCGGTCAAGCTGCTCGGCCCTGACGGCGCGGTGACCCACGCCAAGGCCAAGGTGGTGCTCACCAAGCCCGACGAGCAGGGGACGGGGCGGCTGCTGGCCTGGACCAGCCCCGATCACCCGGTTTACGACGTGCCGTTCGAGCGCGACGCCTCGACGATCGGCAACAAGGGCACCGACTGGTGGTTCGACACGTCGATCGGTCGTATCGGCGTGCGCTCGGCCGGTGGTTGCGGCTGCGGGGACCGGCTCAAGGGCTGGCACCCGCCGGAGCTCACTCCGTACCAGCTGGGGAGGCTGTGATGAGTGTCGGCGCCGTGATCCTGGGCTCGGTGATCGTCCTGGGTGCGCTGCTCGCACTGGGCCTGATCCTCAACACGATCCGCGACGTCAAGGTCGCCAAGTTGACCGGGCTCGATCCTCGCTCGGACCGCGAAGCTGCCCGTGAGGTCGCCGAGCAGCTGCGCAAGGAGCGTGGGCAGTGAGCGAGGACTACGCCGACATCGAGTACGCCGACGGCTACACACCTTGCCCGTGGTGCGACGAGCGCCCGAGCGTCGGTGAGCCGTGGAACCGGGTGCACGTCGGGACCGCCCGCTGGGACCGGGCGTGCTTCGACTGCGCGATGCGCCACGACAACGGCTTTCAGGCGCCGAAGCAGGGGGAGGCTTACGGTGAGTGACGCGGTGATGGTGCCGGTGGACTCGATGCTCGCGGCGCTGGGCCGCTGCCCGAGCTGCAAGCAGCCGTTCGAGAACGACGAGTACTACTTCGAGCTCGGCCTGGGCACGGCGGAGTCTCCGGCGCTGGCCGTCTGCCTCGGGTGCTCGGCCCAGCTTCTCTGCGTCGAACGGTAGTCACGCGCCTACCCTCGGCTCATGGCGACGAAGAGGCGCACGAAGATCAAAATTAACCCGGCGAACAAGGGCAAGCTGCGCAAGGCCGCCGGCGTGAAGAAGGGCCAGAAGGTCCCCGCGTCGAAGCTGGCCAAGCTCAAGAAGTCGAAGGACCCCAAGACGCGTGCGAGGGCGACGTTCGCTGCGAACGCCCGGAAGTGGGCCAAGAAGCGCAAGAAGTCCTGATGGTGCGTCGTCGGGGTACCTACCACGGGTACAAGTCCAAGAAGCAGTGGCGCTGGGCGTTCGCGTCGGGGAAGCCCTGGGCTCGAGAGAAGGCTCACCGCACAGCTGGCGGGAAGATCGTGCGCTACCGCAGGCTCCCCGCCTCGAAACACTCGGGTCGCAAGGGTCGCTGAGCCCACGCAACCCGACGATCAGCCTGTCGCGGGCACCTACCGTGCGAAGCTATGGCGCGCCGTGGAGGGTGGACACGTGACCCGTGGACCGTTGCGGTCGCCGCCCTCGCCTCCTATCGGCTGACACGGCTGGCTACCACCGACGACTTCCCCCCCGCGGTCCGGGCCCGTGACGCGCTGGCGAAGCGCACCCCCGCCGGCTACGACATGCTGTGGTCCTGCCCCTGGTGCCTGGGAGCATGGATCGCCGCCGGGGTCACCGCCGCTGCTGAGCTCGCCGGGCGTCGCAAGCGCCGTGACCTGTTTCTCCTCGCCGCGATGCCGTGGGCGATCTCCGCGGTCACCGGCCTGCTCGCCGACCGTGAGGTTTCCTGACCGTGGGGCTGCTGGAGAACTTCGCGAAGACTGTCACCCCGCCGCCGGCCGCTACGCCGCCGCGCAAGGCGCCGAAGGCCATGGTCGCCGCCGGGCAGCGCATCGACCTGCGCAAGCCCGAACCGGTCATCGCTCGGCGCAGCGGTTGGCAGGACTCCGCGTGGGTCTACCGCGACACCGTGCCCGAGCTGCAGTTCGTGGCCAGCTTCATCCGCTCCAGCCTGGGACGACTGCGCGTCTTTCCTGCTGAGCGTCAGCCCCGTGGGGTGCCGCCGCAGCCGCTGGAAGGTGCCCAGGACGCGTCGAAGGATTCGGCCGACAAGCCCACCAAGCCAGTCAGTCAGGTCAGCGCTGCGACCCGCGCCGCCGCGCTAACTGCGTCGAGTCGGCTCAACCTTGACCAGCAGGGTTCCACGCTGCTCGGGCGCCTCGGTGAGAACCTCGAGTTCGCCGGCGAGGCCTATCTGCTCGGCGAGGACGGCGAGGACGGCGAGGACTGGTCGATCAAGTCGGTCTCCGAGGTCACCATCGGCAACCAGATGGTGCGCCTCGTCGAACCCGGCGCCGGCCGCGGTGGCCGCGACCTGGATCCGTCGAGCTGTGAGCTGCTGCGGCTGTGGAACCCGCACCCGCGCTATCACCTGTGGCCGGACTCGCCGATCGCGGCGCTGCTCGAGACCTGCGAGGCGATGACGCTGCTCTCGCGGCGCGGCCGAGCTCACGACCGGTCCCGTATCTCCTCGGGTAAGGCGCTGTTCCTGCCTGACGAGCTCTCGCTGCACCGCGCAGGCCAGGCCCCGGCCACTTCGGACGCCGAGGGTGCCGACGAGGACGGTGACCCGTTCCTGACCGAGCTGGCCGCGTTCATGACCGAGCCGATCGCCGACGAGGCTGACCCGTCGGCGGTGGTGCCGCTGGTGATCCGCGGCCCGGCGATGATGAACGACACCCCGATGAAGGACGTCATCGGGACCATCGACCTGCACAACGAAGACCCGAAGGACCTCGACGCTCGTCGTGACAACCTGGTGGCGGTGTTGGCGCGCGGCATCGACCTGCCGCCCGAGGTGCTCACCGGTATCGGCGACACCAACCACTGGAACGGTGCGGTCATCTCCGCCGACACCGTGAAGTCCCACATCGAGCCCCGCGCCGAGCGGATGTGCGATGCGTTGACCGTTGCCTACCTGTGGCCGGCGCTCAAGGCCATGGGCGTCTCTCGCGAGGAGCGGGAGAAGCTGTGTTTCTGGTTCGACCCGTCCGAGCTGATGCAGGACCCGGATCGTGGTCAGGCCGCCAAGGACGCGCACCAGTCGATGGCTATCTCGGACGCGGCGCTGCGCCGCTCGCTGGGCTTCACTGAGGAAGACCGGCCCTCCCCGATGGAGAAGCTGTCCCGTGACCTGTCCGAGGGCCGTGCTTACCAGGCGTCGATTCCGGCGTTGATCGCGCTGTCCGGGCTGGACCTCTCCGAGCCGACGATCGCCAAGGTGATGAGCCTGGCGATGGCGGCGTTGGCTGGCAAGAACGCGCCGCCGACTCAGGACGCGGCTACGCCGCAGGACGCCGGCCAGACCGGTGGGCGCCCCACCGAGGTCAACAAGGCCGGTGACCGCACCCGCACGCTTCCGGCTGCTTCGCCGACACAGTCGGATTCTCCGCCGCCGCAGACCACGGTGCGCGCCTCGGCGGTGCGCGAGAAGGTCCACGCTCGCGCCTCAGCGCGGCTGGCCCGCATCGACGCCGACCTGACGGTCACGCTGCTCGCCCACGCCGACGCGACCATCGGCCGGGCGGTGGAGAAGGCGGCCAACCGGCTTCGCACCCAGTCGCAGAAGTCGGCGGTGACTGCGTCGCTGTTCCCCACCGGCACCGACCCTCGCGGTGTCCTCGCCCGCGGGGGTCGTGGATTGACCGCGTCCCTCGATGACGAGGCCGCTTTGGACGGCGCCCTGGACGACTTCGCCACCCAGTACGAACGCGACACTGCCTCGGCGGCCCGCGCGGTTGAGTCGACGGTGGCCTCGATGGTCGGGGCGGGCAAGGCCAAGGGCCTGGCTGACCGGCTGATCGCGCGGGCGCAGAACGCGTGGCACTGGCTCAAGGGCAAGCTCTCCGAGCGCATCCGGGCGGTGCTCTACGGCGAGACGTCTCCGCCGGTGGGCGAGTCGCACTCCGACTACGTGCCCGCGTCGCTGATCCGCGGTGCGGTGTCGAAGATGGGTGGCCTGCCCGAGGGCGCCGCTGGTGTTGCGGATGACGGGACGATGGTGCGGGGTCCGGGCGACCCGGTCTCGGCCGCGGCCGGTCCCGGTACCGGCATCGAGGTCGTGGATGTGATGCGCGGCGCCGACGCGGCGGTGCGTGGTTACCGCTGGAACTACCCGTCGAACCCGCGGCAGCACTTCGAGCCCCACCAGCGTCTCGACGACCTGGAGTTCACCTCGTGGACCGACCCGCGCCTCGATGCGGGCGCGGACGCCTCGTGGATCGGCCCCGCGTTCCATCCCGGCGATCACCACGGTTGCTTGTGCACCGTCGAGACCGTCTGGTCGACACCGACACCGGAACCCGCGGAGGCGGCCCGTGTATAGCTCCAGGCAGGCCCGCATCCAGTCGGGCGTCAACGGCGGCCGGTTCGCCTCCTACGGCGACCCGCACACGTCGAAGGCGTCGACCAAGCCCAGCCGCTCCGGCAAGGCCAAGGCCACCAAGAAGGCCCGCTCGGGGAAGCAGACCAAACGTCGTCAGCGCAGCGCCAAGCAGCTGACGGTCAGCCAGAAGGCGCGCGTCATGTCGCGTCATACGCGAGCAGCAAGCAGGGGCAAGGGCCGCCTGCGAGGGAGGCACCGCTGATGACCCCGCCTATCGACTGGTTCCGCGATCCGCAACTGAGCGGTCCTACCCCCGTCACTGTCGAGTCATCCGGCCGCGTGTATGGACATATCGCCACCTGGGACTCGACGCACATGGGGATGCCGGGCAAGAACGTGCGGCCACCGAGGTCACAGCACGATTACAGCTACTTCATGGTGGGCTCCACGCAGGCGCTCGACGGTGACGCGCCGGTTGACATCTCCGTCGGAAATCTGACGCTCGACACCGGGCACGCCTCGCTGACCAGCGACGCCACCCAGGCCGCGGCGCACTACGACGACACCGGCGCCCAGGTCGCCCAGGTGTGCGCCGGCGAGGACGCCCACGGCGTGTGGTTCGCCGGCGCCGTCGCCCCCGGCATCGACGACCTGCGCATGCACAAGCTGCGCGCCTCCGCAGTATCGGGCGACTGGCGGCCGGTGGGCGGGTCGCTCGAGCTGGTCGCGGCGCTGATGGTCAACACGCCCGGCTTCCCCATTCCCCGCGCCCGGGTGGCTTCGGCCGCCGAGCTCGCGCCGCTGGTCGCCGCCAACGTCGTCCCCAACCCCATCCAGGAGCCCCAGGAGGCCCCCGTGTCCAAGTTCTTCAAGGACGACTACGTCCAGATCACCGCATCCGGCCAGATCGCCAAGGTCGTAGAGGTCGCCGATGACGAGCACACCCGGTTCGTGGTGGAGGTCCCGGTCAGCGCCGACGAGATCACCGGCGCTACCGAGGACCAGGCCATCGCCGCGTCCGCGGCACGCACCGAGCGTCAGCGGCTGCAGGGCCTGGAGTCGCGCATCGAGCAGCTCACCGCGTCGCTCGAGGCCCGCGACCGCGCCGACGAGGCCGCCCGGCTGCTCGAGGGCATCGAGGTCTAGCCCCACGCAACTGGGACGCCCGGGCAACTCGGTTGCCTAGCGTCACCAGCAAGTGAACGACGAGCTGCCTAGTGGAGCGTCGTTCCCAGTCCGCCGAACATGGCGCCCAGCGCCGAGGCACCGGTACGACACAGGAAGGGGCCTCGGCCTCATGGGCAAGTACGACGAGGTCGTGAACCGCCTGACCGAGGTGGACGACGACACGCTGCACGCTACGCACTCGGAGGCGAAGGCTCGCATCGCCGAGCTCCGCCCGAAGATCGCCGACCGATCGCTGTCGAGCGACGAGCTCGGCGAGCTGGCTGGCCTCAAGGACGCGTTCACCTCGCTCAACGGTGAGGTCGGTGCTCGCGCCGAAAAGCGCGAGGCCGACTACGCCGCCGCCGACGAGCTGGCTTCGCTGACCGACGAGCCGCAGGAGCCCGAGACCGAGCCGGTCGCGGAGCAGGAGGAGCCCGAGGCGACCCCGGAGGCCGAAGAGAAGGCCGAGGAGCCGGTGTCCGAGTCTGAGCCCGAGCTGGTTGCCGCATCCGCCACCCCGAAGGCGCCGAAGATGGGCGAGGTCACCAAGGCCGCCCCGAAGGCGCCCGCAGGCAAGCCGGCTATGAGCATCACCGCCGCTGCCGATGTCCACGGCTTCTACGCCGGACAGCAGCTCGAAGTCTCCCAGATCGGCAAGGCGCTCCAGTCGCGGCTGCGTTCGGTCGCCAACTCCGGCCAGTCCGGCGACGGCGAGTCGGTTGTCGTTGCTTCGATCAACGCCAACGACGTCCCGGAGGACCGCGTCCTCAAGGCCGGCGACAGCGTCGAGGTCAACACCAACAAGATCCACCGGGTCACTTCGCAGCAGGCGATCACCGCCGCCGGCGGCCTCTGCGCGCCGCTCGCGATCGACTACAACTACGGCGTCTGGGGCACCCAGGGCCGCCCGATCCGCGACTCGCTCCCCGGCTTCCAGGTGGAGCGTGGCGGCATCCAGTTCCGCCGCGACCTCTCGCCGATGATCAACGCTGCCACCGACGGCCCCATGTCGGCGACCGGGTTCTGGTCGATGCAGAACGACGTCGACGCCGAGGACCCCGCCAACTACGAGGCGGGAGCGGCCACCCCCGGCCCGCTCAAGGCGCTGTGGGTTGTTGACTGCCCCCCGACCGAGACCGCCCAGGTCGAGACCATCACCTTCCAGGTCGAGTTCGCGAACATCTCTTCGCGCTTCGACCCGGAGACGCTGCAGGCCAACACCGAGGCAGCCCTGGTCTGGCACGACCGCATCTGCGAGAACCACCTGCTCGCGCAGCTGCAGGCCAAGTCGAAGGTTATGACCTCCGGGACGATCCTCGGCGCGACCCGCGACCTGCTGGTCACCTTCGACAAGGCCCAGACCTACTACCGGTCGGTGCACCGCCTGTCGAGCAACATGCCGCTGCGCGCGATCCTGCCGTTCTGGGCCAAGGCCATGATCCGCTCGGACCTCGCGCGGCAGTTCAACGACGACAGCTTCTCGTCGCTGAACGTCACCGACGCGCAGATCGACGGGTTCTTCGCCAGCCGCAACATCATTCCGGTGTGGCACCTCGACGGCAACCCGGCTGCCGACACCATGGGGACTTCGGGCTCCACGACCGATGACGTCCCCGCGCAGCAGTACCTGCAGCAGGCTGCAGGTACGGCCGTGCCGGACTACCCCACCAAGGTCGACATCCTGCTCCACCCCGAGGGGCACTTCCAGCACCTCGACGGCGGCGTTCTCGACCTGGGCATCGTCCGCGACGCCCAGCTCGTCCGCCGGAACCGCTACCGGCAGTTCTCGGAGTCCTTCGAGGGCATCGCTGCCCGCGGCGTCGAGGCACTGCGCCTGGTCGCTTCGGTCACGCCGAACGGCGCCATGTCCGGGACGATCAACCCGACCACGATTACGGCCTGAGGCGCTGACCGATGGAACTGATGCTGGGGCACGTCCCCGCGCCGAGGCCACAGCCGCGCACCAAGGGTGCGCTGCTGACCTCGGCGATGCCCGGCACCGCCGAGGGGGTGGACTGGCGCAAGGGGCTCATCCACTGGCCCGAGTCCTCCCCCTACTGGCGGGTGGTGCAGGACTGCACCGCAGACGACGTGGCAGCCGAGTACGGCGACGAGACCGAGTTCAGTCCCGTCGCCACCCGGCCGTTCGTCATCCAGACGGTCACCCACTGCCCGCGTGGGCCGATCTCGGTGATGCGCGACCGCGCGGAGCGCAACCTGCGTGCGATCACGTCCACCGCGCTGGCCCACGAACTGTGGACCGGCGAAGCGTCCGCGCTCGACCCGTGGAGCCTGCCCACCGGGCAGGTGACGCTGGCCAACCCCCGGCCCGACCTGGGGACCGCTGACGAGGGGCCTTACGTCAACCCCTATCTGACCGGGGCGGGATCGGCGCTGGCCACCGGGGCGACGACCATCGAGGAGGCCATCGGCCTGGTCGAGGCTGAGGTCGAAGACCGGATCGCCGGTGGCCCGGTTTACCTGCACATCCCCAGCGTTCATCTCATGTCGCTGCTGACGCTGCGCGACGAAGGTGACCTGATCCGCACCCCGCTGGGGTCGATCGTGGTCGCTGACGCCGGCTACCCGCCGGAGCTCAGTGACGACAGCGAGGAGATGACCGTCTACGGCACCGGCCCGGTGCAGTACTGGCTCGACGAGCCAGTGGTCTACGACAAGGACTCGTGGGTGGTCGACCACGAAACCAACCGTGTCGCCGTGTGGGCGGAACGCGCCGCCATGTTGATGTTCGACCCGCAGTCGCTCGTCGGCTGCACCGTCAGCGCTACCTGACCCATCCCGGAGGAACGAGAAAGAATGGCTACGTACAACAAGTCCGGGATGCTGCAGGCGGTCCTGGCCAAGTTCACCAGGATCGACAACTTCGGTGCCCCGATCGTCGGGCCGCAGAACATCTTCTGGTCCGACGCGATGATCTCGGTCTCGTTCACCGCGGCCTACAACAAGCAGGATGACGTCTCGATCGTCAACGGTGCCGGGCGCATCTGCACCACGTACTCGCCGCCGCAGACCATGCTCCGCATGGATATCGGGAACATCAACTTCTGCTACCCGGACCCCCAGGCCATCGAGTACCTCGCCGGCGGCGTCGTGTTCACCGACCCCGACGACGTCACCACCGACCCGGCGCCGATCGGTTACGCCTTCCCGCCAGTCGGCGTCGACCCCAAGCCGGGCGGCGTCGCGATGGAGCTGTGGTCCTCGCAGATTCAGCAGGGCTCCGTGGTCGGCTACTTCCACTGGCTCATGCCGAAGGTGTACCTGCAGTTCACCAAGGACCAGAACCTCGATGGCACTAACGCCTTCGACACCGGTCTCGAGGGCATCGCGCAGGAGAACTCGTTCTTCGGGGACGGGCCGAACGGTGACCTGTCGACCTTCCCGATCACGAGCCGCGTGTGCCAGTGGATTCAGGAGACCACGCTGCCCGACTACGAGTACGGCTACGCGGCCGTCACCACCGTCGGTCCCTGAGCCACTTGGTCGATGGCGGTTGGTGACGACAGAGGAGGTGTGGGGTGGCCCAGACAACGAGCATGATCAACGCTCCGTGGGCCACCCTCGCCGACCTGCCGGAATCGAAGCCAAGCCTGGACGACGACACTTGGACGGACCTACTGACCCAGGCCTCCGAGATGCTCTACCTCTGGTCGGGCAAGCAGTACAGCGGCAGCGCTGAGTCGACCGTCGTCCTCGAACATCCCCCCGGCGAGCGCCAGCCCGACGCATGGCCGTACTGGCACTACTGGGGGGACCCCTGGTTCTTCCAGGGCTGCTGGCGCGTCAGGGGGCGGGTGGTGGCCAAGCTCCCTGACGCGCCAGTCACTGCGGTCACTTCGGTGACCCGGGATGGTATTGACGTCCCCTACGTCGCCGAGCTCCCCTCGGGGATCGTCTACCGCGAAGACGGCCACCCGTGGCACACCGGCACCACCATCGTCTACAACCACGGCATCGCACCGCCCATCGGTGGTAAGCGCGCCGCGGTGCAGTTGGCCCTAGAGCTCGGCAAGAGCTGGACCGGTGGGCGCTGCAACCTGCCTTCACGCATTGAGAACATCACCCGTGAAGGCATTACTATCGGCCTGGTCTCCACCCTGCAGGGTTGGCGGACCGGTATCTGGGACATCGACGCCTGGCTTTCCAGCGTCAACCCGCACATGTTCACGCGGCGAGCCAGCGCCTGGTCGCCCGACGCGGCCCGCATCCGGAGGACAACCACATGAGCGCCCACGATCCTTTTGACGGCAAGTACGACGACGCCCCCTCCGGGGAGTCGCGCGCCCAGCGCGAGGAGTCCGTCGAGGCCCCGGAGCCGGCGATCGAGGTGTCGGTGTACCCCCGCGGCCAGCTCGTCCGGATGCAGAAGGCTGAGCTGCAGGATCTCGCTCGCCAGCGCGGTCTCTCGACCAGCGGCACCCGTGAGGAGCTCATCGAGCGTGTCGAGACCGCGCAGGGCGCCGGCGCGTGATTGACGTCGCGGCGGTTGCTCAGCGCATGCTGAGCTTCGTCGAGGGGTACTTCGCCGAGCAGGGTTGGGACCTGCCCGAGCGGCGCTATATCGCTGCTGGATCGCCGAGCATCCTCGCCGCTGACGACGAGCACCTCGCGGTGGCGCTCTCGGCGATGCACTCCGGGGTCACTCCGCGCAGCCTCAATCAGACCGGCACCCCTTCCCACGGGGCCCGCTCGATGCATGTGCCGCGCGCCGACTTCAAGTTGCGGCTGATGCGCTGCGTGTCGGTGGTCGACAGCCGCGGGTACGTGCCGACGGCCTCGGCGCTCAACGACGACGGCCTGCGGCTCATGGCCGACCCAGGACGGTTGATCACTGCGCTGTTCGCGTGGCAAGGTGCCGCTGCTAGCCCGCCCGGGATCGACACCAACCCGCAGGTGGTCATCGGTGATGTCGAGGTGATCGGACCGCTGGGCGGCCTCGCCGGGCACGCCGTGCAGCTGACGATCGGACCGGTGCAGTAGTGCCCAGTATCGACGTCAAGCTCTCGCTCAAGCCGGGCAGCCAGAACATCAACAGCGCTGAGATCGAGGCGCTCAAACGCTCTCCGGGCGTCCAGCAGGACCTGCACCGTCGAGCGGACAACGTGGCGGCCTACCAGCGCGCCCACGTCGGCGTGAAGACCGGCACCCTGATCGGCACTATCCGCGTGGAGAGCGCCGGGGACAGCGTCGACATCACCGCGGGGCAGGCGGGTCTCACCCCGCAGCTCGGGTACCAGATTTACGGCACGTCGCCGCATGAGATTCGGGCCAGGGGCAACGGCATGTTGCGGTTCTTCTGGGAGAAGGTCGGCGCCAACGTGGCGTTCCGGAAGGTCTCGCACCCGGGGACTAAGCGCAACCCGTTCGTGCAGGAGTCGCTGCGCGCGGCTGCGGACTAGCGGCTACGTGGGGCGCTGCAGCCGACCCGCATACCTCGCATCCGACGAGCATGGGGTGCATGTCCGCCACCACCACCTCGAGCGAGCCCCGTGTCATCGGGCGCCGCCGCTCTCAAGCCAAGCGTGAGACGTTCTCACTCGCCGTGTATCGCGGAGAGGTCGAGGAGCTCTGGAATCTCACCGTCCGCGCCCAGATGGACACCTCGTCGGTGTTCGCCCTGTCCGCGGAGGACGCCAGCCCCGGCAAGCGCCTCACTGGGCTGCGCAACTTCCTGATGCGCGCCTTCGTCGACGACGACGGCGTGCCGCTGCAGGAGCAGCCTCGCCAGGTCGTCCCGGCCGAGAAAGACGACCCCGAAGCTGAGGTGAAGGCCGGCGAGCTGGTCGTGGTCGGCGACGATGACGACAACAACCTCCCGGTGCAGTGGAAGATCGGCGACTCGGTCTTCCCCTCCGAGTCGCTCGCGCACAGCTACGCCGACGAGAACGGCTCCAGCCTGCGCCGCTTCATCTACGTCATGGATTCCATGTACCTGGCTGTGGAGCAGTCCGCGCTCGAGGAGTTGGTCGACGTCGTCGTGTCGGCTGCTGCTGCCCGCCCTACCGAGCTGTCCAGCGGCTCGCCGCGCTCGCGGGCTCAGAAACGGCGTTAGGAGCCTGGATGGCTGGCCGGATCGCACGCGACGCACCTCACCTCGACGGCAGCGAGGACATCGGGGTGTGGTTCGACGTGGCCTGGTCGGTCTATACGGACATGGCGATGACGCTCGACCGCGACCGACTGGACCACCTCGAGGAGCTCTGGGACACGCTGCGTTCGGCCTCTACTGACGGCCAGCCCACGCCCGAGGAATGGGGAGCCAGTGAGAAGGCCCAGCGCGGCCAGGCCGCGATGATGTCGATGTTCGGGGGGGACCCGAACATGGGCGCTGCCCCCGGCATCGGCGAGGACGCCTGATGTTACTTGCGCGCGGACGCGCGACGACACGTCTTGCAGCTCCGCTTGCCGGAGCTTGGCGCGACGTAGAGGTTGTCCCCGGTCAGTTCGTGCCCGTGCTTGCAGTGCGTCCAGTCGGCGCGCTGCCCGCGAGGGACGGTGCCCTTGATGGACTTTTCTCGATGTCGCGCAGCTGCGGCGCTCCGGCACGTCTTGCACTGCCGCGTACCAGCAGCAGTGATGTAGAGGTTGTCCCCGTCGTAGGGATGGCCCTGCGGACAGCGCGTCAGTTTCGTGCCGCGCTCGACCTTGGCCCATCCCTCGGGCCGCGCGGCAGCCAGGCGCTGACGACGTGCCTCGTTCGTGGTCGCCAGGTGGCACTCGTAGCAGCAGCGCTTGCCGTAGTAGTAGCGGACGTTGTTGCCGGACAGAGGGTGGCCGCGGTCGCAGTGGGTCTTGGCCCGATTGATGCTCGCGGGCGTATGCCGCGAAGCGCCGGAGTTCTCCCGCGACGTTTTGGCGGCCAGATGGGCTGGGTTTACGCAGCGGCGGTGCTTGCAGGTCGGGCCGCCCTTGCATCCCTTGCTGCGGTTATGGCACTCGTGGTCGACCTCCAGGTACCCCGGCCGTCCTCGTGGCATCAGGGGTTTGACGAGCGCGGCGTAGAAGCGCCTGTGCGCCGGCATCGTCGAGCCGTTGATGGGGTTCCAGGTGATCCCGTAGCCGGTGCGCTCGTCGATGGCTCCAGTCCAGTGCCAGCAGCCGTTGGTGCTTCGGCGTACGTGGCTCCAGAGCGAGCTCGACAGGCGGGGGTCCTTGTAGGTAGCGGTGGCAGCCATGCCTACAAAGTATCACCCCCTCTGACCTGGAGCAACGGGGGTGTGAAGTGGCGGTAATCGATGAAGCTAGCGTGCGCATCACGCCTGACACATCCGGCTTCGCCGCCGAGCTTCGTGGCGAGCTAGAGAGCGCGATCGAGGAAGCGACCGCTGGGCTCGACAAGACGATCCATATATCGGTCGACGTCGACACCAGCAACGCCGAGGCCAAGATGCGCGAGGCGATGGACCGCTTCGGTTCCTCGGGGCAGGACGACTTCTCCAAGCTCAAGGCCGATGAGCAGGGGCTGTTTGACGACATCTCACAGAATGCCGAGAAGTCGCGGATCAAGCAGACCACCGAGCAGACCAAGCTGCGCGACAAGCTCAAGGCCGTCTGGCAGCCGGCGATCGACAAGCTCAAGAAGGATCAGACCGACGAGAAGACGCGGTGGGACCAGATCACCGCTGCGACCACCAAGGCCTCCACCGCCGTGGGGAAGCTCGGCGCCGACTCAGACCGCGCGAAGAGCGGCTTCGACGGCATCGCCACGTCAGCCGCGAAGGCTGCCACTGAGGCGACCAACCTCGAGCAGTCCGAGAACGCCGTCGCGAAGAGCCGTGCCGATGGTGCGCAGGCAACTTCCACCGCTGCCGCCGCTGAGACCGCACTGGACAAGGCGCGAACCTCGGCTGAGACGGCAACGGCGAACGACTCCAAGCTGGAGGATGAACTCAGCAAGGCTCGCCAGTCGATGCTGGTCGCCACTGACAAGGTGGCTGCGCTCGAAGAGCGGGTCGCCGAGTCCCGCGCCACGGCCGGAGACGCCGCGGACGAGCTCCGCGCGCGCGAAGAGAACCTCAACACGCTGCGCAACAACGAGGGCGCCACCGCCTCGAAGATCGAAGCCGCTGAGCGGGACGTCACCAACGCCCGCAAGTTCTCCAGCATCGCCGACGCCCAGCTGGAGAAGGACGAGACCAACCTCGGGAAAGCGCGCACCGCTTCCGAGGCCGCCGCCAGCCGCGTCGCCACCACCGAGGAGAAGGTCAGAACCTCCCGGCGGGGCTCGTCTACCGAGACCAAGGTCGCCGCGGAGGCCGAGAAGGTCCTCGGTGACGCTCATGAGTCGACCAGCGAGAAGGAAACCAAGCACGTCGGCATCCTCGGCAAGCTCAAGTCGGCGTTCACCAGCTCCTCGGACAGCGGCGGCCTGTTCGGCAAGGCGCTCGGCGACGTTGAGACCGCCAGCGACGGTGCAGCTAAGGGCGCCGAAGGGGCGGCCAGCGGAGTTGCCGGGATGAGCACCAAGATGCAGCTCCTCATCCCCGTCGTTGCCGGGCTTGCCGGGCCGGCGCTCGGAGCGCTCGGCTCGGCGCTGGGCATCCTGCCCGGTCTCGCCGCCAACGCCGCTGCAGGGTTCGCCGTCGTCAAGCTCGGCATGGACGGCATCAAGGCTGCCGCGAAGACGCTCAAGCCGACGATCGACGATCTCAAGAAGTCGATCAGTGACACCTTCAAGAAGGAGCTCACCCCGGTCTTCCAGCAGCTCAAGCCGCTGATCTCGAGCCTCAAGGCGCCGCTGAACGACATCGCCACGAGCCTGGTGGGTGTGGCGCAGGGGTTCACCAACGTAGTGACCTCCGCCAGGGGCACCCAGCAGATCAACACGATCCTGCAGGGCACCAAGAGCTTCATCGATGCGCTGACGCCCGCCATTGGCAGCATCACCGACGCGTTCCTGCAGCTGGCGGCGCTGGCCCAGCCTGCGCTCAAGCAGCTCGCCGATGTGATCTCGCAGTTCTCGGCCCAGTTCGACGACATCATCAACCGGTCGGGCCCCCAGATTCAGCAGGCGTTCACCGGGCTGGTCCAGGTGGTGCAATCGCTGCTCGGCGTGTTCAACCAGCTCACCGCGATGGGCATCCAGCTCGGTGCCGCCCTGAACGGCCAGCTGGCCTCCGCGATCACCGCGATCGGCAACGCAGCGATGTCGTTGACGCCGACGCTGCAGGGCCTGGGCAGTATCTTCTTGAACCTGGTCACCGTGCTGGCCAACGTGGTGCAGGCGATCTCGCCGGTTACCAACGCCATCAGCGGCGCACTGGCCTCGGCGCTGCAGACGGCGATGCCGGCGATCACTTCGCTGGCGCAGGCCATCGGCGGTGCCCTGCAGTCGGCGATGACCGCGCTGCAGCCGGTCATCGATGCGGTCGCGACGCTGCTGGGCGACGGGTTGAGCGCGGCGGCGTCAGGGCTGACACCGATCGTCCAGGCACTGGGCAACGTGTTCACTGCCCTCGGGCCGATCCTCGGACTTCTCGTTCCTGTGCTGACGACGATCGCGCAGCTCCTGCAGGCCCTGGTCCCGCTGGGGCAGTTGGTGGCCGCCGCGATCAACTCCATCGCCGGAGTGCTCAACGGCCTCGTCGCTGGCTTCGCCTACGTCACTGATGCGATCGGCCTGACCAGCGGCGCGTTCGACAAGTTCCAGAACGCGGCCAGGAGCTCGTTCAGCGACGCCGGGCAGAACATGTCCAACTTCAGCGACCAGAGCGATCAAGCGCTCAACGGTTTCAATAAGTACCTGCAGACCGGTGTCGTGCAGCCGATGAACGCGCTGCCAGGCCAGGTGGGCACGTCGATGGGTGGGATCAACAACTCGATCGCGACGGGGCTGGGGACCGCGGGGCAGACCGCGAAGGCGCAAGCCAACAGCATCGTGAACGGCGTCGTCGTCCCGATCTCGACGATCCCAGGACTGACCCAGGCGCAGTTCGATCAGCTGCCGCCCCAGGTTCAGCAGACCCTGGGGCAGGCCTCGACCAACGGCGGGCAGGGCGCCAAGCAGCTCCAGCAGGCGATCAAGGGTCCGATCTCGGAGATCCCGGGGATGTCGCAGGCCGAGTTCAACAAGCTCGCGCCGGACATCCAGAAGTCCTTGCTGACCGCCAAGGGCGTCGCTGTCCCTGGCGCACAAGGCATCGTCGACGGTGTCAAGGTTCCGATCTCGACGATGCCGGGACTGACCCAGGCGCAGTTCAGCCAGCTGCCTAAGATCATCCAGACGCAGCTGGCGCAGGCTTCCGCCAACGCCAACTCCGGGGCGCAGGCGATCCCGGACAACGTCAAGGGCCCGATGTCGCAGGTCCAAGGCATCACCCAAGACGCGTTCGCCGGGCTACCGAAGACCGTCCAGGATCAACTGCTGGCCACCCAGAACGCTGCCCACGCCGGAGCTGCGCCGATCCCTGGGCAGATCGGCATCGACCTCAAGCCCACCGGCAGCCAGGTCGTGCAGCATCTCGGGCCGGCGGTGCCCGCTGCGCAGCAGACGATGGAGCAGGTCCGCGCCGCCGCTGTGGGTGGGGTCCAGCCGGTGCCCGGCCAGGTCGGCGGCATCTTCAATCAGGTTCCCGGTGCGGTCAAGCCACCGTTGGACCAGGCCGCCGCTGCTGCTCAGGCTGGGGGTAAGGCCATCCACGACAACACCACGCAACCGGTGGCGCCCGCGCCTGCGGCCGTGGGTGCTGCGCTCGATCCGACCTCCGGAGCAGTCTCCGGTGCTCTGGACCCGGCAGTCGCTGCGGCCCAGCAGGGCGGCACGAACATCGGCAACGCACTGACCCAGCCGATCGGCCCGGCGGTGGCGGCGTTCGGAACCTCGATGTCACAGGTCGCCACGTCCGCGCAGACCGGGTTCGCCAGCGCCAACACCGCCGCGGCCGGGTTCTCTTCGGCGATGCAGGCCTCGATGGCGGGGGCGTCGGCTGCGGTTACCGGCGCGCAGACCGCTGTCACTGCGGCGCTGGTCGCTATCGCTGCGGCATTCACGACGAACATGACCGCGGCGACGAACACGGTGCGCCAGGCCCTGCAGGCGATCGTGCAGAACTTCACCCAGGCCACTACGCAGATGGTCCAGATCGTCACCCAGACCTGGCAGAAGATCGTTCAGGCCTTCGATCAAGGCGGTCAGCAAGCTGTGCAGTCTGCGCAGCGGACCGCCACGCAGGCCGTGGCGGCGATCAACGCGCAGGACGGCGCGATGTACAACGCCGGGCAGACGCTGATCCAGCGGCTCACCGCCGGCATGATCGCTGCCGGCGCGCAGGCCACTGCTGCGGCCGCGCGGATCGCCGCGAGCATCAAGGCGCAGTTCCCGAGCTCGCCCGCCAAGGAGGGTCCGCTCTCAGGCAAGGGTGACCCGCTGATCTCCGGTGGGAAGATCGTTCAGCGCCTGGCCGACGGTATGAGCAAGAGCCAGGGCTATCTGGTCAGGTCGCTCTCGCCGATCATGAACATCGCTGCGCAGATGCTGGACCGGCCCGGGTTCCTGCCCAGCAACGCACATGTGACCGCGATCAGGCCGCGCACCAACACTGCGAAGATCACCTCGACCACTGTTCGGGATGTCGGCTCGACAGCGCAGCCGGGGGGTCCGGCAGCGGCGCAGTCCGCTTCGGGACCTGATCATGATGCGATCGTCTCGGCCGTGGCGGTTGGTATTCAGCAGGGCATCTCGGAAGCTATGAAGCCCATCTCTGCGACGGGGCTGGCGCGTGTGGTGGCCACCGGCCAGAAGGACTTGGTGCGACGATGACCTACAGCCCGTACTACCCCATCCCGTGGGAAGACGGTCTCTACGACGCCAACGGCGTGCTGATCCGCAGGTCGGCCACCCCGGTCACCGCTGATGCGCTGACTCACATCGAGGCTGGTATCGCCGCAGGCGGTGGCGGAGACGGCACGTGGGGTCTTTACGGCGGCGGGACACCTTCCAGCGGTCAGGTGCTGAGCTGGAACGGCACTGCCTATGTGCCGACCACCTCGTCGAGCAAGTACACCGTCACCGCGACGAAGACCGCGGCCTACACGGTCAACGCCGGGGAGTACGTCCCGGTCGACACGAGCTCCGCCGCAGTGGTACTGACTCTGCCCAGTAGCCCCCCTGACGGGACCTCGCTGGGCTGGAAGTTGACCACCGCCGGGAACGCCTTGACGGTGGCTTGCAGCGGCACCGACGTGTTCACCAAGCCTGGTTCCGGCGTCACGTCGGTCTCGGCGACACTGCCCGGCCAGGGCGCACTGGCGCAGTACAACGCCACCAACCACGTGTGGCTCATCCTCGCCGACGACCTGCCGCTCGCCCAGCTCGACGCGCGGTACACCGCGGCTGGCACCGCCGCTTCGTGGAACCTCTACGCCGGAGGCGCGCCCAGCCCCGGGCAGGTCCCGGCCTGGAACGGCACTGCTTACGTGCCGACCACGGTGTCCGGTGGTGGTGGCGGCACCGTCTCGGACGCCACTACGACCTCGAGGGGTGTCGTGCAGCTCGCCGGCGCTCTGGGAGGAACTGCGGCGGCGCCGACCGTGCCGGGCCTGACTCGGCTGGCATACGACGTCAAGGCCTACGGCGCGCTCGGCGACGGCACCACCGACGACACCGCCGCAATCAACTCGGCGATCGCGGCAGCGCTGGCAGCGCCCGGCGGGCGAGTGTGGTTCCCGTCAGGCATCTACGCAACGAGCTCGTCCATCGAGATCCCCGAGAACGTCACCATCGAAGGTGTCCACGGCGACACCATCCCGTACGCCACGTCGCCGACGAGTCCGTGCGTCATCCGCCCACTGTCCTCGCACACCGGCACCGCGATCCTGCGGTTGCGCGGCAAGGACGAGACGGCGCGCACCTACGACCACGTCGGCGCGCGGATCAGGAACTTGACCCTGGATGGCACGAACACGCCGGCAGGCACCAAGGGCATTCAGGTCGCGGGGCTGGTACGCGAGGCTCGCTTCGAATACGTGACCGTGAACGCCGCCAAGGACACGTCGTTCTGGTTCGGCGCCGGCACCACCGACACGTCGAAGTTCCCGCAGTCGCTGCGACTGGTCGGCTGTCTCGCCAAGGCGTCGGGCAACAACGGCTACACGTTCGTCAACGTCCCCGACTCGACGATCGTCGACTGCAACTCCCTCGGTGCAACCAACAGCGGGTTCAGCATCCAGGGCTTCATGAACGGCCAGATCGCCAACTGCCGCGCGGAGTGGTCCGGCCAGAGCGGCATCCTGTTCACCTCTGGCTACTGGGCTTCCGGGCAGGGCTCGGGTGGTTGCATCGTCTCGTCGATCACCACCGACCGCAACGGCTACAACGGCATCTACGTCGACGCCACCGGCGCCGGCGCGTTGCAGTTCACCGGCGTGGTAAACCGCCGTGACGGCCGGAACGCCGGCGCCGGCGCCGGCGGGTACGCCGGGTTCTCGGTGGCGGCGACCGCCACCATGCCGGTGATCGTCGATAACCTGCAGGTCTACCCCGGTGTCGACGACGACCACAACGACACCAACGGTCCGGGCGGCACCCCGGTAGTGACCTCGCCCCAGTACGGCGTCTACGCCCCCGGCGCGAACCCGGTGACGATCACTTCGGGGTATGTGTTCGCTGCGACCACTGCGATCTTCGGTGGCTCCGGCCTGGTCGTATCGCCGATGGTCGGCTCGGCGACGGGCGTCACGGCGGCTCCGGTGCGCTCCGCGCCGACGCTGACGGCGGGACACTCCGGGCTGTACCCGATCGCCGAGTACGGGCTGAGCGCCGCGACGGTCCACCCGGACGTCTGCGTCGGGAGCGCGACAGCTCAGACCGTGAGCCGTCTCGGGCTCTATCGTCTGTGGATTCCCGCTAACGTACCGATCAACGGCCTGGTCGCCTACGTGACTACGGTGGCGCAGACCGCGGGGTCGGGGACCGTGAACCGCTACGCGGTGTACACCGACGCGGGTGTTCTGGCGGCCTCCACCGCCGACACCCCCGCGCTGTTCACGACGCTCGGAGCGCAGGCCGCGGCGCTGTCGGCCCCCGTGGCGGCACAGACAGCCGGGCGGTTCGTCTACGTCGGTCTCGTGCACCAGTTCACCGGCACCAACCCGAAGTTCCAGTGCGTCGCCACGCCTCCAGCGGCGTCTTACGCCTGGAAGATCTCGAACGGGGCGGTCACCACGACCGGCAACTACCGCGTCCAGGCCATCGCCGGCGTGACCACCACCCTGCCTGCGTCGTTCACGCCAGCCGCGGGGAACGTCGACGTTCCCATGCCGTTCATCGGGGTGTACTGATGACCTATCCCGGAGCAGCACCTTCCTCGTCGCTGCTCAGCGGCGAGAGCGAAGGCATCACCTTCTGGGTTGGGTCGGTTGGTTGGCTGCGGCCGCTGCCCAACATCTACTCCGACGTCGCCGTCGCTGATGCCCGCCTCGGCGGCTCCTCGACGTCGCTGACCGGCAGGCAGTGGCGCGACACTCTGGGATATCAGCGAACCTGGTCCTGGGGGTGGGCCAACCTGCTACCCGCCCACATGCCCTACGTACATGCCTTGTCGCACGGCCTCGTGCCTGACCCGCTGCGGCTGATCGATCCGCACGAGGTCAACCGCCTACCGGAGCAGGTCGCCTCCGGTGGTTCGCGTGCACGCTCCACCGACGGGTTCGCCATCACCGCCGGGGGGCTGTCCTACCGGGACCTCAAGTCGTTGCCCTCTGACCGCACCACGCTGCCCCCCGCGCCGTTGCTGCGCGGCGCCCAGGAGTGGCAGCGCCCTTCCGGCGGCCCCGGGACCATGTATCTGACCGGCGACGCGAGCGACGGCAGCTGGCAGTTGCCAGCCGTCCCTGCTGAGGGTCCGCTCGAGCTGTCCTGCTGGGTGGTCGGTGTCGCCGGGTTGCCTGTCGAGCTCGCGTGGACCGAGTACGCCGCCGATGGCACCGCTTCCCCCTACTACGCCGACGGTACCGGCCCTGAGCAGGCAGTATTGTCTTCGAGTGTGTGGCAACGGCTGGTGCTGGAGGTCGACCCCGGCACTCACGGGGCAGTGTCACTCACCCCCCGACTGACCGTGTCCGACGAGGCAGCCGTTGCCGGTTCGGTGTTCACCACCGCATGGCAGATCAGGTCCCTGACCAGCGGCGGCGTGACCAACATGGGCAGTTGGCAAGGGGACTGCGCGCCGGAGGACCTTTCCGGCGGATGGTGGCCCGGCGGCGGCGCGCCGTACGTCGTCACCGACCCGGGGACCACCACGTACCGGCTTTACGGGCTACGGGACTCCGCTCTGCTACTCACCGAGACCACCCCCTGACCAGGAGACGACACCCATGAGCGACAAGGCCACTCTCGCCTCCCTGGGGCGGGCCCGGTCCTACTGCGAGCAGGTCAACGCAGGTACCGGCGTGCTGCTCGCGGTGATCCTCGCCAACGGCGTGGAAGCCGATTCGACCCTGGTGACGCGCCTGACCCTCGCGGACGTGCTCGCGGTGAGCGCTAACAAGGAAGCTGCCTGGACGGGTGGGACGACCTACGCCCGCAAGTCCTACTCGTCGGTGACGATCACGCCGTCCAACTCGCCGACCCAGGTCAGCTTGGCGATCACCAACCCGACCTGGTCGACGGCAGGGACTTCGGGCGGGGGTGCCACGCCGTACAAGCTGGCCAAGCTCGGGGTTTGCTACGCCCCGACTGCGGGCTCGGCGAACTCCGCGATCGTTCCGCTGGTGTGGCTGGACTGGCCAGCCATCCTCGATGGGTCGAATCTGACCTACGCCTTCGACGCGTCCGGGTTCTGGCGCGACTCGGTGAGCTGATGCCGACCTATCAAGGGTCTATCGCGGCCACTGCCGGCGCGGTCGCGACCGGCGGTAGCTGGTCGAAGTCGTCGTTGGTCGGGCACGGGCTCGTCGGCTCGAGCGGCACCCATGGCGTCGGCGCCAAGGGGTACACGGCGGCGTCGCAGCCGAGCACGGCGGGCGCCGGAGTCACTACTGGGCGGCCGATCAAGTCCTGGCCGGGTCACCCGGGGATCGCCTCCACCCGCGCGCTCGGCGGCATCGTCATCCCGGTCATCACTGACGCCCAGTTCGATGAGGCCGAGCGGCGCCCGGAGCGGTGGCCCGCGTGGTCACTGCAGGTCGACTGGACCGACGAGGACTTCACGGGTATCGCGTCCGACCTCTCGGACACCATCCGTTCGGTGGAGGTTGAGCGGTCCATCACCGGGGAGCTCCCCGACGAGTCCGGCGTGGTCGACGGTTACGCCACCGGCACGCTGACCGCCCAGCTCGGTGGGCGCCGCGATGGTGCTGAGCTCACCTTCGCCGAGGAGCTTTCCCCGTACCGACCCGACTCTCCGCTCTACGGCAAGACTCTGGTGACCCCCACCGCGCGGTTCGAGCTGGGGCTACTCACCGACGCCGGCGAGAAGACTTACCGCCAGTTGACCGGCCCGATCCGTTCGCTGCGGATGGGCGAGGCCGACGAGTCGGTCCAGTTGCAGGCCGTGGACCCTTCGGAGCGCATCCGTGAGGTCATCACGCTGCCGACGTACGCAGAGTTCGTCACCCACGCCGTGCGCCGCCCCTGGGCGCTGACGATCAACACCCAGTGGGTCGTGGACTTCGTCCTGCGTCAGAACAGCATCTACGCCAGCCCCCCGCCGCGCGAAGACGCCATCATCTCTTGCACCGGACATGGCGGTCTCGCCTCTGAGATCGGGTTCAACGGTGCCCCCATCTCGATCTACGGGACGGGGCCACAGTCTGGGTTGTGGACCGAGGACAACCACCCCTTCGGGATGCTCGGCACGCCGGAGAACTCCACCGGTGGCACCGTCGGCTACCAGGAGTTCTACGGCATCACCGACGGTTACAACGCGCCGTTCCAGTTCGCGGCGGGCTACGGCGTCGGCGTGTCGTGCTGGCTGCACATCGGGTCTTACATGAACCTCGGCGCCAGCTTCGAGAACCGCATCCTGCAGATTCGCCCCGGCGACATCGTCTCGGACAACGACGACAACCAGTACCCGAGGTTGTTCTTGTCGGGCTTCGGTAACGGCGACATCTATGCCGGGCTGAGCACCAGCGCGAACAACGTCTACTCGACCCCGCACATCCCCACCGGTAGGACCCCCAGCTGGCGCTTCGTGGGGCTGCACTTCCGGATGGCCTCGGCGACCAGCCTGGTCATCACTGTCCGAGTCGACCAGGTCACTCGCACCTACACCCTCGCGATCCCCTCGACGACTCCGGCCCACGGTTACCGTCCGACGTTGCAGGTCAACGGCCAGATGTTCCGCGGGTGGACCAACCTGCAGGCGTGGGTCAAGTACGACGCACCGTCGCTGGCGGAGTGGCAGGCCGGCGAGTACTTCACTCCGCAGGCTGACATCGCCCGCGGCAACAACGAGCTCCTCTACCTACCCGATGTCGCTGCAGCCGACTCGTGGGAGGTGCTCAAGGCTGCCGTGCAGGCCGAGTTCGGGGTGCACGGCTTCACCCCTGATGGGCGGTACTTCTTTCGACCGCGGACCGACTCTCGTTCGGAGGCGGTCGACGTTGATATCGACGTCGAGACCAACCTGTCCGACGTCGCCTACACCATCTCGTCGGACTCGATCCGCAACGTCATCGGCTACACGTCCACCCCGAAGTACCACTCGGGGGACTGGCAGACCGTGGTGCAGGCCCAGGACGCGCTGCAGTTCGTCTGCCCCCCGGGTATCTCGAAGTTCGAGCTCGACTGGCCGTGGGGGGCGGCGGGCCGCCAGGGTGGCACGGTCCCGTACTACTTCGACGACCAGACCACGACGCCCAACCCGCTCCCGCAGTGGACCGGGGACATCCCCCACGGTTGGACCTACTCCTACGGCACCAACTGGACGGGAGAGGTCAACAACTACATCGTTGTCGTCACCTACTGCCAGACCGGGCCGCGGAAGATGCTGCTCACGGTCAACAACACCTCGAGCTCGACCACGGTGCGCCTGGGCTCTGACGCCAACGTCGCGAACCTCGCAGGTGAGCCTGGCGACCCGGCGCTGCACATCGGTGGTTGGCCGATGATCACCCTCCCCGATCACGTCGAGGAGTACCGCAACGAGGCGTCCATCGCGAAGTACCGTTCGCCCCGCGCGCTCTCGCTCAACACCTCCGACTGGCGTCAGACCCCGGGGGTGCTGGATTCGGTCGCGCAGGAGCTGCTGGCGGCGATGGCTGAGCCGGTGAGCGTCCTCGAGGACCTTCCGGTGCGCGGCAATCCCCGCACTCAGGTGGGGATGGTCGCGCGCCTGCACTTCCGAGGGGAGTCGACCCCGGTCATCGGGATCGTCGTCAAGACTCACCGCACCCTGGATTCCAACGGGATCAACGACCAGATCAGTGTGCGCCCGCTGCCGGTGCAGGCCCTCGCGCCGACCGGCTGGTCGTTCTACATCGACACCAGCCACTACCAATGGGAGCAGGGCACGCCGATCGACCTGCAGCGAGTGGCGAACACCGGCTACGCCGGGCACGTCGCCAAGATCGGTCAGGGGGGTGGGACTACTGACGCCGGTTCGGTCTACGGCGCGTCCATCGACCCCTACTGGTCGACGGCGCTGTCCACCTCTCGGGGTGTGCCCACGTGGTCGGAGACGTTCGCCGGGTACTGGTACGTCGGTGGCACGGAGTCCCCGGCGGCGCAGGCCAGCCGCTGCAAGGCAGTGCTGGACACCGAGTCACGCATGCTGTTCCCGGACGACCTGCCGGTCGACTCGGTGCGTAGCGACGGGCCCTACTCTCTGGGCACGGAGTTCCGCGTCAGCGCTTCTGCGCAGTGCACGGGCCTGGTGTTCGACCGGCCTTCCACCGCTATCACCGGGGTCACTGGGCAGCTCTGGCGCGCCAACTCGGCGACCTCGGGTACCGCGGTCTCGCCGGTCATGACGTTCCCGCTCTCGGGGACCGGCAAGCAGCGGGTGTACTTCTCGGCGCCGATCACGCTGACCCCTGGGCAGCGTTACAAGGTGGTTATCAACTATCCGAAGTCGTTCCCGGAGTGTCTGCACTACTGGGACACCGGGGTCGGTTCGGCCGGGGTCGCGTCTGGCGTGCTGTCCGCGCCGAGAGCTGCCGATGCACTCGGCGGCGCGCAGTGCTCTTGGCTCGCGGGGGGGATGGCCTACCCGACGCGCGTCTCGTCGAACAACCCGAACTGGGGCGGCGACGTGATGATCACGTCGACGACGCCGGTGATGCTCGACTGGGAGGACGGCGGCGGCACCTGGTCCAACCTGCTGGCGGTCCTGGCTGCCTTCAACTCGGCGGGCATCGCGGTGACGATGCTTTACACCAACCTCCAGGGGTACGCGCCGAGTCATGGCGCTGCCACGATCGACGCATCCACCGGGTTGCGGCTAATTAACTCCAGGTACTGGATCTCGTCGACGACCGACCCCGCCCAGAATCCTCGCAAGGTGTTCGACGACATCCTGGCGACCAACCCCACCTTCGGACGCGGCACTGTCCTCGGCGGCAGTGTTGACGCGCTGCAGTTCACCTCGGCCGGGGTCACCTACTCGGGGATGGCTGTCGACGTCAACGCGGCCCCCGTCCCTCCGGACGTCCTGAGCAGTCTGTTTTACAACAGAATGTAGTACTCCTCCGGAGTAACTCAGAGCATTGACCTCGCCCACGTAGAGTGATAGTGCCTCGTCGCTCGTTCTTAGGCTGACCACCGTGTCCCTCTTCCACTACCCCGAACGAGGGAAGCACACGGAGACGCTCGAAGATCACCGCGACCGACGCACCCTCCTGCCGCACGTCATGTACTTGGCGTTCTCCGGGGGCGGGCTCGCCGCGCTGTTCTTCCCGTCCAACGCCGTGGCCGCGAACGTCCCATCGTGGATGGTCTACGTCTGGGCGTCGTTCTTCATCGCAGGTGGGTTGATCTGTTCAGTAGGGATGATCGTGAGGCGCTGGGCCGGTGAACTGGTCGGACTGCCCCTGCTGGCCTCTGCCGCGACGCTCTACGGAGTAGCGGTCGGCTCCCAGTTCTGGGAACCGTCGCGTCACGACGGGGCCTACCTGTTCGTCGCTGCTCTATTGCTGGCGCAGGCAGCAGGGTTGCTCGATCGATGGGTGGCTCAGTGGCGGTTGTTGCAGCTGGCACGACGACTGACAGCGGATGGTGACCGGTGAGCCTCGACGTGCTGCTCCCCCTGCTACTGGGCGCGGGTGGCACCGGTGCTATCGCCGGCCTGGCGAACGTCTTCCAGCAGTGGCGCAAGGGCAAGTTGGAGAGCGAGCAGTCCCTCATGGAACGACTCAACGCCCAGACCAGGCGTCAGGAGGATCGCGCGAACGCCGCTGAGCACGACGTCGACGAGATGCGCCGCCAGCGTGACCGTGGCCTCGAGCTCGCGGTCCGCTACCGAGGTCGGCTCATCGAGGTGGGAGCTCGGCTCGACGACATGCCCTCGGTCGACTTTATTTACTACGGCCAAACGCAGTGAACGCCCTCCAGGAGCGCCATACTGACAGTCACCACGAACCCCCTCGCGTCGACACGGCGCCGCAGACTCGGACAAAGTCGATGAGCTCTGAGCAACCTGACGTTGTCACTACCCTGGTCAAGGTACGACGGCGCACTCGCCAGCAGCGACTTTCCCTGGCGATGCTCGTCGTGGGCGTGCTGGCCCTGACACTGGTCGTGGCGTTGCTGACGCCGTCGGTATACAGCCTGTCCAGCTCACTCCGCCAGGTGTGTACTGCTGCCGGGGCCAACACTCCGGCTGACCAGGTGGGCACCTGTGAACAGGTGCAGCGAGGGGAAACGCCGCTACTCGCCGGTGGAGACCCGGAGGGGTCGCAGCCGACGACGCTCGGCCCTGCTGTACCGGGTGGACCGATCATGGTTGCTGCCCCTGGCCAGCCGACGGTCCTGGTCGGTCCGCCTCCGGGTGTGGTCACGGTCCAGGCGCCCGCGCCCGTGCCGAACGAGGCACCGTTGCCCCAAGCCACGGGCCTGCCGTCTTCGCCGCTGGCGCCCACCGCAGCGCCGGCGCCAGCTGGGACGGCAATCGTGCCGAGCGACGGCGTGAGTGTTCCCGCGCCCGCGGCGACCCCCGCCGATGCGGTGACACCCCCCGTCTCCGCGGACCCGGGGCTGCCAGCTTTGCCGACCACTGAGGCTCCGCCGCCGCCGCCGCCGCCGCCGACTACCCAGGCGATGGCTCCGCCGCCACCCGACGAATCCCAACAGCCCGCCGAGGGGTCCGCCACTCCCCTCCCGCCGAGCACCGAGGCGCCGAGTCCGACGACCGACTCGGCCCCTACGACCGAGCCGTCAGCCGAGCCGACCACGGAGCCAGCTCCGACGACCGACTCGAGCACCGAGGCGCCGAGTCCGACGACCGACTCGGCCCCGATGACCGAGCCGAGCGTTGAGACGCCGCCGGCCGATCCCGCTCCTGCCAAGCAGGACCGCGGGCTGGTCTCCCAGCTGCTCAATTTGTTGTCCGCGGCTGTGGCCCTGTGAGTCTCCTCTGGACCCATGCAAGGGCTCCGCGAAGAGAGGGCATCCGCCTAGCGTGCTAGGGGACTCGTCCGTCTTTCATGGAGGCATCTGAGATGACCACCCCCGTCGGCTCCGGTGCCGTCGACAACACGCCCGACGCCGGCGGCACGCTCTCGCAGGCCGGGTCCGGCTACGGCGGCGCTGACCGCGAAGACGCGCCGGACGTCAATCAGGGCCGCCAGCACGTCGCTGGACAGAGCCCGCAGACCGTTCTGCTCGACGGCCCTGCTTCGATGCCGGCGCGCAAGCCCCGGTCCTCGAAGTCCAAGGGCAAGAAGTAGTCAGTGCACGACTCCTCGGTCCCCGATCAGTTTCGTGACTGGTTGCTGCGTCCCGTCCTGCTCGAGCAGCGGGCAACTCGGGGCGAGCTCCACGAAGTTCTCCGCCGTCTCAACGCACTAGGAGTAGCCATGGCTGTTACCCAGGCCGATCTCGACAACCTCGCCGCGCAGCTCGTCGAGGACACCGGTCTCATCCAGACCGAGATCTCGAACCTGCAGGCCGCCAACCCCAACCTCGACCTGTCGGGTCTCAACGACGCGGTCGCCCAGGTCGGTCAGCTCGTCCCGTCCACCACTGGTGGCGGCGAGGGCCCGGTTTCCGGCGACCCGACCGCCCCGGTAGTCGACGGCTCCGGCGACGGTTCCGGCGCGAGCGCCTGATCTGCCTTGGCCTCGAAGATGGACTGCCTGCCCATCTTCGAGGCCACTTGGCGCGCCATCTACCTCGAGGAGTCCTTCACGGTGTCCGAGATCGTCCAGCCGCCCATCACCACCGGGATCGTTCGCCCCCGCGCGGCGGGCGCGTCCTATAACGCCCGCGACGTGGCAAAGGCCTACAACGCCCCACTGGACCACGACGGCACCGGCACCACTGTCGGGATCGTCGAGCTCGGTGGCGGGTTCATCACCGGGGACATGTCGAAGGCCGGACTCTCGTCGGCGAACGTCACCGTGGTCGGTGTCGACGGCGGCAAGTCCAAGTCCGACGGCCCGGACGGCGCCGACGGTGAGGTGATGCTCGACGTCGAGGTGGTCGCCGGGATCGCCCCGGGCGCCAAGATTCGGGTGTACTTCGCGGCCAACACCGACTCCGGGTTCATCGACGCCACCAAACAGGCCGCCTCGGAGTGCGACGCGGTGTCGATCTCCTGGGGTGGCCCCGAGAACCAGTGGTCCTCAGCGTCGATCAAGTCGTTCTCGGCGGTGCTGGCCACCGCCCGCGCCGCCGGCATTCCGGTGTTCGTGGCTTCCGGGGATACCGGCTCGCAGGATTCGACCGGCTCGGACGTCACCGACTATCCGGCCTCGGACCCGTCGGTGATCGGCTGCGGTGGCACCAGGCTGACCCTGAACTCCGACGGCACCCGCAAGGCCGAGGTCACCTGGGACGACTCCGACACCCAGTCCGCCACCGGCGGCGGCGTCTCCAAGGTGTTCGCCGGGCGCCAGGTTCCCGACGTCGCCGGCAACGCTTCGCCGTCGACCGGTTACCAGGTCGTGGTCGATGGACAGACCTACGTCATCGGTGGCACCTCGGCGGTCGCGCCGCTCTACGCTGCCTGTTACGCGATCACCAAGCAGGCCTACGGCAAGACTTTCGACCTGCTCAACACCGTCCTGACGAACCCGACCATCGCCTACGACGTCACCGTCGGCGACAACGGCGGCTACAAGGCTGGACCCGGTCGCGACATGACCACCGGCTTCGGCGTCGTCGACTGGGGCAAGCTGCTTACCGTCCTGACCTCCGGTACGCAGGTTCCCGCCCCCGGTGGCGGCACTGGCCCCACTCCGACCCCGGACCCCACTCCGGACCCCACTCCGACCCCCGACCCCACCCCGGACCCCACTCCGACCCCCGACCCGACGAACCCCGGGTGTCTCGGTGCGCTGCTGCGTATTCGCCGACAGGCGGACACGATCAGCCAGGAAGCCAGCGCCGAGATCAAGCGCCAGGGCCACTGATGGCCACTCTCGTCGCGCCCGCCGTCGTGAACTACGTCTACGACGGCGACACGCCGGTCTGCACCATCACGCTGGGGCTGGGCGTCGGACTGACCAGCGCCAGGGTTCGCGTGAACGGCATCAACGCGCCGGAGAACTCGACCCCGGAGGGGCAGGCAGCGACGGAGTTCGCGAAGACCCTCGTCCAGCCGGGCGACACTGTCACCCTCACCTCTCCGGGGTCGCTCGGGCGCCGCGACAACTACGGCCGCGTCCTCGCCTCGGTGACACTGCCCGACGGGCGGGACTGGGGCCAGGTGATGGTCGAGAGCGGCCACGCCAGTACTTACACCGTCCACGCGCTCGAGGCCGGCGAGAGCTGACATGCCCGGCAGGCACGAAGACCTCGACGGCAACGGCGTCGCCGACTACGCCGAACAGGACGCCAAGCCTGGTGAGCTAACCACGCCCGAAGCGCCGGAGCTCGCTCCCCGAGCGGCGGCGGCCACCGCGTCGGTGATCTACGGCCCGGACATTCATCCGACGTTCCAGGCCGGTATCTCCATCGACGAGATCGCCGCCGAAGGGTTCTCGTTCCTGGCGGTCAAGGCTTCGCAGGGGACGAGCTCGTCGTGGGCCGCCGGCGCGAAGACATGGCTCGACCGCGCGGACCAGCTCGGCATGGTCACCTACGTCTACCACTACGTGACCACCGCAAGCGTCGCGGCGCAAGCGCAGACAGTGAAGAGCGCATGCCACGGGCGTCCGGTGATGATGGACTTCGAGGCGGATTCGGGTTCGGTCGCCAACCTCAAGGCGCTGATCACCGCATGCCGCAACCTCGGCGTGGCTGTCCCGCTGGCCTACGTCCCTCGCTGGTACTGGCAGCAGCTCGGGTCACCGTCGCTGGCCGGTCTGCCGCCGGTCGTGTCGTCGCGCTACCTGACCGCCACCGGCTACGCCTCGGGCATTTATGCCAAGGTCCCGTCGTCGTTCTGGGACTCCTACGGCGGCGGCAACACGACAGTCCTGCAGTTCAGCGACCGCGCGACGGTTGCGGGCAGACAGATCGACGTCAACGCCTACCGCGGGACGAAGGACCAACTCCGCGCTCTCGTCTACGGCGGCTCGAGCTCCTCGCCAACGACGTCGCCCACCAACGCCCAGCAGCGTCTGCTGCTGACCTGATAGGGAGCTTTCATGATCGAGCGCGAGTTTCCGGCCGCCGGGCGCTACCTGGGTACAGTCATCTGCCCGACAGGTGGGATGCCGACCTCAGCGATCGTGAAGAACGCCTGGGTGTCGGTTCGCGCCACCGGCGGCGGTGTCGCGAACGTCTGGTTCCAGAGGTCCGCGGACTCGGACGGTCCCGCGCCTGGCGCTGGCCCCGCGTGGACCGGGCAGACGTTCAAGTCCGCCACGCGCGTTCACACGAACCTGCCAGCTGGCACTGAGTGGATCGAGTACGACGTGACTGTCAATGGTCCCGGCGCGCTGGTCCTCGAGCTGCAGGCGCTGTGACCGACCCCGACTTCCTCAACCAGGAGACGCAGATGACTGACCCCATCGCCCCCGTCAGCAATGAGCCTGTCGCCGAGACCCCCGAGCCCGTCCTCAAGGCCGCCGCGCTGTGGGGGTCGCTCGCCGCGTTCCTCGTCACTGCGGTAGGCGTTCTCGTCGCTGTCGGCGTGCTCTCTTCCGAGCAGGCCGCGCTGCTCAATACGACCGTCGACTACATCTCCAGCAACCTGGTCCCGGTCGGCACCGTCGTCGTCGGCCTGGTCGGCCTGATCTCGGGGCTCGTGTCGTCGCACGCGACCGCGCTGGTCGCCCGCCGTCAGGTCACCCCGGTCGCGACGGCCCCTCGCTTCCGTAAGCAGGTCTGACCCGTGATCGTCCTGGGGATCATCCTCATCGTGGTCGGGCTACTGATCCCGGCCGTGAAGGTGCTGTTCACCATCGGCATCATCCTCGCCGTCATCGGCCTGCTCCTGCTGGTCCTCGGCGGCGCCGGGCATCCTGTCGGCGGCCGCCGGTACTGGTTCTGACGTGGCCACACCAGCGTCATTGGTCGCATACCGGGGAGACTCCTGGCTCTCCCCGGTATGGGCGGTGTTCGTCAATGACGTGGTGGTCGACCCGAGCGACTGGTACATCCGCGCGCAGGTCCGCAAGAACAGCGCCACGGTCGACGCGGTATTCGAGTGGACCTCGGACGGCACCGACATCCTGATCGGCTCCGCCGAGGTCAAGAAGGCCGACGGTGGCGTAGCCACGACCGGGACGGTGCAGCTACGGCTGCGCCCCTCGGCGTGGGTAGGCAAGCCAGCCAACTGGTCTGGGTATCTCGACATCGAGCTGTCCTCGGACAGCAGCGATGACCCCGACCTGCGTTACACCATCGTGCGGAAGCGGCCCTTCCAGATCGTCGCGGACGTGGAGCATGACTGACTCCGTCGAGGTCATCGAGATCGGCCAGGGCAGCGTCGTCGAGCTGGCCTATGAGCCGGTCGACGAGCTCGCCGGCGCCGAGGTCATCTCGGTGCACGGCGAGCTACTGCCCGGGGTGGGCCAGGGGCATACCCACCGGCAACTCTCGGCGGACAACCCATGGGTCATCGACCACAACCTGGGTTTCGCGCCGGGTGGGATCACGCTGCTCGACTCCGATGGCAGTGAGATCGAGGGTGACCCCTCCTACCCGCTGCCGACGTCACGGGTGGTCATCACGTTCCCCTACGGCATCACCGTGTCCGGTGTGGCCTACCTGTCCTAAGGAGACACCCTCATGGCACGGAAGTTCCTGACCCCGATCGACATGAGCAACCTCGAGTTGCTCAACGCCCGCGCGCAGAACGTAGCGAGCCTGCCGACCGGGCTCGGCCCCGGTGACGCCGGGCGCATCGTCTACCTGACCACCAACTCGCGGTTTTACCAGTGGGGCGGTTCAAGCTGGGGTGCCACCTCGGATTCTGCGGACCAGCTCGGCGGGGCGTTGGACTCAGCGGTCCATCCCGGATCGTGGTACCAGTCCCGCGCCAACCACGCTGGCACCCAGACCTCGTCAACGATCTCCGACTTCCAAGCTACCGTCTTCGGCTACAGGTGGACCTCGCTGACGGCGCCGAACGCGGCGGTCAACGTCAACTCGCAGAAACTGACCGCCGTCGCTGACCCCACCGTCTCGACTGACGCGGCCACGAAGAACTACGTAGACACGCAGGTCGGTTCGCTGACTTCCGGCATGGTGATGAAGGGGTCCGTGCGTGTCGCGAGCTCCACCAACATCGCTAGCCCCACTACCGCGCCCGGGTCCACCATCGATGGCGTCACCATGAGCGCTGGCGACGTTTTCCTTCTAACGGGACAGACCACTGCGGCCCAGAACGGACCATGGGTGTGGGCCTCTGCAACCTCCGCTGCTCGACCCACCAACTACGCCAGCGGTGCGACAGCCACTCCGGGCTCGTTCTGGGACGTCCGCGAGGGCACCAACGCCGACCTGTTCGCGCTTCTGACCACCGACGTTGCCATCACTGTCGACACCACGCCTACCGCCTTCGTCATCCGCGGTAACGCCGGGGCGACTTACACCGCCACCTATCCCATCACTCTGTCCGGAGCCGCGTTCGGACTGAACTACACTACCGGTTTTGCTGGTGGCCTCTCGCTGGCTAGCAACTCGCTGCAGGTCGACAGCGCGGTGGTCGCCCGCAAGGTTACCGGTACGGTCCCCGCGTCGACCTCGGGCATCTTCTCGGTGTCCGGCGCGACGGTGACAGTCAACCACGCACTCAATAACTGGGCAGTCTCGGTAACTATCCGCGCGGGTTCAGTGCCGCCATCCGGGACAGTTACGGGACAACTTGTCGAAGTCGACGACACCGCGTCTGACGCCAACAACGTGGTGCTCGCCTTCCCGGCCGCCCCGGCTGCCAACAACTACCTCATCTCCATCGTGGGTTAAGTCCCCTTCAATACGGAGGTCGATCCGTGGCTGTTCTTCTCGTCGACGGGCTCTATGGAGCTCCCGACCCAGGTGTGTCGATTTTCGGCACCCCAACCGGTGACCCGCAGGGCCTCACGATCAGTAATGATGCGAGCGGGAACCCTACGATCATCAACACATCCTACGGTTACTGGATGTTCACGGTGTCGCTCCGCTTTGAATTCCGGGGATACTGGGGCACCGCACGGTTCGAGCTTGAAGCATCGCCTGGCCGCGACCCGGTGGCCATTGCATACGGGCATGGTACATCGCTTAACGAAAGTTATACAGTCGGACTAACTGGCATAGTCGACGGTTACGCCGATCCGCAGACGTCTCTTCATGTCTACTGCGACGATCCGTCAGTATCGGTATTCGTTAAGCAGGGTTACCTCCAAGTTGCCAATGTTGGTTACAGGCCAACATGACGAGATGAACCTCAAAGAATCTGATCACCTGATGGCTCGACCTGGGAGCTCGCGTGGCCCGTACTTTCCTCACACCGATCGCGCTGCCTGCAGACCCCACATCGGCTCTGCAGGCGGCTACGAAGCAGTACGTAGATAACGGTGACGCCACGAAGGCGCCGCTCGACTCGCCGGTCTTCACCACTTCGGTGACGTTGCCCGGTGACCCCACCTTGGCACTCCAGGCTGGCACGAAGCAGTATTCGGACAACCTCACCGCCAACGCCGCAGCACTCACCGACACCGAGACCAGCGGGATCGGGCCGTCGCTGCTGGCCTCGAGGACCAACCTGTCGCCCAACCCCAACGGCCTGGTCGACAACGCCGGTTACAGCGCGAAGACCGACTCAGGTACGGGCATCACTGCCGCGCCGGCGCGCTCGGCCACCGGTGGGGCTGATGGTTCGTCGACCAGTCTGACCGCAACGTTCGTCGCCAACGCCACCGGCGAGGTGACACTGCCACAGGCCACGGTCGCGGCGGGCACGACGTACACCATCTCGATCGCTGTGAAGGCACCGGCCGGGATCACCATGGTCATGTCGGCTAACTGGTTCGCCTCCGGTGCCTATTCGACGACGACCGTGCCCCCGAACGCCAGCCTGAGCGCATCTCGGCGGACCGCCACCGGGAACTACATCCGGCTGTCCTACACCGTGGTGGGACCGGGCGGCGCCAACCAGCTGCGGCCCTACCTTTCGTTCTACGGGGCCGCTGCAGGGCAGACGATCAGCCTGTCGCAGTACATGGTGGAGGCGGCTACCGCTCCCGGGGTCTACTTCGACGGCAACTCCCCGGGCGGCGCGTGGACCGGCACCGCCGGCAGCTCGAACTCGACGTACTCGGCGGTGAAAGCCCACGGGGCGGCGTCGGCGACCGACCCCAGGTTCCTCGCGAGCTCGGGGGACGTCGCGCTCTACGGCGACTACTACTCGAACATGCCCCGCTGGATGAGTACCGCAGCCAAGACGGCCACCAGCGGCACTCTCTGGATGGTGGGAGGCATAGCCGGGTCCACCTTCACCGCTCGGACCGTGCGGATGTTCTCGGGCACGGCGGGCTCTGGCGGCAACTTCCTGGTGGGCATCTACACCGGCGCGTCGACCGCCGCGCTCACTCGCGTAGCAACGATCACCACGGCCACCACGATCACGGCGACAACGATGTATGAGTGGGTGCTCTCCGCAACTGTGCCGATCACTCCCGGGCTCTACGTCTACGCCGGCGTGCTCGCGACCATGACCACGGCGCCCACCTTCCAGGTACTCGGGGGTACTGGCACCCCCACGGGGTTCATGAACCCGACGACAGCTGCCACTTGGAGCGCCAGCATCACCGGCCAGTCCGCGCTGCCCACGACCGCCAACCTGACGACCGGTTACGCCAGCAACGGGTTGCCCCACTGGTTCGCTCTCGGGATCTAGGAGACGCACATGTCCGACGAGACCAACCTGCTCGCGGCACTGACCGGTAGCGCCAGCTCTGGCTCCTACCCGGACACCGTCCTCGATCGCCTCGACAAGGCCCTGGCTGCGGCGTGGAACCTCTCGGCCGGGTTGAACATCGCCGCACCCGTCTCGGGTAGCGATCCCGGTCCCTATCGCAGCGACGCGCAGGCCTGGGACGGGATCGTCGACCAGACCACTGCGCGTTACGGCGCCGCGCCCAAGGCGCGGACGTTGGTCGAGAAGGCGCAGCTGCTCGAGGCACTCATCAAGGGGATCGATGCTCACCGCACTTCTGGCTCTGCTGGTGGCAGCGGCGGAGGCGGTGATACCACCGGCTCCGGCACGGGAACGACGACCGGAGAGTGGGCGGCGCTCCCGGTCTTGACGTCGTCGGGGGTGACGTCGGCGAACGACTCACACCAGTCGGCTGTGCCGTCGTTCCAGTCGGACGGCATGCACGTCAGGCTGCCGTCTTCTGGCGGCTCACCCGGGCCGGGCGCGTCGGCGGCGTCGGGTAGCTACCAGCGCTGCGAGGCGTACGTCGCGGGGTGGGGCAACCTGACTGGCACCCTGTTCCTGCGTTACGACTTCACGCTGCTCGGTGGGTTCCCGACGAGCACCGGTACCTGGCAGACCATTGCGCAGTGCAAGAACTCCTCGACGGGCTCACCGCCGCTGGAGCTCATGGTCGGCAGCAAGTCGGGTCGTAATGCGGTCTATCTGCAGTGGCACTCCGCTGGCGGCTCAGAGACCGGCACCGAGATCATCTGCGATGCGACCACCGACGTGAAGCACTCGGTGGTCCTCGAGGTGCCGTTCACCACCGGCAACGCCTCGGTGAGTGCGTGGCACAACGGGGCGGTGGCCTTCTCGGGCAAGGCCCACGGCGGGACGTTGTACTCGGGGCAGTCGAGCTACGGCAAGATCGGCACGTATCGGGACGCGGCGGTCGGGAAGACCTCGGAGATCGTGTTCCACGGTGTTGCCAAGGGGTCGACGCTGGCTTCGGTGACTGGCTAACGCCGCGCAGCACAGCGCCCCCGCAGCGAGATGCTACGGGGGCGCTGTGGTCTGCGTCAGGTCTGGCGAGCCCAGACGATCACGTTCGAGAGGTAGTTGTGCGCTGAACGATCCAGCGCACCGCCACAGGTGATGAGCCGCAGCTCCGGCCCGGAGGTGTCGGAGTACACCGCCGCAGTCGGGAACGCTGCCTTCGGCACTGTCTGCACCTTGTAAACCACGAACTTCGTGGCCTTGCCGCCCGGGGCGGTGGTTGCGACCTGGTCTCCGGCCTTAAGTGTGTCGAGGTGCGCGAACGCTCCCGGCACTCCGTTGGCGTTGATGTGACCCAGGATCACCGCGGGACCCTTGCCGCCGGGCAGCGGCCCCTTGCTGTAGACGCCGAGCTCCTGGGGCGCCGAGAGCGGCGGCACCTGGATGGTCTTGTCGGCGTTGAGTCCGAGCGGCACTAGAGCCGCGTTGGACAGCCCCAGCTTCGACACCGTCATGGTGTAGTCGGCTAAGGGCGCGACGGTCGACTGCTGCTGGGCGGCGATGCTGCCCTGTCCCGGCGGAGGAGCTGCCGGGGTGTCCGTGGAGCAGGCGGTCAGGAGTCCGCCGCCGAGCAGGATGGCAGTGGCGAGCGCGAGGACCGCGCGAGTGGTGGCGACTCGCATGGTCCCTACACCGCCCCGGTCTGGATGGAGCCGCTCGGAACGTCGGTGACCTCGTTGCCCGAGGTCGTGGCCTTAGAGCCGTCGTCCTGGGTCGGGTTGACGACCACGCCGTTGTTGATCTCGGTGCTGCCGTTGTTCACGGTCGAGCTCTGCGGGGCCGGGGTGTAGCCGCTCACGCAGTAGTTGAGGTCGTGGAGCTTGGCGCTGTAGGCGTCGGAAAGGGCCCCCCGCTCCTGACTGGTGGAGTGCCCGATCAGCGAGAACGAGTCGTCCTCGATCTTGCCGTTCTTCTCCGCGAAGTGATCGCAGTTGAGCGCGTCGATCTCCGCGCGGACGTCCGCGACAGTGAGCGTGGTTGGCTTCGGCTCAGTGACGGGCGGCGTGGTGTTGGTCTTCGCGGGCGGCGTGGTGGTCGTCTCCGCAGGCGGCGCGGTGGTGCCGGTGTCGCAGTTGATGCCGGCGTCAGCGACCGCCGAGAGTGCGTTCTCCTTGCTCTGCTTGGCTCCAGTGAGGTCGGCCTGGGCGGCGTTCTTCGCGACCTCGGCGTCCTGCACGGCCTGCTTGTCGTTCTGGAGGGTGGTCTGCGCTGCACCGAGTCCCGGGTCGCCAGCGGGGAGCAGGTTGAGCGCGGACTCTGCAGCGGTAACCGCAGAGTTCGCATCGGTCAGGGCGGCCACCTTGTCGGCGAGGGTGCTCTTGGCGGTGTTGACCGCCTTGACGGCCGCGTCGACGGAGACGCAGAGGGCGGGGGTCTCGGCCGGGGCCGGAGAGGCGAGCGCGACGCCCGACCCGAAGGTCAGGCTTGTCGCGATGAGGCCGGCGCCGACGAGGGCGAGCGGCCGGAGGGAGCGGGTCACGGAGTTCTCCATGGGTCAGATGGGAAAAGCGTCTTGCTGATAATCGAACCGGCTTAAAGGTTGGTTACGGTGGGTCGTCGAAGTTCGGCCAAGCGGCTCATCGTGGCTTCCGCGCCATCCGCGCGACGTCGTTGGCCGAGTACAGCGCCACGGTGTGTCGGGGCGGCTCGGTGAACGAACCGACAGGCCGCAGCCGAGCCTTGACGGCTTCCGGTTCCACACCGAGCTGAGTGGCGGCCTCCTCGAGCGTGAGGAGCGTGTCCGTGGTCATGACTCTCACTCTATGCCTCAGAGTGCCCTAGCGCAAGGAGCGCGCCAGCGCCCGTCGACGAGGGATCTTCACCGTCACCGGCACGATCGGCGGGCGCGGCTGGGTCCACGCGTCGCAGCTGCCGCTACGCGCCTTGTTGTACGGCGGGTCGAAGTAGTGGATCAGCGCCCATTCCACACAGAGCGCGGCGTAGCGGTCCGGGAACCAGTGCGCGCGGATGTTCGCCACCTGCGAGCACAGCTCAACCTCATCGGGAGCGTCCCAGTGCTGTCGAGCCCTGATCTGCGGCGCCGACGAGATGCCGGCGTAGAGCACCGCCTGGTCGGCGTCGAGGTAGACGTACACCGCGGTCGGGTCCCAGCCCTTGCCGTCCGGGTGCGGAGCTCGCGAGGGCCGCGGCGCAGCACCGGACAGCTTGCCGCCGTAGCGGGCGCCGCGGTAGAAGCCGTAGCCGAACAGCGCCAGCATGACGACCAGCACCGTGACGACCACAACCACCGTCGAGTGGCTCACTGCTGCCCCCCGAACAGCGACTTGAGCTTGTCCCGCAGCGGTAGCCGGTACTCGTCGCTCTGCGGACATGTGCGGTGGTGCTGGCAGCCATCACCGCAACGAGCCGCCTGCATGCCCTCGCGGAAGCCGTCCTCGAACGCTTCCGAGACGTCGTCCTCGGTCGGCGTGTCGTACCCCGATGGCTCGGTCACCGTGTCATCTCCTCGTCAGGTCGAACGTCAGGCCGCGTCAGATCGTCAGGCCTCGTCGAACGCCTCCAACGCGCTGACCAGGTCTTCCCGCCGGTACGCGCGGACTGACTGACGCGCGCCGGGGTCGTGCGTCGGGCGGGACGGGGCCACCGACCGCACCGACGCGATCTGTGCGTCAGTCAGGGACTTCTTCGCCTCGGCGACCGGAAGTCCGGCGCGGTCGCCGCAGAGTTCCAGCGCCGCGCGGATCGCCATCTCTTCGTCGCTGACGATCTCGGCGTCTTCGACGTCGTCCGGCGTGACGTCAGCGCTCATCCCCATCCGCTCGCGCCACAGCCGCCGCGCGCGGTTGCGCGCCACGATCTCCTCGCGGTCCATCGCGCCGAAGCGGTGCAGCTCGGGCAGGTTGTAGCCGCCGCCGCGGATAAACGCCTTGCCGGCGTCGTTGGGCTCGTCGTCAGTGGCCGTGACCAGCGAGTACGGCTCCCAGCCAGACTGCGTCGAGCCCTTGCCGAACATCTGCACCGCATCCGAGAACGGGCAGGCGAACCCGACCGTGACGTTGACCTGGTCGAGCACCGCCCGCGGCACGCGGTTGGTATCCAGGTCGGGGCTGGCCATCACCACCGACACGCTCGACTTGCGGCACACCTCGAGCAGCAGGGTCAGGTTCTCGGCGAACTCCTTATCGGTGGTCGCCGAGGACAGCTCATCGATGAACAGCACGTGCCCGCGGCGGTCCGGGGTCTCGCCGGATTCGTCGACGATCCACCACTGGTCGACCTCGCCGTCCAGGTCGGCATCCATGCCCTCGTCGAGACGGCGGTTGCGCTGCTTGCACAGCGCCCGGAGCCGCTTGATCTCACCTAGCGCGTCGTCGCTCTCGTGGAAGGTGCCGGTGCGGTTCCACTGATTGCGATACGCCTTGAACGTCGGGCCCTCCTGGCGGTCGATCGCCGACCACGTCGCGTCGGGCATGTCGCACACCGCGTCCAGCACATCCTGCAGCGCCTGCGACTTCCCACTGTTGTGGTTTAGCAGCCCCTCGGCCACGTAGCACTCAGGACCAGGCACCGTCAGGTCGTAATACACACCTTTACCAGCAGGTGTAACGCTCTCTATCCGGAGCCACCTGGTACCATCAAGTGGTGCCGAAGGAAACGACGTGGTCGATGTCAGTAAGAGATGCGTACCGCCTGCACACTGAGGAGTTGTTGCCCTGCACGGAAGTTGCGAGGCGCTGCGGAGTGACTCAGACGGCCGTGAGTCAGCAGTTCGCCAAGCTGGGGTGGCCAGTGAGAAAAACGAACGGGAAGACACCAGCAGAGACTGCACGGATGCTGGACCCCACCACCCTCGTGCGAGCCGTCGAGCTGTACCAGCAGGGCTGGGGGCTCCGCCCCATCGCAGGAGAGCTGGGCGTGGGGTGGAAGTGGCTGTACCGACAGCTTCCGGAACAGGGCGTGCCGATCCGCAACCAGGCTGTGCCCCTGTCACGGAACACCCAGCTACGGGGCTATCACGTCGACAAGCACGGCTACGTGAGCGTGCGGATGCCGGAGCATCCTCAGGCGAAACGATGGGACGGCCACGTGTCCGTCCACCGCGTCGTGATGGAAGACCGGCTCGGCCGATACCTGACGCCGGACGAGGTGATCGACCATCGTGACGGCGACACATCGAACAACCACCCGGACAACCTGCGCCTGTTCCCGTCGAACGCGGAGCACCTACGCACGACCCTGACGGGTATCCCGAAGCTCCCTGCCCACCGGCGCGAGCAGGTGCGGCGAGAAGCTGTCCAGCGCGCAACGAGTCGAGTCGACGCCATCCTGTCGGGGTCAGGAACCGGTGCTGACCCGTCACTGTCATGGTGGCCCCGTCCGAGCACCGCACCTCATACAAAGCCGCGGTCCCTTTTACGTACGGGGGCCCGTGAGTCTGAGCCCGAACCCAGCCACGAGACGGATCCCATGCCTGGACTGTGACTGCCTCTCCGGCTGCGGCGAGATCATCGACACGAACGTGCTCGTCGCGGTCGGGGAGGTAGATGCGCGTCCATGGCGCAATACACCCCGAATTGCCCGCAAAAAGCATGCGTGTCCGATTCAGGCTCAGTGACGTCACGCGGCCCCCGGTGCGTCGGGCCACCTCGAACGGCCGGGTGTAGGACAGCGACATCGGCTCCCGGCGCGGCATCGCCTTCGGCGGCAGCGGGTCGGCCCAGAGCAGCCGCAGCTCCCCGGTGCCCGCGGCCTTCGGGTTCGGCACCCACGCCGAGGAGCCCACCGGGAACCCGAGATTGCGCTCCAGGGCACGCACGTCGTCCGGGCTCACGGGGTCGGCGCATCGAGCTCCGAACCCGGCACCGAGCTCTGTGCCGTCCGCGCTGATCGGGTGTGCGTCACCGGTGCGCTCCAGCTCTTTGCCACGCTCGGCGAGCACGCCCGACGCCGAGGCCCACAACGTCGCCCAGTCCCGGCGGGTCAGCTTCGGGCCGCCACCGTCACGGCGTGCCGGTGGCGTGACGTTCAGGCCACGCCACACGCACACCGCCACGGCCAGCACGCACAGCACGGCCGCGGGCCACCACCGCCACGTCGTGATACCGAACGGCACGGAGCACACGCACGGCAGCACGCACAGCCGCAGCAGCCACCGTGACGCCTCTTTCGAGTCGACCACCAGCGCGAGCACGACCATCACGGCCGTCACGGCCAGCCCGTACCCGATCGACGGCCACGGCGCGAACCCCGACACGCACGTCGCCACGGCCAGCAGCACGCACAGCGACACGGCCTGCCAGGTGCGACGCATCCGCCGGTCCCGGCGCTCCCGCCACGCCTCACGCTCCCGCAGCGACAACCGCCCCCCGGCGGCCCCGGCGATCCGGTCGGCCTTGTCGAGCCGCTCGGTGTGGGCGTCGTCGCGGACCCACGGCAACCAGTCCTGGTAGATGAACGCCAGCGCACCCACCACCACCGACTGCGCGCCGTAGACCAGCGTGTCGGCGGCGTCCAGGGGTCCGTACAGCACCAGCTCACCGACCGGCCGGCGGGCGACAGCGGTACTCGGGTCGTCGGTGACGGTCACGCCGTGCCCCCTTCGTCGTCGACCTCGGTACCCCACCGATCAGCACGCTTCGCAGCTGTGCCGTGCGCGCCGGGGCGTGCGCGGGTGTGCGTGCCGACGCCGTCACCGTCACGGGTGTGCGACCGCACCCGCACACGCGTGCTCGACGGGTCGTCGTCATCGAACGCACGCCCAGCAGCACGGTTCGTGGCGTAACGGCGTCGGTCGGCGAACGACACCCGCCGTGTCGACTGTGCGCTCTTGGCGTGCGCACGCCGGTCCAGCACGTAACCGCCGACCATGCCCGCGCCGCACGCCCCGATCGTCACGAGCTGCACGGCGCCCTGGAACGCAACCATCGACGCGGCGATGCCGGCGCAGGACACCAGGAACAGCACAGCCCCGGTCTTGCCGCGGTGACGCCGGTGCACCTTGCGGCCGTAGCGGAACACGTTGCCCGCACGCCGCGACGTGCGCTGCCACGACGTCTCTCGACGGCCGGGGGTACGGCGCTTGCGCTTGCCCCCGAACTCCTCGGAAGCACGTCGTTGCTCGACGCGAGGCACGGGTCAGCTCAGCTCGCGCTCGGTCTCGGCGACGCGCACGGCGTCCGCGCGGTACACCGGAGCCTCGGGCAGCGCCGTCGGAGCCTTCCGCGCCGTCAGCGCCCGCGCGCCGAGGGTGGCGTTGTGGACCTGGAACCGGGCGACCGCCGTCCGGGAGCGGACCGTGTCGGTGACGCCCCAGGCGATAGCTCCGGCACCGGCTGTGGCGACCGCCAGTCCGGCGGCGATCAGCAGCCACTGGAAAACCGCGTCGGCGGCACCGTCCGCGGCAGTGGCACCACGGACCACGAGTGTGGCGACGGTCGAGAACACCACGGTGGAGACGACGACGAACAGCCACCAACTGCCCCGACCGGGCGCTGGGCAGTGATCGGTGCAGCGGCTCATGCGCTGGCCTCCTGCTCGGTCCGGTTGGCGCGGATGCCGGCGGCCACCTCAGCCTTGGAGCCACGGACCCTCGCGCCTTCGGCGCGGGCCAGGTCACGCAGCTGCGGCAACGTCAACTTGGACAGGTCGTCGACGGCGTGCAGCTTCGGCGCACGGTGCTCGATGCTGGGCACCGTCTCCGGCGCGCCCCAGGGCTCGGTAGGCGTGTCAGCCTTCGGCTCGTTGACTGACATCAGCTCGTCAGGCGTGTCAGTTTCCACGGATGGCTCGGCGCGCCACTCTCGAGAGGCGACGTGCACTGACGCGACCAGGAACGCCGGCCCGACCAGTCCGAACAGCCCGTAGGCGCCGAGGCCGCCGACCGCGGTGACCGCCGAGGCGCCGACGACCAACAGGGCGGCCTCGACGCGACTGCGCCAGTGCGACGCACGCAGCCACATCACGGTGCCGACGATGGCGGCCAGCTCGAGCACGGCGATCGACGAGAACTGGACGTTGTGCACGCCGGAGCGGCTCGCGAGCTGCAGCGTGCTCGACGCCGAGAGGGTCAGCGCGCCGGCGGCGATGGCGGCGAGCAGGACGATGAGGCTTCCGCGGGCCCAGGTCATCAGAGCCTCCCGTCGCGCGCCAGTTTCGACGCGACACCCGACACCTTCGAGCTGCGGGCGGCCGAGCGCCCGATGCGCTCGCCCTCGCGCAACACTTGGGCGCGGTCCGCTTTGGGGACCTCGCGCAGGATCGCGCGTACAGCCGCCCGATCAGCGGAGGCGCCCCGGCCGGAGTGGATCGCGTACTCACCGGCTCGGAGGAACCCGATGCGCTTAGCAGCGGACGCCATGCCGGACACGCGCACGTAGCCCGAGCCATCGCGATTGACCACTGCCGAGGTGACTCGTCCGCCGATTCGATGAGCGGCGACGACGTGACCAGCTTCGTGACGGGCAGTCTCGGCCGGGTAGTGGCCCGGTGCGATGTGCGCGACCATCGCCCCGGAGGTGGCCCTGGAGCGCGTCCGGAACAGCAGCAGCACGATCGGCACCAGGACCAGCAGGGCCGCGGGGTGTGCCTTCACCATCGCCACGGCCAGGCCGGCGATGAGCAGCACCATCAACAGCTTCATCGCTGCGTCTCCTTCTGACGGCGCGCCTCGTCAAGCCGAGCGCACCACTCGCGGACCTCGGCGCGGACGCGCTCGCTCTCGGCTGCCCAGCGCTGACGCTGCTCGGACGGATCACCTGGCCTGGTCATGACTCCCCCTGCGGCGGCAGCGCCCAGCGGCGCGCGGTCTCTTTGTCCACGCCTGTGATCGTCTCGATCCGACGCCAGGACAGCCCTTGGTCGCGCAGCCACTCGATGGCCACGCCACCGTCGCGGGTGTTCGTCCTGCGGCGATCCAAGGCGCGCTTGACCCCGGCGATGGTGTCGGCGTAGACGTCGCCGGTGCGCTCGCCTTCCGCAAGGAGCGAGGCGAGAGCCTCGTCGAGTTCCGCGCGAGTCACTGGCACGTACGCAATCGTCTCAGTTCCGAGACACCTGAGCAAGCAGGGCTCAACTCCGCCACCCGTTCAGCGCACGACGAAGCCCCCGATCCCGGGGGTGGGGATCGGGGGCTTCGGACCCAGGCTGCAGGGGAAGTGACTTACGCCTGGGGGTTCTCTCGCCCTGATGGCGAGAGGTCTAAGGCGACTCTACTTTCGCCGAGGGAGCCTCGTCGTCGGGCCGCCATTCGACGGGTGGGGAGAACATGACGTCGGACCAGCCGCCGTCGTGGGTCTCGGTCACCGACGACGAGAAACCGTGGCACATCGCGACAAGGTCGGCCTGTTCGACGTTGGTGGTGAAGACGGTGGCGACGATGTGGGACCACTCGCGGCGGTCAGCGGCTTGCTCGAGCTGTTCGTCGATCTTGCCGAGTTGCCAGCCCGCGGCGTAGGCGTCGTCGTCGTACGGTCCGCCTTTCGAGGTGCAGGCCACGAACGGCATAACGGGGCTGTAGGAGGCGTGGTCGCCGTCGTTGTCGTGGTCGTGTCCCGGGGTCACAGATCGGACTCCATGTCAGCTTCGAAGCGAAGGGTGCCGCCGCGGAGGAGCCCCAGGACGTGGTGCCAGGGGAGGCCGCCGGGTGGGAACATGAGGTTCACCGACGAGTAGTCGGAGATGTCGTCGGTGCCGACGGCGCCGCAGCACACGACCCACCCTGCGGGCATGCCGCGTCCACCGAACGCGTAGTGGGCGTTGCGGATGGCTTCGTCGAGGGCGCGTTCGGCGTCGCGCTGCTCCGGGGTGGTGTCGTCGTCGGTCATCGGCTGTCCTCCGTGTCGCGCACGGCGCCGGTCGGGATGTCGGCGGGGGGTTGCATCTCGGCACCGTCGAGGCTGCCCCGGTAGCCCCCTCCGGGCTGTCGGTGGTTACGCACTGGACTCAGGTGCTCAGCGCCGAGCGCGACCCTTATCCGTTTCGCTGTCTCCTGCTGGGCCCGTCCAAGCCGGGCACGCGGGGTCGTGTCCGAGTCGGGTTCGTCGAAGTTTTCGTCGGCGAGCCGTTCAAGGTCGGCGGCGAGTTGCCGCAGCGCTTCGCGGCCGGTCCTCACTCGTCGTCCTCTCTCGTCGCGTTCGTGACCATGGCTTGCATCTGCAGCCACTTGTGGCCCTCGGGTTCGGGCGCGGTGGCTCGGGCGTGGTCGATCAGGACGCGGAGGGCGGTGGACGCGCGGTCGTTGTCGGGGTCAGCGTTCACGATCCACCCGCTCCCGCGTCTCGCGTTCCCGCTCCCTCTCACCGTGGCCCTTACGCCACTGTTCCTGCATCCGCTCGGCCTTGTCGTGGCCGTTGCCGTAGCTCATGTCGTGCTCCCCTTCGAATTGTGGTCAGGTGTCTCGTCGTGCGCCTGGTCGCTGCGCGGTGACCTCGGCAGGGTCCCAGACCCTTCGCCCGGTGTGGTCGTCAGTCGTCGTTGGCAGGCTGGTCTCCATTCAGGTCATGCGTCGAGCCAGACGACAACCGTGGCGCCGCCGTGTCCCGCAACTCGTCGGCGAAGTCGTCGCGCGGCGTTGGGGCGGTCACTTCGAGCCCTCCGGAACGTCGAGCACGCGGGCGGGGAGCGTTAGTCCCGTCGTCCGGTACTCACCGGCCGCTCCGGTCAGCCGCCAGGCGTGGGCGATCCGCTCGGCGACCATGTCTGCGCCCGTGCGCACCACCGCTCCCACCGGTAGCCCGTCGAGCTGCTCGACGGTCTCGACCATGTCCCCGACCGCGGGGGCGATCTGTGCCAGCACGGCCGGGTCGCCGTGCTGCGGGCACTCGGGATGGGCCTCGAAGCGATGCATGTGCGCGGCCGGGTCCCACGGGTCGGAGCAGAGGCACTCGCCCTCCCGCGGCGGGGTCGCGACCGAGGGCGTCGGGCGAAGCGGGAGCAGGCGGGCGAGTCGGTCCGCGTCCTCGTGCCCGATCACGTCACGAGCTGCGTCCTCCGTGCCGCCGGAGTGGTCGCCGGTCTCGGCCGCGTACAGCCACCATCCGAGCGCGCCTCGGACCTGCGAGGTCGAGAAGCGACGCCAGTCGTCCGCGGCCAGGTCCCCGCCCTCGGGCGCGGCAGCGGGCTCGGTGTGCATGGCGTCCGAGGCGTCGACCTCGTCGTTGCCGTAGAACGCGATCCGCGCGACTCGCGCATAGGTCCGAGCTAGATCACCCGCGTCGACCAGAGCGTTCACGCCGCCGTCGTTGCGCTCGAACACGTCACCCGGATGGACCGCGACTATGCGACGGAGCTGCTGCTCAAAGCGCCGTGTCAGCTCCGACTGGTCGAGGAAGCCGTCGGTGGTGAAAGCATGGCCAGGATCGCGCACGTCTTCTCGCGGCGGGGCCGCGACCGAGGGCGCGGGCCGCCTCATGTGCACTTTGACCTCGGATCGCAGACCTTCGATCGCACTGACGGCCGACCGCGCTTCCTCGGCGACCCGCTCGTCGTCGAGCGATTCGTTCGCCTCTTCGAGGTCACTCGCGATCCGTGTTAGCCCGTCCACGAGCCAAGTCAGGTCCCCGCCCTCGGGCGCGGGCGAGGTGGCGCGGGCGTGGTCGATCAGGACGCGGAGGGCGGTGGACGCGCGGTCGTTGTCGTCCACCAGCCACATCGGGCCTGCCCGCTCAACGAGGTCCGCGGCCTCGCGCGGCGTGAAGTCGGTCATGTCGTCCCTCCGAAGTCCTGCTCGTAGCGCTCGTCGCGCATGACCCCGACCGCGATCGCGACCGTGTCCCATTCCGTGAGCTCGCCCTCGGGCGTGCGCTCGGGTCCGACGTGCGGCTCGAGGTCGCGTTCCAGCTCGTCGAGCCATTCGTCGTGCTCGGACTCCCACACCGTCTCGGGCCGGTCGAGGTAGTCGCTCATGACCGACTCCGGTGCTGACCGGGCGCGTAGTGCAGTCCGAAGTGCACGCCGCCGAACATCGCAGCCACCGCGCCGAACAGTCCGGCGAGCGGGATCCCGTAGAGACCGCCCAAGGTCGCGAGCACGATGCCTCCGACGGTGGAGATCGCGGTGATGACCGCGAGCCGCGTGATCATGCCGTCACGCCCTCGATGTAGACCGGACCGGTCCGGTGGATGGCCGTGTACGACATGAAGGCCACGGCCGTGCGCAGGCAGCGAGTGCCGACATGCACGGGCTCGCCGCCGTCCTCGGCCTCGGCCGAGATCACGTACGCGGCCACGCAGGCGACATCGCCGCAGTGCTGGCACCCGACTCGGAGGTCGAGCGGGAAGGTGTCTGTGCTCATGTGCCCACAGTAGCACTGCACTGGTGCAGTGTGCAATACTGGCTCGCATGGACGAAGCCACCATCGCCGAGCAGGCCCGCCGCTGGCACGCGAGCACTACGAACACCGAGCGCGAGCACGCCACGCTCGTCGAGCTCGTACAGGGCGGCGCCGTCAGCGGCATCTCTGGACTGCGCATGGCCGCGATCACCGGTGTGCACCGCAACACGATCGCGCGCTGGCTCAGCGAGAACACGGACGAGGAGACAGATCACGATGAGGGCTAGGACCAAGATCGCCCACGCGCTCGGGCACCGCTGCGCGCCGACTCCACGGCGCGGGTTCGGGTTCGCCCGCGGGGCCGTGACGTGCTGGTGCGGTCAGCGCTGGGTTCACGTACTGGTCGCGGGCGCGGGCTACCGCTGGTACCGCGCAGAGTCCGAGGTGCGGCGATGAGCGATGTCGACGACGTGAAGCGCTGCTCGACTTGCGGTCGGCCATCACCGTGTCCGGATGTTCTCGCCGTGGCCGAGGAGTCCGAAGCCAACCTCGATCGTATGCGCCGTGAGGCCTATGAGCGGCACATCGACTGGCTAGAACGGAATGAGCCCCGATGACTGAACTGCACATCCCCGACGAGGCAATCGAGGCACTGCGCAACTTCGATCTTGTGCCCGACGCTTCTCGTGTTGACGCCATCGCTCGCCCGGTCCTGATCGCCGAGCTACGGAAGTGGTCCGAGGATTGTTACGCCGAAGGGTTCAACGTGATGGGCAATCGCCTGGGTCGACGCGCCGACGAGCTGGAGGCCGAACGATGACCGAGCGCGACGCCTGCGTCTGTGGCTGCACCGAGCCCGTCCACAACGGTGCCAAGGTCGGCATCGAGGAGCCGGGCGTCTGCATGTGCGGGCACTACTTGTACCTGCACTATCGCGACGAGCTGGAGGTCGACCGTGACTGAGACCTGCCAGTCGTGCCGCGAACGCGTGCGCACGGCCGGCGTCGTGACCCGGTGCCCGCGCTGCGGCGCGGGGGTCGTCGACTACTTCCCGATCCGGGTGCTCTCGCTCGCGGTCGCCTTGTTCGCCCTGTTCGTACTCACCAGCGTGATCTTGGAGGTGTTCTTGCGATGATCGAGGAACCGCTGATCCTGACCGGCACCGCACCCGGTCCGGCCGGCTACCCGTCGTACCGGGTGGTGCTCGGTATCTCCGACTCCGGGCACATGGTGTGCGCGATCCGCGTGGGCCGCGACCCGGAGCTTGTCGTCGTCCCGGAGCGGGTCACCGACCATGCCACGGCGGAGGCAATCGCCGAGGTCGCCCGGATCGCGGAGGACGAACGATGAGCGTCGACACCCTGCTCACGCTCGAGGAAGCGGTCGCACAGATCGGCGTCCCGGCCGCGACGGTCAAGGCTCAGCTCTCGCCCGTGGGCAGCTACTCCAACGGCTACGGCAAGACCACGGTCGCGCTGTACTCGGGCAACGACGTCGCGCGGATGGCGCGCCGGCTAGCGCGCCCGTGACGAGCGCCGTCGCCGCCGTTCGCGGTCGCGACGGCGCTCCCACGCGTCCATCCGCGCGCAGTGCGCCAGATACGCCCCGACCGCCCGGTCCGCGGCGCGGCACGCGCGCTGGGCCAGCGTGACCGCGTGCGTGCGGGCCCGCACGGTCCGCACGGCCTCCGGCACGGCGCTCACCGGTGCGACGCCTCGGTGACCCACGCGGCCGCACGCAACACGATCAGCAGCCCCACCACGACCAGTACCAGCACCCCGCCGAGCGCGCCCAGGAAGTAGAACCCGGCCAGGTACGCACCGCCCACGCACAGCGCACGGTTGCCCAGCTTCCGGCTCGCACGCTTGCGCCCGGTCGGCGTCCACGACGGCCCCTTCCCTCGCCCGCGCCCGCGCTTGACGTTCCCGACCTTGCGGATGCCGTGCCCGCCGCAGCCCGCGCACCACAGGCCGCCGTGTACGCGCCCGGAGCCCCGGCACTTGTGGCAGGCCTTGTACACCCCGGAGCGGGGCAGGTGGCGGCGCTTGCCGCCCTCGGCGGCTCCCTGGGCGCGACGGGCGCTCACAGCGCGGTCACCATCGGGGCCAAGAACGTGATCACCGGCGTGAGGATGCCCAGCACGGAGAGCACGATGACCCCGGTCGCCCCGTAGAGGATCGGGACCACGATCATGTGCTCGCCGCCGCGGTCGGTGTGGAACAGGCCCGGCGTACAGCCCGGGTGGGACTCGTCGACCGCCATCGGGCGCGGCAGACGGATCCAGCGCAGCCAGAACGACACCTCGTAGAACGGCACCCACCAGCCGCACGCGTGGCGGCGCCAGACCTGACGGTTCCGGCCGCGGCGCAGCAGCGGGTAGAGCGTCACGTTGTAGAGCGCCGAGAGCGGGACCCCCGAGGGCGTCATCCAGTCCAGCAGCACGTGCGAGGCCGTCCCCGTCGCGACCGCGATCCCGAACCACAGCCCCCACCCGGCCTCGCCCCAGTACCCGAATGCGAGGCTGGCCAGCACCCCGACCGCGAGCCCGAACATCGCGCACCACTCCAGCGAGTGCGACGGGCCGCGGTGCAGGTCGGTGCGGTGGCGGTCGTGGCGGGTGCGGATGCGGTAGCCGGCGCGAGCCGACCAGCGGACCGCCATCGCGCCCAGGTGCATCCGACGGGTGTAGTTCGGGTGATCCCAGTCGTTGATCGCGGCCACCCCCCAGCACGCGAGCCCGACCCCGATCGCCACCGGCCACGGCACCGGGGCGTACGCGCCGAGTAGAACCGCGCACGGCGCGGCGCCGGCCTGGTGGGTCGCCTTCATGGGCATGGTCAGCGGGCTCCAGCCTGTGCGCGGTTGGCCGCCCAGCGGGCGAGCTCGTCGAGGTCGTAGAGGTAGGTCTGGCCCACCTTCTGGGCGGGCTCGGGGAAGTCCTTGTCGCGGGCGCGGGCGTTCTTGAGCGCGGTCAGGCTCACGCCGTCGAGCTGCTCGACAGCATCCGGCAGCGCGATCAACATCGGGGGCGGCTCGGCGTCCGCGGGCGCGTTCGGGACCGGCTCGAGGTGACGTCGACCGACGTCATGAACCGGCGAATCCCCTACACGCGCGGTGTTGGGCGACATCGCTGGGCGGACGCTCTGCACGACGAGCGGGGGCGCGTCGGCGATCCAGGCCGCGGGCCCGGGCAGCAGCGCCTTCGTGGCCCGGTCGGTCGACAGCGGCACCTGGACGGCGACCGCGCTGCCGCCGGTGACCACCTGGACGCGTCCCGGGTGGTTCGACGAGCGGGGCAGCGTGGAGGCTCGGCCGTCGCCGACGTCACCGAACAGCATCCGCGCGGTCTGCGGCGAGAACCGGTTCCCGATCTTGACGCCGTACGCCTCGCGGGCGTCGCCGCCACCGGACGCGGCCGCCGACATCCGCTGCCCGACGGTGAGCACGTGCGTGGCCGCCTCGCGCCCGACGAACAGGATGCCCTCGATCGCGTCCACGGCCGGGGAGGTGCCCTTGCCCTCGCACTCCGCGCGCCAGTAGCGGGTCAGCTCGCGGGTGGTGCGGTTCGCCTCGTCGACGATGATCAGCACGCGCTGCTGCTCGGCGTCGTAGCCGTGGTCCCAGTAGCTCTCGCACCGGGCCTGGACCTGTGCGAACAGCTCGAGCAGCAGGTCGTGGGCGAGCGCGGTGGAGCGGATGACCTCGATGCCGTCGACGCCCTTGGCCCACTTCGCCGACGCCCCGCGCTTGATCACGTCGATGTAGATCACCCGCGCGGGCCGGGCCTTGCGCCGCATCTGGAGCGCGATCCCGGCGCAGAACTCGGACTTGCCCCCACCCGAGCCCATCGAGCACAGGATGTGCGGGGAGTCCCCGCCCAGGCTCACCCGGGCGGGGACGCCGCCCGCGGCCAGTCCGATGATCAGCTCGTCGTCGGCGGCGTTCTCCCACTCGCGCACGATCTCGGAGAACACCACCAGCGTGGGCGGCTGCGGGATCGCCGAGACCAGCAGCGTCGGCGGGCGCGCTTCGAGGTCGAACTGCCAGAACGGGTTCTGCACGCCCGCGACCGCGGCCGTGAGCAGGGCGAGACGCTCGCGGCGCGTCTCGTTCATCGCGAAGTTCTCGGGCAGCGTGAGCAGCACCGGCTTGTCGGGGTCGTCCTGGTGCCCGATCGGGACGTGAATCCACTCGCGCGGGTTGCGGCGCCGGGGCATGTCCAGCAGCGGGCCGACCGCGAGCGCGATCGCCTCGATCCAGCGCTTGTAGTGCTCCCAGCGCCGGGTCTTGTGCACCACCACGTAGACCGCGGTGACGATCCCGAACCAGACCGGGATGCGCAGCGTGGACGCGGTCGCGCCCGGAGCGAGCAGGATCCCGATGATCGCGGCCGTGATCCCGAGCAGGGCGCCCCAGCGGATCGCCGAACGCCGGCGGTGCGACTGGTGCGCCCACCAGCCCGCACGGTCCGGGTCGTACGGTGCGGTGCCAGGCTTCGTCCAGCCCGCGTTGGTGCGGTGAGTGCCGTCCAGCGGGTGTCCGACCGCGAACCGTGCCGCCCGCACGACGGGATGATCGGACATGGTCAGCCCAGCGCGTCCAGCTCGACGGGCACGGGCTCCAGGGCCTCGTCGCCGCGTGCGGGCACGGTCTCCGTGCGGTCGAGCCGGTCGGCGGGCACGTGCAGGCGTGCGGGGTCGACGGCCGGGCGCACGGCCGTGCGCTCCAGGCGTGCCGCGGCGGCCGCGTCGAGCCGGTCGTCGTGGGTCGCGAACCGGCGCACGGCCGCGCGGGAGGCCGCGGCGTCGTAGACGAGCCAGCCCCCGATCCCGAGCAGTCCGAGGGCGCCGAGGATGCCCGCGACGTCGAAGGTGATCCCGATGGCGGCGTCGAGCACGGGTTCGGGTGCGGTCAGCGCCCGGAACGCCGCGGCGATGCCCGCGACGGCGCCGACGAGCGCGATCAGCTCGACGAGCCACGCGATGCCGCCACCGCCCGAGGCCGTGATCTTGACGCCGTTGTGGAACATGGTGGTGCGGCTCATGCGCTGGCCTCCCGGTTCGGTGCGGTCGCCGCACGCAGCCGCACGCGCAGCTCGTCCGCGCTGCCGCGCTGGGTCACGCCTCGCGTCTTCGCGAGCTCGCGCAGGTCGTCGCGGGAGAGCGCGTCGAGCCCGTCGGACCGTTCGCGTGCGAGCCCGGGCACGGCGTGCAGGGTGGCGGGCGGGGACGGTGCGACGGGCGCGGTCTCGGGCACGGTCTCGGGCGGACCCCAGGGCTCGACGGGCGCGACGGGCGCGGTCGCGGACGGTTCGTGCGCGGCGTGCGGCTCGGCACGCCACTCCCGGGAGGCGACGTGCACCGACGCGACCAGGAACGCGGGCCCGACCAGCCCGAACAGCCCGTAGGCGCCCAGGCCCCCGATCGCGGTGACCGCGGACGCGCCGACGACGAGCAGCGCAGCCTCGACGCGACTGCGCCAGTGCGACGCGCGCAGCCACATCACGGTGCCGACGATGGCGGCGAGCTCGAGCACGGCGATCGACGCGAACTGGACGTTGTGCACGCCGGAGCGGCTCGCGAGCTGGAGCGTGCTCGACGCGGACAAGGTCAGCGCGCCGGCGGCGATGGCCGCCAGCAGGACGATGAGAGAACCGCGCGCCCAGGTCATCAGAGCCTCCCGTCGCGCGCCAGTTTCGACGCGACACCCGACACCTTCGAGCTGCGGGCGGCCGAGCGCCCGATGCGCTCGCCCTCGCGCAACACTCGGGCGCGGTCCGCTTTGGGGACTTCGCGCAGGATCGCGCGAACAGCTGCCCGATCAGCGGAGGCGCCCCGGCCGGAGTGGATCGCGTACTCACCGGCTCGGAGGAACCCGATGCGCTTAGCAGCGGACGCCATGCCGGACACGCGCACGTAGCCCGAGCCATCGCGATTGACCACCGCCGAGGTGACTCGTCCGCCGATTCGGCGAGCGGCGACGACGTGACCAGCTTCGTGACGGGCAGTCTCGGCCGGGTAGTGGCCCGGTGCGATGTGGGCGGTCATCGCCCCAGAGGTGGCCCTGGAGCGCGCCCGGAACAGCAGCAGCACGATCGGCACCAGGATCAGCAGCGCTGCGGGGTGCGCCTTCACGATCGCCACGGCCAGGCCGGCGATGAGCAGCAGCAGGATCGTTTTCATCGCCGCCACCGCCGGTCGGTCTTGTGCGACACCCGCGCGTGGTCGTCGGCCACCCGGTAGGCCGTCTCCCAGGTCGGGAACCGGGCGGGCAGCCAGTCCTCGCCGCACTGGCAGTCGACCATCCAGCGGCCGTGGAACGACGAGATCATGCCCTCGTGCAGCGCCTGACCGAGCTCGGCCATGGTCCGCACCGGACGGCGGACGGGACCGCGGACCGTGGGGCGGTAGCGGGGGAGACGTCGGGGCAGCGTCATGACTCGTCCTCGGTGCTCGGCGGTAGCGCCCAGCGGCGCGCGGTCTCCTTGTCGACACCGGTAGCGGTCTTGATCTGCCGCCAGGTCAGTCCGCGGTCGCGCAGCGCCTCGATCGCGACACCACCGTGGCGCGTGTTGCTCTTGCGGCGCTCGAGCGCGCGCTTGACCCCGGCGACGGTGTCGGCGTAGACGTCACCCGAGCGCTCTCCCTCGGCCAGTAGCTGCGCCAGCGCGTCCTCGAGTTCGGCAGGGGTGACTGGCACGCGGCAACTGTCTCAGAACTGAGACGCACAGGGCAAGCTCCCGCACGCGTCCCGCACAGCACAACGCCCCCGTCCCCGTTGGAGCCGGGGGCGGGGGCGCTGGGGCGACGGGAGCCCGCGTCCTAGGTCAAGGCACCCGCACGGTCAGTGTGCCAGCGTGCACGTGCGGCGTGCATGGCCGCACGCACCTCGTCGCCGTCGAACAGGTCGTGGCGTTCGCGGCCGGTGCCGCGGACGTCGACCGCGGTCAGGCCGCGGCGCCGGAGCCAGACGTAGACGTAGCTCGTGCGCCAGCCCCCGAGCCGTGCAATCTCGGGGACGTCGAGCAGTTCGCCCGTGGACACAGGCGGCACCTCCGAAGGGTCGAGTGGGAGGTACGCAGGCTATCGCGCTAGATCCGCGGCGCGCCTAGCGTGCGCAGCCGGCGTGCTCGTGCTCGTCCGCGTGCCGGCTCTGGGAGGGCAGCAGCACGCCCTCCCACGGACGGTGCAGCACCGAGTCCAGGTCGCGGGACCCGCGCGCGTCGCCGGCCTGCCAGTACACGACGTTGCCCCGGCGCCGGACGTGGACGTCGCCCTCGCACAGCGCGGTGACCGAGACGCCGAGCAGCGCGGCGAGCATGACGAGCTCGTGGGCGTAGAACTTGGTCTGTCCGGTACGGCGAGTGTCCAACGCAGAGCGGGAGAGCGGGCGACCGTGAGTGCCGAGCGCCTCGCACACCTCGCGGCGACTGCGTCCCTGGGCGTCGATCAGCGCGAACACCGCACGACGCACCTGGGCGGTCACACGCTGGGGCGACAGATCGTTGGTCATGTCCGCGATTCGAGCATGTCGGGCGTGTGCGCGCAACGTCAAGGGCGCGACCGTTACATGGGCCATGTGGGTGGTCTCTGCGAACGGCGGTCGGAGGTTCACAGGCCCAGACCGTTGAGCTGATCACGCGATGGCCCTAATGTCCAGGATCGTGGACAGCCCCCCGCACGGTTCGTCGTACCCGTTCCCGCTCCGGTCGGGACGTGCTCGAGGCGGGGGCGGTGACCGGCCCGACGGCCTGCCCGCGGGCCTGCGGCTGCGCATGGCGATGGCCGAGGCGGGCGAGTTCGTGCTGGCCATGATCGCGCTGGTACAGCTGGTCGGTCGCAGCCCGCGCGCCGCGCACCGCGCGCCCGCCGGCGCGGCCGTGGCGATGACCGAGTGGCCGACCGAGACCTTCCGTCGCCCCGCGATCACGCGACCGGTCGCGATCCGTTGACCGCGCCCGAGTTCGCGGGCTGCGCCCGCGAGCGGTGCGGTGCGGACGCGGACGCCGGGCGCGGCGACGGCTACTGCTCGACCGCGTGTGCGCGGATCAACGCGCTGGTGCGGATCCCGCGACAGCGCTCGGCGCCCGCGGTCGAGTCCGCTCCGGCTCCGCGACGGGCGCCGAGCGTCCGGCGCTGCGGGTTGTGCCGGGAGTCGGTACTGCTGGTGCGCGGTCCCGGGGACACGCCTGCGCTGGTGGACGCCGAGCCACGCGCGGGTGGGCAGTTGGTACTGGGCGGCGATCGCGTGCTCGCGGTGCTGCACGGGCCGCACCCGGGCTGGGAGGGGTACGCGTTCGCGCCGCACCGCTGCCCGGTGCGGCGTTAGGAGGCGGACGCGTGCGCCTCGGTGATCCAGCGGTCGTAGACCTTGCGCACGTGCTCGCGGGAGCGACCGATGGCGCGCGCGACCTCGCTCTGTCGAGCGCCGTTGAGAAGGGCCTCGATGATCACCGCGTGCTCGTCCTTGGTCGCGTCGTAGCGCGCGACGGCCATGCGCCGGAGCTGGGCGAGGTTCGCTTCGGCGCGCGGCGGCGGGATGTGCACGAGGGCAAGTCTGGCACGGGTCATGAGCATGACTGTAGCCCACGTGTTGACATACGCCAACTTGTAGGCCACACTGGTCCCAGAGCACAGCAGTCCACTGCGAACGAGGACCAGACCATGAACCGTCGAGACGACGCACAGCGCGAGTACCGGACGCGGGACAACGCCCGCCACCAGGTCCGCCGTGACGAGACCGAGCGCAAGGCGAACAAGATCGTCGTTCGCAGTGAGCGCGTCGAGCTCCCGAAGCGCGCGTCGTGAACCTGCTGGACGTGCTGCGCCCGTTGCACGACGAACTCGACGACCTGACCTCGGTCTCGGTCGCGTGCCGCCGCGGACGCCACGACCGGTGCGCCGAGCTCGTACAGCGCGCGCCGTTGTTCGCTCTGACGTTCTGCCACTGCCGCTGCGCGCGGCACCACCAGCTCTGGGCGCCGGCCGGTGATCTGGCCCGGCTGGCGCCCGGGACCAACCCCGCACCCGAACTCCGACCCCGACCGGCGCGACACCGCGCCTACCCGACCCGAACGAGGACGATGACATGAGCGCGTCCGCGGACCCGATGATGACCGTCGACGAGGCGGTGGAGTTCCTCGAGTACCGCTGGCTCGACCGCGACCCGCGCTACGACCGCAGCACCGCCCATCACGCCGTCCGCGCACTGATCGAGCACTACCGAACCGACCACGAACGAGAGCTGACGACATGACCACGAACATCGACCCGATCGCCGAGCAGATCGCCCGCGCGCCGTACCTGTCCTCGTTCCTGCGCCACGTACTGGCCCACGGCGCGCCCGAGCCCGCGGCGCTGGTGATGGCGGTCGGCCTGCTCGGCGCGGCCCGCGGGTCCGCGGGCAAGCCCACGCCGTCGAAGGCGTGGGCGAACGCGGCCTACCTCGAGCTGGAGTCCGCGTACCGGCGCATCGACGCGCTGGCGAACGAGGAGGGGAAACGATGACCACGGTCCCGTACCCGAACACCGAGGTCTGGTACCTCGGACCCGAGCCGCTGACCGAGGCCGGCGCCTGCGACTACTGCCCGAGCCCGGCGACCGTGGTCGTGGACAGCGCCATGTACGTGTGCGTCTCGCACGTGGACATCGCCGTCACCCACCGCGCCGAGGAGCACCGCCACGGATACCTGATCCCGGTGGAGTTCAGCGTCGAGCCCGGCGGACCGATGGGCGCGCAGGAGTGGGTGGAGGCGCCGTGAGCCTGCACGAGTACCACGTGTCCCGCGAGATCGCGCGCAGCGACCCACCGTTCTACGCGCTGATCATGGCCGCGATGCGCAAGGCCGACACCGTCAACGGCGCACGGCTCGCGGACGCGTTCCCCGAGATCGCGGGCGAGTTCTTCGCCCGGTACCACGCACCGCTCGGCGTGCTGCCCGACGATCACCACCCCCAGAACTCCCCCGCCACCGGCGGGGGCGACGTGCACGACCCCAGCACGAACACGAACGAGATGGAGAACTGACCGAGATGGCATTCAAGAGCGCGACCGCGAGCGTCGAGTCCGCGATCGACCTGACCGCGTCGGCGAGCCGCGGCGACGGACTGTTCATGCGGTTCATCCGCGTCGTCGAAGAGAAGGAGACCCAGGACGGGCAGAACCCGCTGGAGGTCGACGCCTGGCTGCTCGACGGGCCCGACGCGGGCACGTTCCAGGAGAAGATGTGGATCTTCCCCTCGGGCATGCGCAACAAGATCGACACCACGGTCGGTGCGAACTCGGCCGGACGCCTGGAGATCTACAAGGCCCGCGGGCGGGACTGCCTCGGGCTGACCTCGCTCACCCCCGAGCAGGTCAAGGCCGCGGAGGCCAAGGACGAGGAGCTGTCCGGCTCGTCGGCCGCGCCGGCGGGCTCGGCCAAGGGCACGGGCGCCGACGAGGAAGCTCCGTTCTAGCTAGCACAGCACGTCCGTAGTACCGCCCCACCCCGCGGCCGCGCCCTTCACCGGGCGCGGCCGCGGTCCCCGCTCCGCCCCTGTCTCTGCACGCGCACCGGATGGTTCCGGTGCCCCACGGAAGGTGTCCACGATCGTGAACACAGCTCCCGCTCCCGCTCCCGCTCCCGCTCCCGCTCCCGGCCCCGCTCCCGCTCCCGGCCCCGCTCCCGAGCTCGTCCTCGCGCCCGACCCGGACTGCCTCGGCGACCGGCACCGCACGCTGCGCGCCCACCGCGAACACCACTGCACCTGCGCGGGCTCGTCCTGGGACAACTGGCGCGCCTACCGCGCCCGGCGCAACGCCGAGGGCCGCGCGCGGAACCGGAACCGCCCGCACGGCGGCCCGCGGGTGGCCAAGGCCTCCGGCGTGGTCAAGGTGCCCTCGGCGTCCTCGTTCACCGCCACCGAGCTCGACCGCGCGCTGCACGACCGGACCGACAAGGCGTGCCTGGACGTCGACCCCGAACTGTTCTCCATCGACGGCGACGAGCGCACCGCGCTGATCGCGCGCCAGATCGAGTCGGCGCGCCGGGTGTGCGGGAGCTGCCCGGCGCTCGCGCTGTGCCAGGCCGCGGCGCTGTGCCACGACGACCCGTGGACGTTCCAGGGCGGGCTCTCGCCCCGCGAGCGGCTCGCCCGGCAGACCGCGAGCGCGTCGTGAGCGGGCCCGCGCGCTGCTCGCGGACCACGTGCCCATCGCCGGTCGCGCACGACACCGAGACCGCGTACCGCCAGGGCTGTGCGTCCGAGGCCGCGCACGCGGACGCGCTGCGGACGGCCAAGGCCCGACGCACCGGACGCCACCAGTCGCCGATCCACGACAACACCGGCACCGTTCGGCGCCTACAGGCCCTCGGCGCGATCGGCTGGTCCGGCTTCGAGCTCGGACCGCGACTCGGGCTCGACCGTAAGTCCCTGGACCAGCTGCGCTCCGGGCGCTACCGCACGCATCGGCGCAACGCCGAGAAGGTGGCCGCGCTCTACGACGAGCTCTCGATGATCCCCGGCCCCAGCTCGCGGTGCGCGGCCGGCGCCCGGACCCGCGGGTGGGCGCCGCCGCTGGCCTGGGACAACATCGACGACCTGGACGAGGTGCCCGCTGCGCTGCCGCCACTTCCGCGACGCGGACGCCCGGCGGTCCCGCTAGCGGTACGGCTCGCCGAACGCCGCGCGGAGATCGAACGACTGTCGGCGCTGGGGCGCTCCGCGGCCGAGGTCGCCGAGGCGCTCGGCGTGCACAAACGCACCGTCGAGCGCGCACGCGGGCGGATGACGTCGTGAGCGCGCCGCTCACGCACGCCGGGCTGTTCGAGGGCTACGGCGGCACCACGATGGCCGCCTCCGCGGTCCTCGGGCCGCTGGACACGCTCTGGACCTCCGAGATCAAACCCGCGGCCGTCGCGCTGCTCGCGCACCGGTACCCGGACGTGCCGAACGTCGGCGACATCATGGCCGCGTTCCCGGCGGTCGGGCCGCTGCCCGAGTTCGCTGCCGTGCTGCCGCGCGTCGACGTGGCCACGTTCTCGTGGCCGTGCCAACCGTTCGCACTGGCCGGACTGCGTCGCGGCGAGCTCGACCCCCGGGCGCTGTGGCCCAACGTCGCCCGCTTCGTCGCCGAGAAGCGGCCACGCGTCCTGCTCGGCGAGAACGTCGCGCGGATCGCGACCAACGGCGAGCTCGCCCGGGTCGCCCGCGACCTCGATGAGCTCGGATACGCGGTGGGGTTCTCGTGCCTGCCGGCGTCGCGGGTCGGCGCACCGCACCGGCGTGAGCGGTGCTTCGTGGTCGGGCTCGACCGGTGCGACACCGAGGTACTCGAGTTGCCCGTTGACCTGTCGGCGCTCGAGCGGTGGCCGTTGTTCGACCCGGACGAGCGCATCCGACGGTTCCCGACCCCGGAGGAGAAGCTCGCGCGCTCCGGCGCCGACTACACCCGCGCGGTCCGTCCGCTCTCGGGCGGGGACGACCTGACCACGGCGATGGCCCGGCTGACGATGTTTCCCGAGCTGTGGGACACCTACGCGAAGGCGATCAAGCGCTGGGAGGACGTGCTCGATCGGCCCGCACCCGAACCGACCGCGCTCGGTGTACGAGCACCGCACCGACCGCAGCTCTCGGCGAGGTTCGTCGAGTGGCTCATGGGACTGCCGGCGGGCTGGGTGACCGACGTTCCCGGACTGTCCGCGCGTCGAGGTGGTCACCGCAGCGCGTGCCTGTCGCTGCTCGGTGACGGCGTCGTGCCCAGACAGGGTGCGTACGCGTTCGCGTCGTGCCTGTCCGAACTGATCACGAGGGAGGACGCATGAGCGCGTACCGCCCGCGGTTCGACGCCGCCGGAAAGCGGGACCTGCGCGGGCTCGCCGACCGCGACCGGGCCCGGGCCCGGGTCGATTCCGGGACCGAGGACACGCGCTGCATCGCCTGCCGGTGCGGCTCGCACCGGCAGTGCCGCAAACGCACCTGCACCTGCACATACGAGGGGACCACGACATGAGCGCGCCGACGTGGCGTAGCGGGGACCAGCTCGAGCTGGACGTCGGTATCGAGAACAACCGCGAGTGGTGGCGCCACGACGGCGCGATCGTCGCCGCGATGTCCGAGGGCGGCGGGCAGACCGTGCACGCCGGCCGGGTGAACTGGCTCGGCGGCTGCTACTCGATGAGCCCGCTGTGCCGGGCCTACCGCAAGGCCGACGGCACCGAGCTCGCCCGCTACGCCCGCGGCAACTACCCGATGCTCGTGCGGAACCTCAGCGCCCCGTTCGACGAGTACGTCCGCGGCGTGCGCCGCACCCATCGGCCACTGTGCCGCCACTGCGTGATCGTGTTCGAGAGGAGCGCGTCATGAGCGCGTTGGAGAACGAGGACTCGTCCTGCGGGCAGTGCGGCAGACCGGTGCCGTACTCGTCGCACTCGCCGTGGTGGTGCTGCGAAGCCTGTGAGATCGCGTGGCGCACCGCACGGTACGGCCTGACCGGCATCGCAGTACTGCCACAGCTCCCGCCGGAGCGTCCGCTCTCGGTCGACGGGTACGGGGCGGTGGTCTGGGATCGGCTGTCGTGGTGGCCGCACCCGCGCCGTGATGCTCCGAAGGCCGACCACCTGAACGACGTTGCGTCCGGCACCGAGCAGGCCGCGTCGTGAGCAGCGTCGAGACCGCGTCGGAGCGCGCGGGCGAGTACATCGCCGAGGTGGTGGCGGCGCAGACGTTGGACGCGCTGTACCGGCTCTACGCCGAGGCGGCGCGCGCGGATGTGGGCGAGCTGGCGCTCGGACTGATCGTGCGCGCGTGCGCCGCGCGGAAAGCCGCGCTGCTCTCGCGCGACGGGGCCCAACTCGCGCTGCTGGAGAGCTCGCTCGGTGGAGTCGTCGTACGGACCCGCTCGCCGATCGCGCGCGGGATCGGTCGTGCCGCGTGAACGCGGACGACGTGTTCGAGCGGCACGTGATCGTCTGTGCGGGATCGTCGGAGTGGCCGGCGGCGCACGCGTACGTGATCGCACAGGCCCTCGACGAAGCGCTGGGGCGTTGCGGCGGCGAGGGCGAGCTGCACCTGTGCGACGACGCGCTCGGAGTGGCGCGCTGGGCGCGGACCTGGTGGATCGACGCGTACGGGTGGCGGCGCACATCGGTGGCCGAGGACTCGATCGTGGCGCTGTCCGCGGACGGGCTGGCGGGCGCGACCGGTCACGCGGTGATCCGGAACGCGCTCGCGCGGGCCGGCGCGGACGGCACGGTGGACGTGCTGCTGTGTCCATGGGGGCGTTCCGCCGGCGTGCGCGGGCTCGGACGATGGGCCGAGTCCGCGGGCGTGCCGGTGCGGGTGCTGGAAGGCACCGAACTACTCGGCTCGCGGCCGCCGTCGGCGCGCGGCGGGCGGTGGCCGCGATGAAGGCGATCGAGACCCGTTACGCGGGCTGCCGGTTCCGCTCACGGCTCGAGGCACGGTGGGCGGTGTTCTTCGACGCGCTCGGGGTCACGTGGGAGTACGAGCCGCAAGGGTTCGAGACTTCGGTCGGCCCGTACCTGCCGGACTTCCGGATCACGATGCCGACCGACTGGGTCCCCTACTACTTCGAGGTCAAGCCCGACAATGCGCCGGTCGACGCTCGTCACCACGCACTCGCCCTCGAAGGCGGTTACCCGGTGATCGTGGCTCGGGGTATACCTCGGGACTACGGCGACCAGATGGGCGGCCAGCGTCGCGAGTCTCCGCTCGAGGCGCTGCTCGGGGGGGACCGTGGCGACCCATCCGGCTGGGTTTCGCGCCACCCGTGCGCGTTCGTGGGCCCGATAGGTCGTGGACGTGCCGACCCCCGCGACATGTGGGACTCGATCCAGAAGGGGCGCTACTGGGATCAAGAAGCGCCCGAGTGCGCGCACATCGCGCTCTACCCCGGACCGAGTGGCCCGTTCGCGCCGTACATCAGCCTCGAGGTGGATCAGGCCTACACCGCCGCGCGGTCTGCGCGGTTCGAGCACGGTGAGTCGCCCGTCCTTACTCCAGCGACCCGACGACCGTGGTGGTCACGATGAGCGCGGCCGAGCAGTACGGGCCCGAGGCGCTCATGGGCGCGCTGGAGTACGCGTCGGCCGGGTACGCGGTCGGACCGGTCACGATCCGGTGGGACTCGTCCGACGAAAGCAAGCGGCCGACGTTCCACACGAACTGGGGCGAGGTCGGCGCCATCTCCGCCGACCCGGACGTAATCACGAGCTGGGCGCGGACGTGGCCCGGGTGCGGGTTCCACATGCCGTGCGGACCGAACGGCGTCGTGGTCCCCGAAGGGGACGTCAAGCGAGCACGGGCCGACGGCGCGGTGTCGATCAAGGACGGGATCACCGCCTGGCGCGATGCAGGCGGACCGACGCCGATCATGAGGGTCCGCACGCCGTCCGGCGGGGAGCACTGGTACTTCGCTGCGCCCGCGGAGGACATCCACGGCTCGGTCGGCGAGGTGCTGCCCGGAGTCGACGTACGCGGCGTGCTCGACACGGTGTTCATCGCGGGCACTCGCGTACTCGGTCACCCGAACGGCGCGGAGGCGTTCTACTGGACCGAACGCGTCGTGCCGGCGTCCGAGCTGTCACCACTACCACCGACGTGGGAACGGCGGCTCCGGTCGGCGCACAAGGGCTCGGGCTCGGGCTCGGGCTCGGGCGCGGGCGGCTCGTCGGGCGCGGGACTCGGCAACCGGGTCGCGCTCGCACACCAGTGGCACGACCAGCACTGGATCGAAGGTCAGGCCGACGAGGCGATCAGGATCGCGAAGGCCGCACGGGCTGACGCGAGCTTCCGCGACAACCTCTACACCGTGACCTGGATGTTGGCCAAGGCCGCGGGCGCGGGCGTGGTGCGGGACTCGCTCGTGGACGAGGTCACGAGCGAGATGGTGCACCGGTTCTGGGACGCGCCCAACTGGAAGGACCGCGATCATGTCCGGCGCGGCCGGAAGGAGGCTCGTGACAACCCGTGGCGACTGATCGAGGAGCCGCACGTGGACGTCGGCGCTTCGTCCGGCGTGGCGTCCGAGGGGAAGAGTGGCGAGGGCATGGGCTCCGGCGCGGACGAGGGCTCGAGCGACGGCGCCCATCCCGGGGCGGAGTTCGACGATCCGCCACCTCCCACACCAGAAGAACGCGAGCTCGAACGGGCGCTGCGCGACGAACGCGCACGCCGGGATGCTCGGCGTCTACTCCAGGCCGAGGACGCTCCCGCGCTGCGCGTGCTCGGGTTCGCGGAGTTCCTGGACTCGCCGATCCCCGAGGGGCTGATCCCGGGGCTGTTCTATCGAGACTCGCTCTCGCGGGTGTTCGGCGCGCCCGGATCGGCGAAGTCCTTCCTGGCGCTCGATCTGGCGCTGCGCGTGGCGTCCGGACGACCCTGGCGCGAGCGGGAGATCGAGCGCGGGATCGTGTACTACGTCATGGCCGAGGGCCAGCGCGTCAACACGCTGCGCACCCGGGCGTGGCTGGAGCGCGAGAAGGCGTCGATCGACGAGGTCGAGGGACGGTTCTTCACGATCCCGGACGCGGTGATGCTCACCGAGGAGGCCGCGAAGCCGTTCATCGCGCAGGTGGAGTCCACGGGCGCGGACCTGGTCGTGCTCGACACCAAGAACGCGATGATGGTCGGCGAGGAGTCGTCGGCGACCGACTTCGCGACGCTGCGCCGGGTGCTCGACCGCGTTCGGGTGGTCACCGGTGCGTGCGTCGTGCTGATCGACCACACCGGCTACGAGGGGACCCGCGCGCGTGGCTCGTCGGCCGGTACCGCGGCGATGGACACCGAGGTCCGCGTCGAGAAGCGCGACGGGCCCGGGCCGGCGCACGTGACGGTGACGGTGACGCGGGACAAGGCCGCTGAGGCGGGCGCGGAGTGGTTCTTCCATCTGCGCATGGCCGCGGACTCCGCGGTGCTCGTCCCCACCGCGCTCGGGGGCGACGACGAGGCACCGGTCGACCGCGAGGACGCATGGCGCGACGAGCCGGGCGTCATCGTGCCGACCGACCTACTGCACTACGAGGGCGAGGGCGGGAAGGCCGTACCGGACCTGTCGCGCTACATGGCCGCGGAGGCGTCCCCGCGCCACGGCGACCCGGGCGAGGTCGGACGCTCCCGGGTGGAGGCGGAGCGGGCTCTCAAGCCGCTCGGGCACTCGCGCAGCTCGGTCCACCGGGCGTGGTCGACGTTGGTCAAGAAGGGCGCGATCGACCCCGCGATGGGGGTCAAGGCACCCACCGGACGACACGTCTGGACGGGCTGAAACGTGGGGTTCGAGAACCGGACAAATAGGGTCCCAGCAGTACGTCCCAGCAACGTCCCAGGAGGGTCTGCTGGGACGTTGCTGGGACGACGTACTTGGGCGGTATGTCCGATGTCCGGTTTACCTTCTGGGACGTGCTGGGACGTAGCTGGGACGTCGCTGACCTGCGCTGAGACGTGCTGGGACGTAGCTGGGACGTCGTTCAAGATCGTTGGTCCTTACCTTCTGGGACGTGGAGGGGGGCCCCAGTGAAACGGGCCCCCCGTCCCAGGAGGACATCGGGACGTTCCAGAGCATGATCAGAAACGAGGAGAACAAGATCATGAGCGAGCCCTCGAGCACGCTCGTCGAGCACGAGCCCGAGCACGCCCCCGAGCACGCCCCCGAGCCCGACCGCGTCCGGCTGCCGCACGAGACCGTCTACGACCGACTGCGCGAGCGGGCACGCTCGGCGAAGATCCCGCACACCGTCGTGGTCGAGTCGGCGCAGGAACGGATCGAGCTGCCGTACCCGGCCAAGCGCTCGGACGCGTTCACCGGCGCGGGCAAGTACCTGAGCTCGGGCGCCGAGCACGGCTGGGACCACCGCGCCACGTACACGAGAGTCCGGGACACCTCGGCGGCCCACGGGTGCCGCCACATCGCGACCGTGGCGATCCGCTGGCGGCGTGGACCGGTGACCGTGCTCGGGTACTGGCGCACCGGGGCGGCCGGTCGGTACGTGTTCGCGTTCGGTCAGGTCGCCCACGCCCACGCCGCGCTGGGTTCGTTCGGCCCGGCTGAGGTCTCGGCGAAAGGCGTGGCCGCCGCGCTGGCGCTGGCGCCGGAGCGCACGCCCGAGGGCTGGCGCGAGGCGCTGGCGCCCTACCGGCCGTCTCCGGCGGCCGTGGACGCGGACGGGACGGGCCCGGAATGAGCCCTGAGAGCCTCCAGGAGCGTCTCGGGGCCACGATCGCGTACCCGTGTGACCCCTCGGACGCTCACAGCGGCTCTGCGCGGCGCTCAGGGGCTCGTTCGGCGACCGGGCGGGACGTGTCCGCGATCACGAACATTGAGCTAGGCTGCCCCGGACATGAGGAGCCCCCGCGCCGTGCGACCGGCCGGGGGCGTGACCGACGACTGAAGTGGAGTACATCGGTGACTGACATGGTGCCGTTCGCGTACGGCGAGCAGCAAGTGCGCACGGTGACGATCGACGGCGAACCGTGGTTCGTGGCCGCGGACGTCTGCGCGGTGCTCGGACTGGAGTCCGTGGCCCGCGCGGTGTCGCGCCTGGACGCTGACGACAGGGGGGTGCGTCCGACGCACACCCCTGGCGGCGTTCAGAACATGACCGTGGTGAACGAGCCCGGCCTCTACGAGGTGCTGTTCAAGCAACGACAGGGCAGTGGTGGAGCGTTCAACGTCCCCAAGCGGGCCTATGAGCGGTACTTCGAGCTGATCGACGAGTGGGTGCCCGGTCTGCGGCGCTACGTGAAGGTCCCGCTGATCACGCCCGAGGGCCAGGTCGTACTCGCCGAGCTACTGCTCGAGAACGGATGGATCGCGCCATGACCTTCACGATGGCCGGCGGACCCACCGGATACGCGCACGTCACCGTCGAAGGCGTCGAGGACCCGCTCGCCGCGCACCGGCACGCCGAGGAGACCGCGTGGGAGGAGTCCCGCGACGACTGGGGACGTCCCCAGGTCCGCGGGCGGGACGGGGTGATGCGCGGGTACCGGCGGGCCTCGTCGTTCGGGGCGCCGCTGGAATCGTCGTTCAAGCTGGACGCGTGGAAGCTTCGCCAGGTGCTGCGCGGGGCCACGCTGGACCGCTCGGTGCGGGTACGGGCCTCGCGGGCGATGGCCGACCTCGACTCCGAGGTCGACGACATCGCGAAGGCGGCCAAGGACGAGCTGGACACGCTCGCCGAGGAAGCGATGCGCGTCGCCGGGTCGGCGGAGAAGGCCGACATCGGGACCGCGCTGCACGACGTGTGCGAGCGCTACGACCGCGGGCTCCCGATCGGGCACGTCGACGAGGAGTGGGCGCCGGACGTCGCCGAGTGGCAGCGGCTCATCGCGGACTTCGACGTGCTCGACGTCGAGCTGATCGTGGCCAATCACGAGTTCGGGGTGGCCGGTCGGCTCGACCGCGTCTGCCGGACGCGGCGGCCGTTCGTGGTTCGCAAGGCGCGGCGGCGCTACACCCGCGGGAACGTGACCCGACCGGCCGCGCCCGCGATCGTGCTGCCCGCGGGAACGGTGATCGTGGTCGACCAGAAGACCAGTCAGTCCATGGACTTCGCGGGGGCCAAGTTCGGCGTGCAGGTCATGACCTACGCGACCGGCGAACCGTACGACCCGATCACCGAGACGTTTCCGGGATGGGATCACGAACAGCCCTCGGCGCAGTGGGCGGCCATTCTGCACACTCCATCCGGACACGGCGAGGGTTCGATCCACTGGGTCGACCTGCGCGCCGCGTACGGGGCCGCGGTGGATGCCCACGTCTGTTACGAGTGGCGGAACAAGTACGGCCGGCGCCTGATCGACTCCCCGGAGGACGACGCGATGGTGCTGGTCGCGCACGCGAGCGATCGCGGCGAGCTCTCGGCGCTGCACGAGCGCGCGCTGCGCAGCGCGGACGGGGTCACCGACGTGCTGCGCAAGGCACTGAACGCGCGATGGTCGGAACTCGGGTGAGGGACGGTGCACAGCTGGCGCTGGCGCTGTCGGACTCGCCGTGCCCGCACTGCGGGGCGGCCATCGAGATCGGGGACGTGTTCGGGTACGTGCACGTGGCGACGTCGTACTCCCGGGCGTGCCTGGACTGCGTGTGGAAGCGCTGGAACGCCACCGAGAAGGAGGGTCGATGACCGCGAAGAGACTGGACTGGCTGGAGCGCCGGACGATCGCGCTGACCGATGAGCTGAACGAGGCCGCCGCGCCGTTACTGCGCGACCTCGAGCGGGCCACCGGCGCCCCGGAGGGCACGTTGCGGTTCACGTTCGGCCCGTCGGCCGACGAGGACGTGGAATGACCGACAAGCCGCGCGTCTGCAAGGACTGTTCTGCGCTCGACGAGCCGCCCGTGAAGCCGCGGCCTGCGCCCCACCCGGGACCGCGCTGCACCACGCACCACCGGACGTGGACGGAGCGCTCGGCGCTGCTCGCCCATGACGCGTACATCGCCCGGACCTACGGCGTGCCCAAGGGGTTCTACGCCGCGCTCTACGACGCCCAAGGCGGTCGGTGCGCTATCTGCCGGTGGGCGCGAGGGCTCTCGCGCAAGCTCGCGATGGATCACGACCACAGTTGTTGCGCGAAACCACCGCTGTGCGGGAAATGCACGCGCGGGTTGTTGTGTGGGCCCTGTAACCAATTCGTGGGCTGGCAGGCGAAAGACGATCCGGAGACGTTCGCGCGCGGCGCCCGGTATCTGCGCGAACCGATCGCGCAAACCGTTCTGATCGCATTCACGGAGGTGGTCGCGTAATCATGATGACTGTGGACTGTACGACGTGCGGACACCGTGGCGTGTGGCGCCCGGAGCACGGGCGGGTCGAGCACTCCGGCGGTGGGCACTGCGCGGTGCGGCTGCCGACCGGCCCGCGCTACGCGGCGCGACCGCTGCCGGCGCACCGTGCGACGGTGGCGGCGTGAGCGTCGGATGGCGCTACCTCGCCGAACTGCTCGAACACTTCGGATACGGGCGCGGACGCGGCGACTACTACGACCCGGCTGTCGACCCTCCGCTGCCCGAGGAGCTCGAGGCGGACAACGGGCCCTACCGCGATCGCGAGCCGGAGGACGAGCCGTGATGAGCGACGCCGAGGAGCTACGCCTGGTCGCGGACTCGATCGAGCTCGCGTACCCGTACCAGGCCATGCGGCTGCGCGACATCGCCGACCGTCTGGACGGGCCCCCGCGGGTAGGCTGACCGACGGCCGGGGAAGGCCGATCGCCCCCGCTCGCGATGCGAGCGGGGGCGAGGTCGCGTCAGGACTCGATCGCGGACCGGGCCGGCTCGAGTGCGTCGGGCCAGTCCTGCGGACGCGGGTAGGTGCGCGAGTACCGCACGCGTCCGTGCCACTCGACGGTCGTCTGGTAGTCCATCGAGGCGTCCCGGGACAGTCGGTCACCTCGCCAGCTCACGTTCCGGGCATGGCCGTACACGTAGGTGATCTCGCCCGTGTCGCCGTTCTCGAACGCGACCACCGCACGGTGGGCGGTCATCCGTCCTCGTTCTCGGCCGGCGTGTCGTCGTCGCGGGTCGGTTCGCCGAGCTCGACCACCAGCGCGTCGTAGATGGGGGACTCGTCCGGCGAGGTCACGACGTGCCCTGCTCGCGTCGGCGCGTGACCCGGACCGCACGGTTGCGGGCGTCGCGCTCGTTCTTCACCCCGCGGCAGTCCTCGCACCCGCACCGTGCTGCGTTCGCCGCGGTGATCGACCCGTGGCCGCCGGGCGGGTCCGGGTGCACGAGCCGGACGGTGCCGTCGGGTTCGGTGGTCGGGACGCGTTCGGCGCGTAGCCGGGCCTGGTACGTGGCGTTGTACCCACCTGTCGAGATGCGTCGGTTGTTCGCGCCCTTGCACAGCTCGCACCTGCACGGCTCGCGGGTACGCGAACCGCGATAGCGCCGGTAGTCACCGTGCTCGGGTAGGAGTTCGGTGCCGTCCTCGGTGGTGGTCACGGTCATGCTCCGTTCAGTCGGCGGTCGAGCTCGACGGTCAGTGCGTCGCGCAGGTCGCGGAGTTGGTCGAGGTCGAGGTACGCGGCCGTAGCCTCGAACTCGTCCACGGTCAGTGCGTAGCGGCCGTCCTGGGCCGCATACACGGACGCCCGGGCCCCGTACGGGTCAGTCGCGCGCCAGTTCAGCGGCTCGATGGTGGGGCGGTAGTCGTAGACGGCGTCGTAGAGCGCGCGTGCGGTGTCGAGCCGTCGTTCCTGCTCGGCACTCGAGCGGCTGGCCCAGTGCGGGTCGAGAGTGCGCATGATCGGGGTGAGGCGCTCACCGCGCCGGACGGCGGACACGATGGTGCGCACGCCCGCGTCGGAGAGTTCGGGCTCGATGGTGGTCAGCCGGTCGTAGAGCTCGTTCGGGATCGCGATGGTCTGGTCTGTGCTCATGTTCAGAGCATAGCACGGTGACCCGTCCCGTGCACAGCACGCGTGCGACGTGCAGGATCATGGACATGGTGCCTCGGTGTGCGGTGTGCGCTGTCCCCTCCTCGTCCGCGTCCGGATCGCTGCTGTGCGAGCGGTGCGCCGACCGTGTGGTCGACATGCTCGACCCCGGGTTCCACGGCGACCCGTGGCCCATCCCGCGGCTCTACGCGAGCCTGTCGCCGTTCAAGGTCGGGTCGGGCGACGGTGACGGCCGGCGTCCGCCGGGGTTCCGTTCCACGATGCCCATCAACTCCCACCAGGTCTCGCTCGCCGACCCGCGCTCGAAAGCGAACGGGAGCGTGTGGATCGCGGGCGACGGTCGCGTGCATCACGAGCCGTCCCACGGCCTGCTCCACGCCCCGACCGTGCTCGGCGGCTGGCTCGCGACCGTGCTGGTGCTCGACGAACCACCGCGGCCGTGGACGGTGGACGCGCTCGCGGGCGGACTGCTCGCCGCGCTCGAGGACGCGATGGCGCAGGACTGGATCGCGGACATGGTCGACGAGCTGCGGGAGTGCCACCGTCAGCTACGCACGGCGCTACAGGGACTTACGGGCGAGCACCGGCCCATGGCGATCGGACGGTGCGCGGTCGAGGACGTGGACGGCGTGCGCTGCGACGCCGCGCTGTACGCGCCACGGCACGGTGACGCGGTCGCGTGCCGGCGGTGCGGGGCGTACTGGCCGCGCGAAACGTGGATGGACGCCGCGCTGGAGATGGTCGCGTCGTGATCGCAGCGGATGCGCCGCGCCTGCCTCGCGCGCGTGCGTGCACGCCCGCGCAGGTGCCCGCGCGTGCGGACGCGCACGCGCACGCGCGAGCAGCACCGCGCTCGGCGGTGCTGCTCGCGATCGCAATGGTGGCGACGGTCAGTCGTTCCCGATCCCGTACGCGGTCAGGGCGAGCCGGGCGAGCTCGGCGGAGTTGACGTCGCCCGCGGACTCGATCCAGCTTAGGACCACTTGCGCGATCATCACGGGGTCGCGACCGTCGGTCGTCCAGCGCCCGACGATCGCGATCATGTCCTCGGGACGCTGCGCCCGACGGTAGGTCGGGGCCTGCTCGACGAGACGTCGTCGTGGGGCCGGGGTGGTGACGGTCTCGCCCGCGGGCTCGATGGTGACGCTCTCCTCGGCGGTCTCGGTGACCCGTTCGGTGACCTTCTCGGTGCGGCGCTTGCGGGTGCCGCGGTACTGCGACGAGTGCGTCTTACGGTGCGAGGTGACCGAGTTCGCCCGCGGCGCGACCGCGGAGCAGTCGGCGCACCCGAACCACTCCTGCCCGTCGGAGAGCAGCAGCGCGTTCACACCCTGCCAGCCCGGGTACGGCTCGACGTAGACGATGTCCACGTCGAGCGCGGTGATCCGGCCGGCGTGCTGGCGGTCGAGCGTGGTCTTCACGGGGTCTCCTCGGGGGCGTGGTGCCTGCTGTGCTCTGTTCATAGCATAGCACGACAATGGTGGATACGCAACGGCCCGGTCCGCGTGCTGCGGACCGGGCCGGCGAGCTCGAGAGTCAGACGTGCCGGTGGTTCAGCGCGTAGCCGGGGTCGGAGTGCAGCCGCCCAGGGGTGAAGTCGCCCGGCCCGCGCTCGTTGACGTGGTCGTTCGAGGGGCAGCGCTGCGTACCGTCGCGGCCGCCCCAGACCACGCCCGTGCACTCGAACCCGTCCGCGTAGAGGGTGCGCGAGAGCGAGTACGCGAGCGCGAACCCCATGTCCATCCCGCACCCGCCCATCGCGATGTCGCCGTTGCGGTGGAGCTTGAACCCGCCCGCCCGGGCGACCATGTGCGTGGCGTCGCTGACGGTGCCGTCGGAGTGGCCGAGCACGACGCGGAAGGTGCGCAGCATCCCGGAGGAGGACGTGTGCGTGAGCACGGTCGAGACGGTCGAACCGGCCGGGTAGCGGATGCGGCACTGCTCGATGGCGGCGGCCTGCTCATCGCGGGCGAGCTGGGCCTTGCTGGTCTTCGTGGTGGTCATGGTGGGGGCTCCCGTTCGGTTCGTTCCGGTCTCTGTGCTCTGGTACTAGCATAGCACGAGAGCGGTGGGGGTGCAAGGGCCCGGCTCGCGTGCTGCGAGCCGGGCCGGTCGGTCAGTGCTGCGGGTGGCGAGCGGCGTACCGGCCCGCGGAGCGCTGCGCGGCGTGGAACAGCGCCACGCTCGCGAGCGCGAAGCCGAGCACGGTCACGCGCACGAGCTGGTAGGCGGCGATGGTCATCCACTTGCCGGCGAACAGCGCGATGCCGATCATGACCGCGAACACCGCGATGAGCGGGTGGCGGGCGACGGTGCGAGCTCGCATGGCGTGGACTCCTCGGTTCGGTTCGTTCTCTGTGGTGTAGTACTAGCATAGCACGAGAGCGGCGGACATGCAACGGCCCCGCTCGCGGTTCGCGAGCGGGGCCGGCGAGCGGGGACTAGGCCGATTCGACGGTCACGGGCCGGTCGTCGTACTCGGCGGCCCAGCCGCGGGCGATGGCGACGCCCTCGTTCCAGCCGCGTTCGCGAGCTTCGGGGTACGCCGCGCCACGCCAGGTGGGCGTGGTACCGCGCAGCGTCCACGGGCGGCCGTCGTGCCGGTCGACGTAGGTCGCGAGGTGCCCGCCGCAGTCCACGATGTGCGCGGTCGGGGGATCGGTCGGGACGACGATCGGCGGCATCTGCACGCGCACCGGATGCCCCCGCCCGTCTTCGTCCGCGTGCGCGAACATCGCCCAGCCGTTCCGAACGACGCTGACGACGGCCTCGCCGCAGTCGTAGCAGGTGCGGGCGGTGGGGACCTGGTCTGTGCTCATGCACAGAGCATAGCACGCGAGCGGCGGACATGCAACGGCCCCGCCCGATGTTTCTCGAGCGGGGCCGGCGAGCGCGGACGCGCATGCGCACGCGCGAGCAGCACCACGGTTCGTGGTGCTGCTCGCGATCGCGCTGGCGGGCGGGATCAGGCGTCAGCGAGGAAGGCGCGAGACAGCGAACGTGACGTGTTCGCAACCGCCCTCGTAGAAGTGGTGAACGACGCGGCTGGACCGGGTGCGCTCGGGATGGTCGAGGGCACGCCGGGCCAGGCGCCGCATGCGCTCAATGGGCAGTCCGCCGTCCCATCCGCCGCCGAGTAGCTCGCGGACGGTGACGCGCAGCGTGCCATTCGAGTCCCAGTTGGTGTCGGTGATCTCCAGTAGTCCGTCGCGGGTGCGGTCGTGGATGGTGAGGGTGCTCATGGTGGTTGCTCCTCGTGCGGTTCGTTCCCTCTGTGCTCTCGTCATAGCATAGCACGAGCACGGTGCGCGTGGGAAGGCCCCGCCCGAAGTTCTCGAGCGGGGCCGGCGAGCGGGCTGGTCAGGCGGGACGCACCGCCACGGCCGAGCGCAGGGGCGCGTTCTCAGCCGTGCACACCCGGCGCACGGCCTCGTCCGCGGACGGTGCGGACATCGTGATGTCCACCGTGCCGCCGTCGTGGCGCATAGTGACCGTCCAGAGCACCTGAGCGCGTTCGACGCGCCTGTCCGCCGGGACGTACTCCCACCCGCCCTCGCGGTACTTGACGACCAGCAGGATGCGGTTTCCGACGATGCTGCGCTGACCCTCGTCGATCACGTCCGCGATGGTGCGGGTGGTGCCGCGCCAGGCGATGACGTCACCGGGGATCAGGTCGCGGGCGGTACTCCCCCTGGCCCCCGAGCCTTCCTCGGTAAAGATCTGTCCGTGGACTCCGTTGGCGCCAAACCAATCGGCGTACTCGCGCGCTTCGGTAAGAGTGAGCGACCCCGTCAGTGTCGTGCCCGTGTTACTGCGAACTTCGTAGATGTGCTGGTCTGTGCTCATGCCCATAGCATAGCACGAGAGCGGCGGACATGCAACGGCCCCGCCCGAGGTTTCTCGAGCGGGGCCGGCGAGCGGGAGCGGTCAGTCGAACGGCACCTCATCTTCGTTCTCGTCAGAAACAAGGTCGGAAGGTCGGAAGGTCGGAAGGTCGGTAGGCACATTGTCCCGAATGTCCGACCAGTGCCAGCCGTTCACCGAACGGCCCTCGCCCATGGGCACCTTCACCGACGAGCGCACCACGCCGAACATGTCGAGATCGGCGGACAGGCTCATCGTCCGGGAGCGCAGCACGCGGGTCCGGTCGTCGTCGCCGAGCTCGGGGACCGACCAGCGCTTGCCGCCGGGCAGTGTCGCCATCCGCGCGAGCAGATCGACGGTCGAGAGGTGCGCGGGCTCGCCCGCCTGACGGAAGGCGTGCGCGACCTCCACCATCGTGCGCTCGGCGGGCGTGAGCCGGGCGAACGGATCGTCGTCCGCGGCCGGCGCCACCGCCTCGCCGAGGACCAGCACGCGCAGCGCGCGGTCCGCGCGGTCGGGCCAGTCCCCGCCCGCCAGCTCGGCGACCGCCACCAGCGGGCGCCACATGTCGCGCTCGCGGTTGTGCAGGGGCAGTGCGGGCCGCATCGTCTGGTACTCCGCGGCCACGTCCTGGCCCCATCGCGCGAGCGCCGCGCGGATGCCCAGCGCGCGGGACATGTGCTGGGGGTCGGCGTTGTCGAACTCGTCGAGCTGGACGTGGTCCGCCTTCTTCTCGACGTCGATCACGATCGATCGCTCGAGCACGGGGGCGAAGTCTGAGTCAACGCGCAGTTTGCGACCGACGGCGGTGATGGCCATCGGGCCGAACACGTCCAGCTCTTCCTCGCCCTGCTTGCCGCGCATGATCTCGGCGGTGTGCTTGTACGCGCCGATCAGGAGCAGGTTCAGAATGTCCGAGCGCCCGCGCCGGATGGTGTCGTAGTTGTCGACGATCACGGTCTGATTGCGCTCTGAGATGCCGCGCACGACGCCCCAGTACGACGGGAGCGAGACCAGGTTGCCGTTCCCGATCGTCAGCTCAGCGAGACGGCCGAGCAGTGACTTGCCGGCGCCCGCGACGTCCGCGCGGATGATGCATCGCGGCGCCGTCTGCCCGACGAACTCGCCCTCCGGGTTGCGCATGTGGGTCATGGCGGCCCACAGCGTGAACGCGTCGAGATGCGCGCTCGACGGGAACGCGAAGAATTGCGCGTAGAACGCGCGCGTCTGGTCGAGGGTCATGGCGCCACGTGGCGTGCGCTGCTCGCGGGGTGCGACCAGCCGTCCGAGGACGTCGTCTGTGCTCGGGAAGACGGTGGTGGAGGGCATGTGCAGTGCCGCCCCGTTGATTGCTGTGCTCATGTCCTTAGCATAGCACAAAGGGCCCGACCGCGCCATGCGGTCGGGCCCTTTTTCGTGCCGGTCGTTCAGCCCGCCAGTCCGGGGTAGAGCGTGCAGAGCAGGTCGGCGAGCAGCCCGAGGGCGATGCCGACGCCCGTGAACGCGAGCCCGCGCAGTGTCTCGGCGCTCATGCGGTGACGACCACGAAGCGCTCGCCGTCGTACTCGATGGTCCAGCCGCGTTCGGCGACGATCATCGCGGGCGCGTAGTCGATCACGCCGTAGTGCGCCTTCTCGACCCAGATGCCGGCGATCACGCCGTGCGAGCGCGCGAACGCGATCACGTCGTCGTGCCGACGGGAGTAGGTGAGCAGCATGTCGCTGACGTCGTCCGCCCACTCCGCTGCGTTGGTGGCCTTGCGCTTGCCCTCTGCTGTGCTCATGTTCCTAGCATAGCACGAGAGCGGTGGACATGCAACAGCCCCGATCTCGGAAGGTCGGGGCTGTCGGACGGATGTCTAGCGCGCGAACCGCCGGCTTACGACGAGCAGGTGGCCGAGCACGATCGCGACCAGCGCGGTCACCGCGGGGTGATCGCAGACGACGTCGAGCGCGGGATAGCACGCGAGCTCGACGTAGAGCACGAGCGTGTCGTACCAGCCGATCAGGTACAGGACGACGTGCTCGACGAAGTACCAGATGTTGACCAGTAGCGACGTGATGCAGGACCAGGCTGTGCTCATGTACAGAGCATAGCACACAGGCAGCACGTAGCACAAGGCGTTCTGCACGCCTGCATGTGCACGTGCATGTGCAGTACGTACGTGAGCAGGCACGATGTACAGTACGACGCACAGCACGCGCACGCGTTCCACGTGAAACAACGCGCTCACAACCACGCCGCAACCGACCGCGAGCGCGTCCTCGATGCGCGCGCGTACATGCACGCGTATGCGAGCAGGCACGCGCGCTCCCACATGTGCACGCACATGTCAAGTAGTTCTGAGCAAGTGCATGTGCATGTGCATGTGCATGTGCCTGACAGGACGGGCGGCACAGCACGCGCACAGCACGCGGCACGCGTGCTGTGCGCGCGTGCGAGGGCGAGCACGGTGCACCGTGCTCGCACGGTGAGGGTGTGCGCTGCGCGGGCGCGCAGAGCGCGCCCTGTGCGCGCGCGTGAGCGCGTCCGGCGGCTGCGCGCCGGCCGAGCTCGCGTCCGGCGCTCGCCGGCCCGGGGCGGAACCCCGGGCCGCTCGCGCACGCCGTGCGAGCGGAGCTCGCGCGGGAGCTCGACGGCGCGCGAGCTCGCGAGCGCGGACGGGGGCGCGCGTGGTCACGAAACCGGTCCGCCCACCCCGTCCCCGTTCATGATCGACTTCGCGAGCGGGTACGCGTCCCACGCCCGCCACCGCGCCCGAGAGCGTTACGCTCGCGTCCTGCCGCGGGGCCCCAGGGCGTCGGTGACGGCGGCGCGGTCTCCCGGTTCAAGTCCGGGGCGCCGACGCCCACCCCCGGTCGCTGCCCTGAGCGGGTCCCCGGCCGGCGCGCGTTTTCCGCACCTCTACGCGTGCGCGGGCGCGAGGCGTCCACGATCCCGGACGTCGGGAGTGGCACACTGCGTGATCGTGAGCCCCACCGCGGTCGAGATGACCGCTCGCGCCGTGATCGTGCTCGTCGCCGTAGTCGCCGTCGGTCTGCTTGCGCGTGGCGGCGCGCGGGGGCGTTGAGCGGGCCGACGCCGTCCCCACCGGCCCCGGCGCACGGCCTGGCGCCGATCCCACTGGACTCGGTCGCGATCGCGCACCACGTGCGGGTCACCTACGGCATCCCGTGCGACCCGGCCACGATCCGCAAGTGGGCGCAGCGGGGGAAGATTCGGCGACTGCTCGGTTCGAGCCCGCGGCTCAACCGGTTCGATCTTCGCGAGGTGATCGCCTACATGCGCTCGATCGGGTGGCTGACTTGACCCACGTCCGGGATCGTGTCACGCTGTACCCACGCCGGGCGAGGTCTGTGCAGGACGCAAACGGCGCGAGTGGGAACCCTCGTTCTGGCTGTGCTCAACTCCCTGAACGGGAACTGACGGGCCCGACCGCTACACCCCCCGTAGCGGTCGGGCCCGTTTCTCGTGCGCGTACCTCGAACGCAGGGAGACCAATGATCATCCTCGGCGTCATCCTGCTCGTGCTCGGGTACTTCCTGGGCATCTCGATCCTGTACACCGTCGGCGGCATCCTGCTCGTGATCGGGCTCGTGCTGCTACTGGTCGGCACGGTGGCCCACCACCCGGTGGGTGGTCGTGGGCACTGGTTCTGACGTGACCCCGTTCAGTGAGAACGGCGACGTGTGACCGGCGCGAACGCGAACACGGACGAGAACGGGCACGCGTCCCGGCTCCGGCGCCGTTCCCACCGCAACCCGGCCAACGTCGCGCTGCACGACCACGCCGGCCTCGGCGCCCGCGCGGCGGACCGGGTCACGAAGGCGTTCGGGTCGTGGGGCTTCCTGATCGCGCAGACGATCATCATCGTTGTCTGGATCACGCTCAACGTCGTCGGCGCCATCGAGCACTGGGACACGTACCCGTTCATCCTGCTCAACCTGCTGTTCTCGACCCAGGCCGCCTACGCGGCGCCGCTGATCCTGCTCTCGTCGAACCGCAGCTCCGAGCACGATCGGCTGCGCGCCGAGGTGTCGTACACGCGCCAGGACGAGATGCTCACCCAGCTCGCCGACATGCACGACCGGCTCGAGGTGCTCATCGGCAGCGCCACCAAGCGCGAGCCGAGCACCAAGCGCAGCCGCGGCGAGCGCGAGCCGTACCTGTAGTCGAACCAGGAGGGTCACGTGGCAGGGCGACCGAAGACACGGGCCCGTCGCGAGGCCGAGGCGCGCGGCGAGCTGCCACGTGACCGCGAGGACGAGTTCGAGCCCGACCAGGAGCTCGACTACGACCCCGAGCCAGCCCCCGCCCCCGAACGCCAGCGTCAGCCCTGGGAGGACAAGGTCCCCTGGTCCTACGTCGAGCGCAAGGAGGGCCCGCCCCACGGCGCGGCGGACCCAATCGGCCACGACCCCCCGCGTCAGCGCTCGCCGAAGGTGCAGTGCGGCCACATCGCCGTCTCGTCCGAGCGCCAGTGCCGGTCGTGGGCGATCAAGGCCTCCGACCCGCCGCGTTGCGTTACGCACAACACGCCCCGGGAGCGCACCCGCGCCCAGGTCGCGTACGAGGTGCGGCAGTGGCAGCTCGGCGACACCCACGTCGATCCCGCAGAGATGCTGCTCCGGCTCGTGAGCCAGTCCGCGGCGCGTCTGGACAAGCTCTCCGGTGAGCTCGCCGAGCTGGTCGACGAGCAGGGCCTCCAGGCCGCGCTGATCGGTGAGGTCCGCGTGCCCACCGAGGCCGGGAGCTACGTCTCCGGCGACTACGTCCGCGGTCTCGCACGGTTGGAGGCTGAGGAGCGCGACCGGCTCGCGCACTTCGCGAAGACCGCGCTCGCCGCCGGGCTCGCGACCCGTCAGGTCGAGCTCGCCGAGTCCCAGGGTCGGCTCATGGCCGACGTGCTGCGCAAGGTGCTCGGCGACCCCGCCCTCGGACTGTCCGAGGACCAGCTCCAGATCATCCCCGGCCTGCTGCGCCGCGCCCAGGAGTACGTGCTCGGCACCGGCGAGCAGTCCCGGGCCCAGCACGAGCGTCACACCAGCGCGAGTCCCAAGCACCAGATCGAGACAGGAGCACGAGCCCGATGAGCGACCCCTCGATCATCCTCAAGGCCCTGACTGGTTCGGCGACTGCCGGTCAGTACCCGGACACCCTTCACGACCGGCTCGACGCCGCGCTGGCCGAGGCGTGGGTCGAGTCCACCGGGCTCGACATCGCGACGACCGCCAGCGGCGGTGACCCGGGCCCGTTCCGCTCGAACGGCACCGACGTCTGGTCCGACGTGATGGACCAGCTCACCGCCCGCTACGGCACGAGCCCCAAGGCCCGCACGCTGGCCGAGAAGCTGACTCTGCTCGACGAGCTGGTCACCGGCATCGACGCGGCCAAGGGAACAACGACCGGCACGGGAACAGGAACGACCACCGGCACCGGCACGGGCACGACGACCGGCGGTACCGGCACCACCACGCCCCCGGCCGGGCTGCCCGCGGGGACGAGTCAGGGCTCGCTGACCTGGGGCGCGGACTTCACCAAGGGCGACGTCGTGTCGGCCGGGTTCCAGTCCACCGACTGGAACACGCAGTCAGGCCCGACCTGGCCGCCGCCCATCGTCGCCGCGCCGGACAACGGCGAGCGCTGCATCCGCTTCGCGCTGCCCTCCGGCGGCGAGCGGATCGAGGTGCAGCCCAACGCGGCGCAGTCGATCGGCAACGGTCAGGACGTGTGGTACGGGTTCTGGTTCATCGCCGACTCCAGCTTCGTGTCCAACATCGACGACTGGCACATCATCTGCCAGTTCCACGGCAACGACACCACCAGCCCGCACCAGATCATCGCGATCAACGGCGGCGACCTGATCACTGGCAACGCCCCGCAGCACCACTTCGCGAACGGCCAGATCAAGGCTGGCGTCCGGTACAACCTGGTCACCCACATCACCGCGAACTCGGGCGGGCACCAGTCGGTGTGGCTCAACGACGTGCTGGTGCTGGACGACTTCGCGGCCGGGCTGAACGCGACCCCGCTCTACCTCAAGTGCGGCATCTACGAGAGCCCCGGCGAGTTCCCGGCCTCGACGATCTACCAGGGCCAGCACCGCGTCGGCACCGGGTACGGAGCGGTCCGCCCTTTAGCGTGAGCGGCGCAGGTACGCCGCCCGCCGGAACCACGACCGGAACGACGACCCCGCCCGCGAACGCGGTCACCGTCGGCTCGCTGACCGGCACCCAGCCCGCGCAGTCGACGAGCTCGCTGCCGTACGGCTCGTTCACCGTGCCCGGCCCGTTCGTGGTCACGCAGGGCTGTTGGGGCGACAGCGCCGCGCAGTCCGTAGCGACCGCGGGCCCGGACGGGTTCAAGGTCACCGCCAGCTCGCACAACAAGTCCGGCGGCGTCGCGGCCTATCCGTCGATCTACCACGGTTCGTGGCCATCGGCGCAGTACCAGACCGGCACCGTCTGGCCGCGCGCGATCAAGGCGATCAGCTACTGGCACGCCACCGCGCACACCTCCGGTCCGCCCACCAAGGGCGACATCGCGTGGGACATCTGGCTGGGCACCAGCTCGACGACCCACGATGCGCTGGAGCTGATGATCTGGCTCTGGGGCAACGTCGACCCGATCGGCTCGAAGGTCGCGACGATCAGCTCGAGCGGTCAGAGCTGGGACGTCTGGTATGGCAACTCGACCGGCACGCCGACGGTGTCCTACCTCGCGACTGCCCAGCCGGGCTCGGTCGACGACCTGGACCTGGCGGCGCTGCTCGACGACGCCATCGCCCGCGGCTACGCGAAGGCGAGCCAGTACCTGACCTCGGTGCAGTTCGGTTCGGAGATCTGGATCGGGGGCACCGGCTTCACGCTCTCCGCCTATCAGGAGGTCGTGGGCTGATGCGCTTCACCGTCCGCCTGCTCGGCGCCGAACTGTTCACCTTCGAGTTCGAGCGCGCGGCCGCCGCCGGCACGGTGGTCAAGGAGCGTGCCGTGCTCGAGGCCGGGTCCGGCGGACTGTTCGACGCCGACGGGCTCGACTTCCCGCGTGCCGACGAGGTCAAGCTCGGGTTCGGGCGATCATGAGCTCCGAGATCGACTTCGCGGCGGCGTTCGGCTCGGCGATCGACCAGATCGAGACCGACACCGTTCATCGTCGCCACCGCAACGACCCCGCGGCGTGGGCGAAAGACGTGCTCGGCGTGCACCTGTGGTCCGCCCAGCGCGAGATCGCCCGGAGCGTGGTCGAGAACCGGCTGGTCGCGGTGCAGTCCGCGGCCGGCGTCGGTAAGTCCTACCTCGCGAGCATCCTCGCGCTGTGGTTCGGCTCGGTGTACCCGCAGTGGATCACGAAGGTGGTCACGACCGCGCCGTCCTCGAACCAGGTCTCGGCGATCCTGTGGGGGGAGATCAAGCGCCACCACGCGCAGTCCGGGCTCCCCGGGCGCGTGCTGGGTACCGACGAGTGGGTCTCGGACGACGGCAAGTGGGTCACCGGGTTCGGGCGCAAGCCCCCGGACTACGCGACCAGCGTGTTCCAGGGCCACCACGCGCAGAACATGCTCATCATCGCCGACGAGGCCGGTGGCCTCGACGAGAAGATGTTCGAGGACTTGTTCGCGATCGCGACAGGCAAGAACGTCCACATCCTCGCGATCGGCAACCCGGACGACAACTCGTCCTACTTCGCGAAGATGTGCCAGCCCGGCTCCAACTGGGCCACGCACAAGATCTCGGTCTACGACTCGCCCAAGTTCACCGGCGAGGACGTGCCCGAGGACGTCCTCGACGCCATGCCGGACCCGGCGTCGGTCGACGCGATGCGTCTGGAGTTCGGCGAGGACAACGCGTACTTCAAGGCGAAGGTGCTCGGCGAGTTCGCCGACTCCGGCGACGGGCTCATCCCGCTGTCGTGGGTCGAGGCCGCGGTGCGCCGCTGGCACGACGCCACCGACGAGACCAAGCCGACCCCGGCCCCGGTCGGTCGGACCATCTTCGGCGTCGACGTGGCGCGCTTCGGCAAGGACGCGACCGCGATCGCGACCCGCAAGGGCACCGTCTGCTACTCGATCGACACCCACCAGGGCAAGGACAACGTCGAGGTCGCGACCTTGGTCGAGGGCATGCTCGCCTCGGAGCCGTTCTCGACCGCGGTCGTGGACGTCGACGGACTCGGTTCGGGCGTGGTGGACATCCTGCGCCACCGCGCGCGCCCGGTGATCGCCTACTCGGGCGGCGAGGGCACTCGACGACGCACCCGGGACGGCAAGCAGCGCTTCGCCCGGGTCCGCACGGCGGCCTGGTATCACCTCCGGGAGCTGCTGAACCCGGCGCTGGGCGCGTCGATCGCGCTACCGGACGACCAGCTGCTCATCCGCGAGCTCGTCGCGATCCGCTGGCCGCAGAACCCGACCTCGAACATCCTCCAGATCGAGCGCAAGGACCAGGTCAGGAAGCGTTTGCAGCGCTCCACCGACCGCGCGGACGCCGTGGTGATGGCGTTCTGGTTCGACGCGCCCCCGGAACGCGAGTTCGCAGCCGCGAACGCCGGTGCGCACCAGAGCGTGGCCGCCCACGTCGACGCTCCGGGCTTCGATCCGCCCATTCCGGGCTGGGGCGGCGCCCCGTTCGAGTGGAACTAGACCCCAGGAGCCCTCGGATGAGCCCCCAACCGCCCCCGAAGCCCGCTCGGACGGCCCAGACCGCGCAGAACATGATCGCGGACGGCCGTACGGCCCCGGAATGGCGTCGTCCGGAGTCCGCGAACGAGCAGACGGCCCCGATCGACCTCGCCGAGCTCGCGAAGCTGCTCTCCGAGGCCCGTGACGCGGCCGAGGCCGCGCGCAGCGAGGCTCACGGGGCTCGGGAGGCCGTCACTGCCGCCTCCAAGCGCCCGGCCGGGGCCCAGAAGGGGTCCAGGTCCGCCACCGGCCCCCAGCACCGCTCTGCGGCGCAGGTGTGGTCGACCGCGAGCGTGCTGATCGTGCTCATCGTGGCCCTGGCGGTCGTCGCGGTCGCGCTGGCCTACCTGCACGTCTTCGGCGTGTTCGGTGGGTGAGCGCACGGGCACGCTGCGCGTGCCGTTGACTGTTCCACCGCCCCCTGCGCTCTGGAACGCTGGCCCGATGATCCATGCGCCCGAACCGGAGCCCGATCCCGAGCCGTCAGCGGCCCCGTCGAGCGTCCCGACCCGGCGCAACGGGCACCGACCACCGCAGGTGGAGAAGGTCGCTCCGCAGGCCCTCTCGGCTGCCGACCGGAGCACCTTCGACGCCATGGCGCGCTCGTTGGAGGTCATCGCTCGGTGTCTACGGGCGCTGACGGTGGCCGTGATCTCGCTGCTGACCGTGGTGCCGGTGGTGGCCCTGATCGAGTACGTCGTGAACAGCGGCTGGCACGTCTAGCGGGAAGGAGAGCGCGTGGCGACGAACAACGGCGTGTACGTGAACAACGGCGCGGCCGTCGACGCCATGAACTCCGACCGACTGACCCCCTCCGAGCGCAAGCGGATGACCGCGGAGGCCCAGGGCACCCCGTTCGACCCGTTCGAGCGGTTGTTCTCGTCGTTCGACGGCGGGACGGCGTTCGCGTACTCGGACTTCGAGGCCGCGGACTACCGCGAGATGCTGCGCCGCGACGGGCAGGCCGCGAAGCTCGAGCAGGTGCTCACGCTGCCGATCCGCGGCGCCAGCTGGACGATCACCCCGGACAAGCAGGACAGCGGACAGGCCAAGCTCATCGAGGAGTGCCTCGGCGACAAGCTGAACCTGGTCATCGACCAGATGACCAGCGCGGTGACCTACCGCCGGGCGTTCTTCGAGACCTCCTGGACGATGTCCGGCGGTCGGCTGATCTACTCCGACGTCGCCTACCGGCCGCCGACAGGCTGCGAGCCCGGCTTCGACCCGCAGTCGGGCAAGCCGCGCGGGTTCCGGCAGCGCATCGTGCCGGTCGCGGGCGTCTGGCCCAAGAGCGCGATGGGCAACGACAAGTACGACCCCGGATGGGTCACGATCAAGCCCAGCCGCTCGTTCATCTACGTGCACGGCACCCACCGCGAGCCGGTGAACGGGCTCTCGGACCTTGAGGTCGCGCTGTGGTGCCACCAGACCAAGCAGAAGATCATCTTCCTGTGGTGCCAGTTCCTCGAGCAGACCGCGCTCCCGAAGACGCTGGTGTACGCCGACGACCAGGCCACCGCCGACGCCCGCGCGGACCTGTTCCGCCAGCTGCGCTCGTCCGGTGTCGCCGGCGTCGAGCGTCCGGGCGAGGCCACCGACAAGATCTTCGAGATCCTGGAGTCCTCCGGCGACGGCGCGACCCAGTTCCAGAACATCATCACGTTTCTGGACTCGATGATGTCGGCGTCGACCCTGTCCAGCTTCACCGACCTGTCCTCGGCCTCCGGCGGTTCGGCGGGCAGCTTCGCGCTTTCGGCCGACCAGTCCGAGTTCTTCTTGAACTCGCGCCAGGCGGTCGCCGACGAGATGGCCGACTCGATCCGTCGGGACCTGTTCGGTCCGCTGGTGGCGTTCAACTTCGGCGTCAACGCGTCCGTGCCCAAGATCGAGATCGGACCGATCTCGAAGGAGCAGGGCAAGAACGCGCTGAACATGCTGAACACGATCATCACCGCGGTGAACCTGAACGTGCCACGTGACTTCGTCGATCAGCTCACGCTGCTGTGCGCGAACATGCTCGGGATGAACCCGGACTCGATCAAGGGTGCGATCGCGAAGGACGCGGCGGCCCGCCAGGACCAGGCCGACCTCCAGTCCGAGGTGAACAAGGCCCAGGCTCAGCAGGCGCTCCAGGACGCGAACGACGCCGCGCAGGCGCCCGCCGCGCCCGGTGTCGCCGACCCGACCGCTCCGCCGCCGGTGAGTACCGCTCCGCCGCCGTCGCTGTCGACCTCGTCCGCGCCCGGCGCGACCGAGGCGGCCAACGTGATGGACGCGGTGGACACCGTCTACGAGCTGGTGAGGGGCAGTCATGGCCGAGGTCGAACTGTCCGAACGTAACCCGTTCGAGTCCAAGGTCGCGAGCACCATCAAGGGCGACCTGCACAGCCTGTTCAACTCGGCGCTGCACCCGCGCGCCGGCCACGGCCGGTTCACTTCCTCGCCGATGGCAGCCGCCAAGCGCGCGGCAGCCGCGCAGCGCAAGGCCGAGCGTGCCGCCCGCGGCGCCGCGCGTCGCGCCGAGCGCGGCGAGCGGGACGTGCGCAAGGACAAGGCTCGCGTACAGCGGGCGACTCCGAACCGCAGCAGCCGTCGACGTCGGAACATCAACTGGCCCAACGGTGGCGGTGGCGGGGGCGGTCTCGGCAGCCTCGGTTCGCTGTTCCAGGCCCCGAAGCCTGCCGCGGCGCCGAAGCAGACAGCGGCGCAGAAGCAGCAGGCGGCCGCGGCCAAGAAGCAGGCCGCGGCGCAGAAGAAGGCTCAGGCCCAGCAGGCCGCCGCTCAGCGCAAGGCCGCGGCCGCGAAGACGGCCGCCCAGCGTAAGGCGGCCGCCGCGCAGCTCGCGGCCGCGAAGCGGGCCACCGCCGCCGCGAACAAGGCCGCGACAGCGAACAAGACGGCCGCGAACAAGACCGCTGCTCAGAAGGCGACCGCGGCGAAGGCTGCGAGCGCGACGACGAGCAAGAGCTCGACCTCGAGCAGTGCCGCGCACTCCACGTTCGCGTCCGCGACGGTGCCCGCGAACGCGACCCCGGCCCAGCACCAGGCCGCCGCCGCGATCGCGTCCGCACAGGCGCAGGCGGCCAAGGCCACGACCAAGGCCGAGAAGGCGGCCGCGGCCGTCGCGCTCGTCCAGGCACGGGCGGCCAAGCGGGCGGCCGACGCCGCAGCAGCGGCCGCGCGCCGTAGCGCGGCCGCGTCCACAGCTGCATCGCGCCAGACCACGAAGGCGGCCGCGGCCCAGGCTAAGGCCGGGAAGCTGCCCTCGTCGGCGGCCCAGCGCAACACCGGGGTCGCGAAGGCTGCGCTGGCGAAGGCCTACATCGCCGCAGCGGCCTCGGCGGCGCACGCGAACCGGAACGTCCCGCAGCTCCCGGTGGGGCTCTCGCGCCCGACCGAGCTGGCCGCGGACTCGATGGTGAAGGCGTCCACGCACGAGCAGGTGGGTCCCAAGGGGCTCTGGGGCAAGCCCGGCTGGCAGCTGCCCGACTACATCGAGCACGTCGCGAACGACCTGATCGAGAACGGTCATCCGGAGTCGCAGGCCGTGCAGATGGCGGTCGGGATCATCAAGAACTGGGCCTCCGGGCGCCCGTCGGGCGGCGAGAAGCGGATCAAGCCCTCCACGGTGGCCGCGGCGCGCAAGGCGCTGGCCGAGTGGGAGTCGCTCAAGGCCCGCGCGAAGACCACGAAGTCCGTCAAGACCGCGAACGGCCCCGCGAACCGCGTGGTGGACATCGGGCTGGCACATCAGGAGGGGTCGGTGACCGTGGCGAGCTCCAGCGACGGCCCACGGGTCACCAAGAGCGGGTTCCAGGGCGGCCAGTACGGCGCCGGCAAGCGCGAGCCCAAGACCCAGCTCACCGCGTCCAACCGTCGTCGCTGGGCGAAGATCGGGGTCGCGCTGCCCGACGGATCGTTCCCGATCCCCGACCGTGCGCATCTCGCGAAGGCGTGCCGGGCGATCGGACGCGCACCGGAGGGCAAGCGCCCGAAGGTCAAGGCCCACATCCGCAAGCGGGCCAAGGCGCTCGGCGTCACCGTCCCGAACGCCGCGAGCTAGGAGGCCCGATGTTCTACCGCAGTCGCGACGAGCATCCGCCGTCCGAGGACTGGGCCCTGGCCCTGTTCGAGGATCTCACGGTGATGGAGAACCACATCAGTGCGCTCGAGGAGCGCATGCACACCATGGAGGAACGTATGACGAGCTTCGAGCAGGCCGTGTCCGACGCCGAGTCCGCACTGGCCCTGATCCCCGGCCTGGTCACTCAGATCCAGACCCTCCAGACCGAGATCGCGAACAACGCGAACACCGTCCCCCAGGCCGTACAGGACGCCGCCAACGACCTCGAGTCGCAGGCCCAGAACGCCCTCTCGGTCGCCCAGACCGCGCTCTCGTCCGCTCAGGGTGCCACCGGCACTGACGGTGGCACCTCGACCGGCACCGGTACTGACGGTGGCAGCACCGACAGCGGCTCGGGCTCGACCGGCACCGGCAGCACCGACGGCGGTACTTCGACCGACGGTGGCACGGACACCTCTGGCGGCACCGCGACCAGTGGCACCACCACGGTCGTCGACCCCACCACCGGCCAGCCCGCGACCTCGCCCACCGACACCCCCTCGAGCTGACGGACCCGGACCCACTCGAAAGGCAGACCACCGTATGAACCGGAACTGCGTCGCATGCGGCCAGGTCGACGACCATCCCCGACACGTGGTGGTCCTCGCCGATGGGTCCGACGCTCCGTACCACCACGATTGCCACTCGCGGCTCAACCCGCCGTGCGCGATCTGCCAGGTCATCGCCCAGTCCGCCCAGGGCGTGACGGGTGACGCCCTGCGCGAGCACATCGTGAACAACGACCCCGGCGGCAAGTGGCTCGCCGGGCAGCAGCAGGCGCAGGAGCCCGCACAGGCTCAGCAGGCGCCCGCCGCCGCACAGGGAGGCGGGCAGTAATGGGCAACATCGACGCCGTGGAGGCGCAGAAGCTCGCGGCCGCCTCGCTGGTCGGGACCACGTACACGGTGCCTCCCGGGTTCTTCGTAGCCCTGGATACTGTGCAGCCCGCGGACGCCAACTCGACCGCGACCGAGCTGACCGGGTACACCCGCCAGTCGGTCGTATTCAGCACCCCGGCCTGGAACTCGACCTCGAAGCTCCAGTCGACATCGAACACCGGCGCGGTCACGTTCGCGACCATGCCGGCGACGACGGTGACCGGGATCGAGATCTTCTCGACAGTGAGCGGGACGACCCGTCGGCTGTGGTGGGGCCCGTTGGCCGCGAACAAGGCGACCGCAGTAGGCGACACGCTCACGTTCGCGGTCGGGTCCATCACTGCCACGCTCGGCTAGCAGACCAGGAGACGTCGTGGCTCAGACGGACGCGCTGACCATCCCCCAGGGGGCGACGTTCACGGTCTACTGGGATCTGATCGACGCCGACACCGGCCAACTCGTCACCGACACCACCGGGTTCGAGGCCGCGATGCAGATCAGGCCGGCGCCCGGGAGCGCGACACTGCTGTACGCGTTCCCGGCGCCGAGCTTCGACGGCGCCCGGGTCACGTTCACCGCCTCGGCGACGGACACGACCGCAATGGACTTCGGGCGCGCCAGCTACGACGTGCTCGTCACTGACGCGTCCGGGGTCCGGACGCGGATCGTGGAGGGCACCGTCTCGCTCGACCGCGCCGTTACCACCGCCTAGGGCGTAGGGGGATCGCGATGACGGTCGCATTCGACGCCGTCGGACCGTCCTCGTCAGGGTCTTACACCGCCTCGGTCGCGACAGGTGCATCGGCCACCTGGACCCACGTCCTGGGCGCCAGCGCGAACGCGATCACGGTCTCCGTGGCCGTCGGTAACTCCTCTACTGCGACGACGACGATCGTGGTCAAGGTCGGTTCGACGACCATGACCGCGCTGGGCAAGGCGCTCTCGGACAACACCACGAACTCGGGCTACGTTCAGCTGTTCGGGCTGATCAGTCCGCCCACCGGTTCGCAGACGATCACCGTCACGCTCACCGGCACCACCAGCTCGATCGCCGGCGGCTCGGTCTCGTTCACCGGCGCCGGATCGTTCGGGACCGCCGCCACGAACTACGGCTACACCGCCGCTCCGACCGTGTCGATCACCCCGACCGCGTCCGGGAACATGATCACTGCCGGGTGGTGCTCCGGCTCCACCGGCACGATCACGGCCGGAACCGGTGACACCCTGCGCTGGTCGCACTCCGGGAACAATAACTCCGGCGCCGGCAACGGCGGCCAGGAGACGTACCCGACGGTCGGCACCGCGGCGGTCAACATGACCGCCGCCGTTCCCAAGGACTACTGGGGCATCGTCGCTGCCGAGGTCCAGGCCGGGTCCACCTCGACCACCTACACCGGTGCCGTCGCGCTCGCGGGCACGAGTTCGTTGCTCGCGGTCCCGCCCGCTCCGATCCTGGAGTGGAAGGAGGACTCGTCCCAGGCCGACGTCGTCGCCGCGGGCTACGAGAACGACTCGTACAACCGCGAGACCGCGGCCGGTTCGGACGGTGCGTCGGGCCTGGCGTGGCCGATCCTGCTCACCGCGGCCCCGGGCGGTCGCGCCGGGCGCGCGGTCCCGTTCGTGGTCCCCGCCGGCGCCCATCGCTACGAGATCGTCGCCGCGACCAACTACGCGATGCCCGGCGACACCTGGTTCTACGGGCTGGCGTCCTACCTCGGCGCCGGGTTCCCGACCGGTGGCGCCACGTTCCAGGTCATCACCCAGCTCCGGCAGTCCTCGGACACCGGCTCGCCGGTCGCGTGCCTGGAGGTCCGCAACGGGCAGATCAGGCTCTCTGGCGGCTATCAGGTCGACGGCGCGAGCCCGGCCAGTCAGTACCAGTACGACCTGCTCGTGCTCGACAACGTGCAGCTCACGACCTGGTACAACATCGTCTTCCGGGTCTCGAACTTCTCGGAGGCCGTCGGCCAGTCCACGATCGACGTCTGGATCAACGGCGTCCAGTGCATCACGTCGTTCACGATCCCGTGCGCCACCGTGTACCCGGATACCACCGGCGACGTCGGGACCGCCTGGAAGCACGGGATCTACCACGACACTTCGCTCGGCGCGACGACGATCTACCACACCGCCGCCGCGCAGGGCACCACGTACGCCGCGGTCGACCCGACCCCGCCAGTCACGACCTACACCGGTGCCGTCGCGCTGTCCGGCACAAGCACGCTGACCACGTCCGGGACCCGCGTCCAGCCCGGAGCGGTCGCGCTCGGTGGCACGAGCTCGCTGACCGAGACCGTCAACCAGACCCAGCACGCTACGGTCGCTCTCGCGGGCGCATCGAGCCTGTCCGCGACCGCGGGGACCTCGTCCTCGTTCGCGGCGCTGCACGACGACTTCACCGCCACCTCGAGCGAGTGGACAGACTCGGGCGCGGGCGTCTCGAACGGCTCGGCGTACATCAACGTCGCCGGATCGGGCGGCACCCCGACCTACGCGTCGAAGCGCTCCCGGCAGGTCTACAGCTGGCCCGGTTCGCCGGTCGTGTTCGGCGACGTGATCATGCCCGGCGTCGCCGGAGACACCGCGAACGCCCAGCTCTGGGTCAACGACCCGAACCCGGCCGCCACCGTCGACCGGCTCGGGTTCGAGTACGCGGCCGCCACGAACACGCTCACCTTGCGCGGCCAGACCGGCTCGGGCTACGCCGCGATCGGCACCGACGTCACGCTGACCTACGACCCGGTCGCGCACCGGTGGTTGAGCATCGCCGACACCGGCAGCTCGATCGTCTGGTCAACCTCGGCGGACGGTCTGACCTGGACCACGCAGCGCACGTACTCGACGCCGCCGGCCTGGACGACCAAGACCACGCTCCAGATCGATCTCGAAGGCTTCCGGTCGTCGGGCACGAACGACACCATGCGCGTCGGCTCGATCAACGTCGCGCAGACCCCGCTCGCGACCAGCACGCCGTCGCCGGTCGATGCCCTCCAGTCGCGGACGCTGACCGAGGTCCGCACGTGGGAGTCGTGGCTCTCCGCGAACTCCGCCCGCGGGTGGGTCGGTGAGTTCGGGTGGGTCACGCTCGCGACCCACTACTCGGACCCGACCCAGGGTGCGCAGTGGGCCGCGCTCGGTGACATCTACGAGACCGAGCTCGACGTCGCCGGGCTGTCCGGCACGACCTGGGCCTCGGGCCAGGAGTGGGGCAACGGCTACCCACTCGGCGTGCACGTCGGTGTCAACGTCGGCGACCCGCTCACGATCGCGAACACCGACGCCGCAGGCGTGGTGGCCACGCACCGCACCCGCGGTGGCCGCTGGCGGGGCGTGAGCCTCGCCGGTTACGAGCACGGCATCGCGACCTCCGGCGGCGGCACCGTCCGTTCGTCGGCGGGCTACGTACACACCGCGGCCGACTTCATGTTCCTGGCCGGTCAGGGCGTCGACACCGTCCGGCTGCCGGTGGCGTGGGAACGTCTCCAGCCGACGCTCTCGACCGCGCTCGACACCACCGGCCTGTCCGCGCTCGACGGGATGCTGACCGCCGCCCGTCAGGCCGGCGTGCGGGTCGTGATCGACCTGCACAACTACGGCTACTACACCGACGCGTCGAACGTCGCGCACGCGCTCGGCGACGCCACGCTGACCCAGGCCGCGTTCGTGGACTTCTGGACGCGTCTGTCGGCGTGGGTGTCCGCGACCGCGACCCGCTCGGGAACGGTCATCGGCTACGGGCTGATGAACGAGCCGCACGACCTGCCGGGCGGTACAGCGACCTGGACGAACGCCGCCCAGGCCGTGCTGACCGCGATCCGCGCGGGCAGCGACACCCGCCTGGTACTGGTCGCGGGCTACGCCTGGTCGTCGCTGACGAACTGGCCGACCACGCACCCGTCCGGGTTCATCACCGACACCGCGACGAACTTCGTCTACGAGGCGCACCACTACTGGGACACGGCCAGCGTTCAGGGCTCGCGTACCGGGACCTACCAGCAGTCGAACGGGTCCGGCGGCCAGCAGATCGAGACCTACGCGACCGAGCTGGCCGCGGCGTCCGCGACGACCTACGTCGGCGCCGCGACGCTCGGCGGAACGAGCTCGCTCGTCGCAGGGGCGACCCGGGTTCAGCCCGGCGCGGTCGTGCTCGGTGGAACGAGCACGCTGACCACGTCCGGCACCGGCACCACGTACGGTTCGGTCCCGCTGGCCGGGTCGAGCTCGCTCTCGGCAGGCTCGACCCGCGTTCAGCCCGCCACCGCGACGCTCGCGGGTACCTCCGGGCTCGTCGCAGGCGCGTTCGACATCATGTCGGGTGCGGTGCCGATGTCCGGAGCCGGTTCGCTGACCGCGTCCGGCACTGGCGCCACGTTCGGGACCGTTGCGCTGGGCGCAACGAGCTCGTTGACCGCGAGCTCGACCCGCGTTCAGCCCGGCGCGGTTGCGCTATCCGGTACGAGCACGCTGGGCACGACCGGCACCGGCACCACGTTCGGGACCGTTGCGCTATCCGGCACGTCCGCGCTCGCCGCGGGCGCGTTCGCCACCACGTTCGGCTCGGTCGTGCTGGCCGGGTCGAGCTCGTTGACCGCGAGCTCGACCCGCGTCCAACTCGGCTCGGTCGGACTGACCGGTGCAAGCACGTTGGGCGCGGGCGCGATCGACATCGCGTCCGGGATCGTCACGCTGTTCGGCGACGGTGCGCTGAACCCGACCAGTACCATGATCGCTGCCAGTGCGGCGACGCTCAGCGCCTCGGGGGGCCTGAACGTCGGCGTGACCGGCGTCGCGGTCGCGACAGTGTCGTGGGGGGGCCTCGGGACACTGTCCGCCGGCGCGGCCGCGACCGAGCAGGTCGCGGCCGTGTTCGGCGCGTCTGCCGCGCTCTCGGTTCTCGGCACCGTGATCGAATACGGTGCGGTGAACCTGTCCGCGGACGCCGAACTAGGCGTCGCGGGCATCGTGACCGGGTTCGGCGGTCTCGTGGGGCTCTCGGGCACCGCCGACCTGTCCGCGGCCGCGGTCGTGACCGGGTTCGCGGCCCTCGGACTGTCTGCTGGTGCGGGCCTGTCCGTCGGCGCGATCGGCGTGGCCGTGGCCGCGGTGTCCCTGGACGCCGAGGGCGTGCTCGAGCTGGGCGTCGATGGCGCCACGTTCGGCGCAGTGACGCTCGCGTCCGTGACGGATCTTGCACTGGGCGTAACGACTACGCACGTCGGCTCGTTGAACCTTGCGGGGGACGCCGCCCTGGTGGCGGCCTCGGAGGGTGAGGCCGTAGCCGGGCTGCTGCTCGGCGCCGGCGGCGTCCTCGTCGCCGGCGCCAGCATCACGACCGGCTCGTCCGTCGCCCTGGACGCCGCGGGCGCTCTCGGCGTCTCCGTGCTCCGCACGACGTCCGCCGCGCTCGTCCTGGGCGTCACCGGCACGCTGTCCGCGTCCGCGATCGTGTCCACGACCCTCGGACTCGTCCTCACGGGCGGTTCCGGGCTCGCCCTCGGTGCCGGAACCACTCGGTTCGCCGGGCTGGTCCTGTCCGCGGACGCCGTCCTGGCCACCAGCGCGTTCACCACGGGCGCATCGAGCGCTGCCGTCGCCCTGGCCGCCCTCAGCACGCTCGACGCCGCCACAGCCCGTACAGCGGCCGCGATCGTGACCCTCGCCGGGTCCTCCGACCTGGCCACGGCCGCCAGCATGGCCGAGGCAGTGGCCGTGGTGCTCTCGGCCGCCGCCTCGCTCGTCGCCACGGCGACGCACTCGGGCCCGGGCGGTCCGACAACCCCGCTGGCGCCGAGCGCACCCGGCGTGGTCGTCGCGGTGCTCGGCGTTCTCGCCGGACACGGCAGCGCGAGCCCGGTCACGACCACCGGCGCGGTCGTCCCGCAAACCCTCGGCGCGACCGCGCCCACGGTCGAGACCTACTGAACGGAGACACCCGCGATGGGCAAGATGCCGCCCCAGCTCCAGGGCCACCAGTTCAAGTCCGGTAACAAGTCCGGGAAGTCCTCCGGCGCCAAGTCCGGTTCGGGCGGCCCGCCCTGGGACCCGGACAACGACAACGACGTCGACGTGCCGTCGAAGCTGCCGGCGGGCATGAAGGACACCGGCGACACCGACAACGACGCGCCGAATCCGTTCAAGACCGGTACGGCGACGCCGCGCATGGTCAAGAAGATGGTCGCGGCACACTCCAAGGTCCCGGACGCCAAGAAGCCCGCGTTCCGCTCCAAGGTCATCGCCCACGCCCGCAAGGCGAAGGCGATGCAGCACATTCCGAGCGCCTGGCTCTCCGGGCACGGCGGGGCCCCGTCGGACGTCAAGAAGGGGTAGGCCATGGATCGACGCGCGGTACTCACTCCGGTGTCCGAGTCCGGGGTCGTGGAGCTGGCCTCGAACGTGTTCCGGAAGCAGGTCATCAAGCACGGCCAGTACAGCTACAAGGACAAGCTCGGCACCCGGACGCTGAACTTCGACCCGGCCTACACCGCGAACCTGGTCTCCGCCTGGCGCGACCGGGCCTTCGACGCCGTCCCGCTCCAGTTCGCGGACTCGGACAACCGGCACACCAACGACGTCGAGCGGACCCGCGGCGAGATCATCGACTTCGAGCCGTCCAAGGACGGCTCGGGGCTGGACGCGATCGTCCGGGCTGACCCGGCGGCCGCGAAGGTGCTCGAGCGGTACAAGTCCCTGCCGGTCTCGGTACGGATCATCGAGCAGCACGAGCGCGCCGACGGGAAGACCTACCCCGCGGCGATCCAGCACGTCCTCGCCACCTGGGACCCGCGCCTGACCGGGATGAAGCCCTGGGAACGCGTGGAGCTCAGCGAGGGCGACGAAGGCATCGACGTCCTCGATCTCACGGAACAGACCGCCCCCCAGGGCGCCGACCAGGAAGGGGCGATCGTGCCCGAGAAGACCGAAGAGAGCACGCAGGGGCTCTCGCCCGACGTGCTCAACAAGCTCACCAAGTTCGCGGGCCTGCTCAACAACGAGGGCATGTTCGACGTGGACGACGAGGACGAGGACGACGAGCTCGCCGAGATCGCCCGCGCGGCGTTCGAGGACGAGGGCGTCGAGCCGACCGCCCCCGAGCAGCCCGCGCAGCAGCCCGCCGAGGTCGCAGCAGCCCGCGAGCCGTCCGCGGCCGAGATCGAGATGGCCCGCCGGCTCGACCTCGCCGAGATCGAGATGTCGCGACTGCGCACCGACGCCTCCGAGAAGCGCTACGAGGCGCTCCAGACCGAGCTCGCCGAGGCCGGTATCCCGCCGGTGTGCCTCGACATGTGCAAGTCCTGGCTGGTCGGCGGCAACGCGATCGAGCTCTCCAACGGCGAGCGTCGCGACCCGGGCGAGGACATCGTCAAGATGCTGCGCGAGCTCGCCCAGCAGCCCGGCATGGTCGACATGTCGAGCCCGGAGCCGTTCTTCCCCTCGCAGGGCAAGGACGAGACCGACCCGGTCGAGGCTCAGATCGCGTGGGCCCGCCAGTTCGCGAAGGACAACGGGCTCAACAACAGCTGACCCGTCCCCGCCCCCTCAACCGGCCGCCGGTGCGGTCGGGGTTCTCGCACGCTCGCAAAGGAGCAGGTTATGCCCGGTTTGCACCGGAATCTCAAGTCCGGCCCGTCCACGGGGGTCGTCTCGGCGGCCGTCGTCGGTGGTCAGCTCGTCGAAGCTGACCCGTCCAACGTCGGCTACGTCCGTCCGGCCTCCGCTGCCTCGATCACCGTCCTGGGCGTCGCGTACGGCGACGCGCAGGCTGCCGGTTCCGACCCCGGCGTCGGTGGTAACACCGGCCCGCTGAACATCGGCTGGCCGCACCCGGAGGTGGCCATCGAGTACGGCCCCGCCGACGTCGACGTGGTCTACAGCGTGGCCGCCCACTACGGCGACCTTCTCCTCGCTGCTGCCAACGGTCAGGTCGCGCCCGTCGCTGACGGAGTCACTCCGGCCGCCGGCTCGTTCGTCGGACGCTGCACGCAGCCCACCGGCGTCGCCACCGGCGCCGTCGGGTCCATGCGCCTGTTCGGCTGACCAGTACCCCAGCTTCACCACCTCCCGCCTCGTGCGGGTGTCCCGTCCTGCCCGGATAACTCCAGGGCAAGCTCCCGCACGAAAGGAAGACCGCCGTGCCCGTTCAGACTGGCGCTGTCCCGGTTCGCAGCTACATCGACGGGCCGCGGATCACCGTCGACTCGTTCCTCAAGGACCCGGGCAAGATCCCGGCCTTGATCTTCTCGATGACCGACCAGCAGTTCCTCGCCGACGCTCTCCTGCGTTCGGCCGGACCTGTCGGCGGCGGCGCGATGCAGTACTTCTCGTCGACGCCGTTCTACTCGGACTCGAACGCGGCCACCCGCGCAGAGTTCGCCGAGGTCCCCGTGGCCATCGGCTCGTACGGCACCCCGCAGGTCTCGTACGTGTCGGAGAAGGCGCTCGCCATCCTCGTCTCGGACGAGATGCGTCGCCGGATGAACATCGACCCGGTCACTACCCAGCTCCAGCAGGTTCGTAACACGCTGGTGCAGTCCTGGGACCAGGCGTTCGTGAACATGGTCCTGGCCAACACCGGACAGATCGTGGACTCCAGCATCAGCGGCAACGGTCCGTGGTCGACCGCGGCTACGGGTTCGGCGATTCGCGGTGACCTTGTCGCTGCCATGAAGCAGATCGCCACGGCGAAGGCGCCGGGCCAGAGCACCTCGTTCGGCTTCAAGGCCGACACCATGGTCATCGGACAGGGACGCCAGTTCGACCTGATCCGCCAGGAGGACTTCAACAAGCCCTTCGTCGGCAACATCGCCTCGGAGAACCTGCTCTACACCGGCAAGCTCCCGAACAAGATCATGGGCCTGGACGTCGTGGTGTCTCGCGTCATGCCGGACAGCGAAGTCCTGGTCATGGAGCGCAAGCGCGCTGGCTTCATCGCCGACGAGCTCCCTCTCCAGACCTCGGCGATGTACCGCGACGAGCCTCGCAAGACCTTCCGCTGCGACGTGCAGCGCGCATCGGCCATGGGGCTCGACCAGCCGTTGTCGATGTCGCTCATCACCAACATCAGCTGATCGGAGCGAGCACATGGGAACGTACATCGTTCGCGCACACCAGTTTGCGTTCAAGACCGACCCGGACGGACAGACCCCGCACTCCCACTACGGCCAGGGCGATGAGGTCGAAGTTCCAGACGATGCTCCCGGTCTCGAGGGGCTGCTCCAGAAGGGCGTCCTGGAGTCCAAGAGCCACGCCGAGAAGCGTGCGGACGTCGAGAAGGACGCCGGGAAGCCCGACAACTCGGGCGGTGGTTCCGCGACCAGCTCGACCTCGAGTGAGTCGTCCTCGAAGCCGTCCTCGGGGTCGAACAAGTAGGAGGGCCGACGATGCCCTACATCGCTCCCGATGATCTCCGGGCGGTGCTCGCTCGAGACCTGACCCCGTTGGGCCAGGGCCTCGAGACGGGCACCGCTGCGGACCTCTCGGACGTGCAGCTGGCGAACGCGATCGACACCGCCCAGGCACTGATCGACGCCTCGGTGGCCAACCGGTACTCGGTGCCCTTCCCGGACCCGGCGCCGAAGCTGATCGTGCAGCTGACGAAGGTCATCGGCGCGTACCAGGCCGAGATGGTCTACCGGCAGTCGGTGGACATCGCGGACGAGGATCCGATGCAACGGATGTTCGTCTGGGCCCAGTCGGTACTTACGTCGTTGGGCGGGGGCAACATCGACCTGCCCGACCTGGCACCGACCAGCCAGGACAAGCCCTCGACCTCGATCCACAACATGTACTCGGGGCAACTGTTCTGGCCAAAGCTGTTCGGTCTCGATGACGGCACCGAGGGGCGATGGACGTCCTCGTCCGGGCAGTGGTGAGCCGTGGCTGACAGCTTCGCCGAACGGATCGACAACCTGATCCGTTCGGTCGGGACCGGTGACCTCGTCGGCTCGGTGGTCGTGGACCAGGTCTACGCCCACTACCAGGAGGTCGGCCTCCAGCTCAAGCACCCGCGCGGCGGCAACGCCGGCGCGCTCGGCACCGCGGTCGACGACAACGGTCCGCGCGTGTTCGAGGAGATGGCGGCCGGGCTGCTCGAGGACGGTCCCACGGGGCCGATGCGTGACGGCGTGGAGCGCATCGCCGACGTCTACGCGGCGAACGCCCCGCGCGAGTTCGCGAACCTGTCGCTCTCGGCGCACCCCTCGGTGACCGACAACGGCACGGTGATCTACGACCGGCCGCCGTCCCAACCCCGACTGACCGAGGACGAGCTCAAGGCGCTCAACGCACTGCGGCTGCCCGCTCACGAGCGGGCGCGGATGCAGTCGAACGCCACGGCGCGGCTCAAGCCGTTCGGGGGCAGCGGCACCACGACGCCGTTCGGACACGGGTTCAACGGACCGTAGAAGGGGGCGGCCAGCATGCTCTCCGCCTCTCAGGTCGGGACGTGGCTGACCGGGCTCGGCTTCTCGATCCCGGTACTGCCGGGCCCGCTGGCCAACGGCCGCGAGCCGCCCGCCCCGGACGTCATCGCCATCGTCATGCCCGCAGGCGGTGCGCCCCCGACGGTCGACGGACTGTTCGACTCGCCAGCGTTCCAGGTCGCGATCCGCGGCCCCCAGCGCCGGACCTACACCGAGGCCGCGTTCAGCGCGGCCTGGGAAGCCGACCGACTCATCCGGCTCGCTCCGCTGCCGGGCTGGATCGGTTCGTCGTGGTGCTCGTCGGTCGTGCGTTCCTCCGGGGCGCCGACACTGCTCGGCCCGTCCCCGGACCCGGCCGAGCGGATGACCTATACCGCGTCCTACCTGTTCACCGTCTCCGTGCTGTGAGCAGCTCGACCCCAGTCGTAGTTCCTCCCACGTCACTGCTCACGAAAGGACCGGGGTCCATGACCGAACCCGAGAACCCTCCGGTGCCCGCACCGGTGGAGAACCCGACGGCTGGTGGGCCGGTGGCCGACACGTCCGCCGCGCTGCCGTTCGTCGCTCAGCCGGGGGCCGGGCAGATTCTGAGCCCCGCTCCGGCGACCCCCAGCGAGGGCGAGACCGTACTCGCCACCTACGAGCCGCACACGCTCGTGCTGCCCGAGCACACCATCACTTCGGCCGGGGTCGTCGTGCCTTCCGACAAGGTCGATGAGTACATCGAGATCGGCCGGAAGCATCACGTTCGCGTGTACCGCAAGAACACCGGAGGTGCACAGTAATGGCGAGCTACATCCCGACCTACACCGCGGCGAACGTCCTCACCGGGCCCGCGAAGATGTACACGCAGGTCTTCGACGCCTCGGCGCCGCCCGTCGTGCCGGAGGACAGCGCGATCCTCGGGGCGCCGTGGGATGACCCCTGGCTCCCGATCGGCGCGACCGAGTCCGGCGTGACGTTCTCGTTCAAGCGGACCACGGACAAGATCACCATCGACGAGCAGGTCACCCCGGTCGACGAACGGACCAAGGATCTCTCGTTCACCATCGAGGCCGAGCTCTCCGAGGACACCATCGACACGATGGTGCTCGCGTACGGCGGTGGTGGCGTGACCACCACCCCGGCCGGGTCCGGCACGCCCGGGGTCACGGTGCTCTCGATCGCGACCGACCTGACGTACTTCTGCTTCGGCTTCGAGGGCGTCAACGCGTTCGGGATGGCCCGGCGCGTCATGGTTCCGCTGTCGGTCTCGGTCGGCAACGCGAAGACGCAGTACCAGCGCGGGAAGAAGCAGCGCACCTACTCGACCTCGTTCGAGTCGCTGGTGGCCCCCGAGCTCGTGATCATCCGCGAGATCACCGCGGCGGCCACGACCTGATCGACCGCAGCGCCCTCGCCCGGAGCCTCGAGCAAGGGCGCTGCGTCCGCTGTACCCGACCCCAGTAGCGAAAGGCCCCAGTCCCATGGGATTCGATGCGTCCTCCGTCGTGGAGGAGCTCAACTACGACTTCGACTCGCTGGCCCGCAAGCTCGGGCCGGAGCGTCACCCCCTGCTCGTCGGCGTGAAGGGGACCACCCCCGAGCCGTCCGACGACGAGGTCCGGCAGTTCCAGCTCGACCAGCAGGCCGCCGCGAAGAAGTTCATGCCCGACGGCGTCGACCCGACCGACCGGGTCGCACTGCTCACCGCGATGCGCTCGATGCCCGACTCCGCGTTCAGCGAGGCCCAGGAAGGGATCCTGGACTCGATCTCGAAGCTGACCAAGGGCGAGCCGAGCCGCGAGCAGATCGCGGCCCTGCCGTTCCGCCACCAGCGCCGCTACATCACCTGGCTCCAGAAGCAGCTGATGGACCCGGAATCCTAGGGCCTCGTTTCGAGTACCTCTCCGGAGGTGAGGAACGGGGCCACCTGATCTACCAGGTTCGGCGCCACCTGCGGTTCTCCTACGAGGAGTGGTCGCGCACGCCCTGGTGGCTCCAGCGCATCTACATCGAGCACCTCAACACCGAGATGTCCGACGACGGCGAGGGCAGCGAGCGCGGCGGCGAGCACCGGGTCATCGACGCGGACTTCCCCGGCGCGGACTCCTCCGCCGAGGAGCCGCGGACTGACCGGGCGCCGCGGCGGAGCTCGGTAGCGGTGGAGAGCGACGAACTGCGCGCGCTCGGGTTCAACGTCGGAAGCTGATCAGGGGGTGAGTCGGTGGCGACCTACGACGCAGGCGCGATCGAGGCCGAGCTCCGGCTCACCCGTGACCAGTTCGACGAGGAGCTCGAGGAGGCCAAGGAGCAGGGCGAGGAGTTCGAGGAGCGCGAGTTCGCGGCGCAGCTCGTCCTCAACGCCGCAGAGTTCTCTGCGGGGCTCGCCGAGGCCAACGAGGAGCTCGACGAGACCGCCCGCGAGGTCACCGCCAGCGTCGTGCTCGACGCGGCCGAGTTCGGTGCCCAGGTCGACGAGGTCGATCTGATGCTCGACGAGCTCGGCGAGCGCGACGTCAGCGTGCCGGTCACCGTCAACGAGGACGAGCTGCGCGCCGAGCTCGACGAGGTCAACGCCCAGCTCGACGAGCTCGGTGCCCGGCGCACCACCGCCGAGATCGACGCGAACATCACCGAGGCCGAGGCTCGGCGCGCTCAGCTGGAGAGCGAGCTCGACGGGCTCGCGGCCAAGGAGTACGACCCTTCGCTCGGCCTGATCGTCGACCAGGTCGAGGAGAAGAAGGCCCGCATCCAGGCCGAGCTCGACGAGCTCGCCGCTCGCGAGTACGACCCCGAGGTCGGTGCGCAGACTCAGAAGCTCGACGCTGCGCTCGCGCTCGCGAACACGCAGCTCACCCAGCTCGGCGCCCGCAAGACCGACGCCGAGATCGACGCCGACGCGACGCCGTTCCGCGATCAGATAGACCTGGTCGACGCCGAGCTCGACGAGCTGCGCACCGAGCGGGTCAACGTGCCCGCGGACGCGGACATCGCCGAGTTCGAGGCCAAGCGCGCCGAGCTCGAGGCGCAGATCGCGGAGTTGGAGACTCAGCGGGTCAGCGTGCCGGTCACGATCGACACCGGCGACGACGAAGCCCGGTTGCGTGAGCTGGATTCGACGGCCGAGGAGACCGGTGCCCGGCTCGGCGAGCTGCGCTCGGCGGCCGAGGGAGGGTCCGCCGCAGAGCGGGACTTGTCCGCCGACACCGAGCACGCCACCGAGTCCATCGCCGCACACGGTTCCGAGTCCTCCCGGACCCGGACCACGCTGGAGGGGCTGACCGGCAGTGTGTCCGGGCTGGCTGGCTGGTTCTCGAACCTGGGCCGCGCCAGCGACGACGTCGACTCCAGCGTGAAGAAGGTCGGCGTCGGACTGGACGACCTGGGCGGCGACGCGACGAAGGCCGCCAGCTCGACCGCCTCGGCCGCACAGAGTGCGGAGGCTGGCTCGTCCGCGTTCGGCGGGCTCGGCAGCGTGTTCTCGATGACCGGGGTGATGGCCGGTCTCGCCGGTCCGGCGGTCGGGCTCGTCGGGTCCGCGGTCGCCGCACTGCCGGGTGTCATCGCGCCGGCGGCGGCGGCGCTGGGCACCGTCGCGCTGGGCATGACCGGCATCGAGAACGCGGCGAAGACGCTGACCCCGGAGTTCGACGCGCTCAAGACCTCGGTGTCGGCCACGTTCCAGCAGGGCCTGACCCCGATCTTCCAGTCGCTCGTGCCGTTGATCAACGGGCTCAAGGGTCCGCTGGACGGGATCGCGACCAGCATGGTCGGGCTCGCCCGGGACGTCACCGGCGTGATCACCTCGTTCCAGGGCATGCAAGAGCTCAACACGATCCTGGGCACCGTCTCGACGTTCATGAACAACCTCGGGCCCGCGGTCACTTCGTTCACGCAGACCTTCCTCCAGCTCGGCGCCATCGGCGCGCCGATCCTGGCCCAGCTCGGCACCGTGGCCAGCCAGGTCGCGGTGGGGTTCCAGCAGATGATCAACGCGCTGCCCCCGGGGGTGCTGGTCGGCGCCATCCAGGGCATCGTGACTGTGATCGGCTCGCTACTCAACGCGCTGAACCCGATCATCGGAATGGCGATCCAGCTCGGCGCTTCCCTGGACGGCCCGCTGGCCCAGGCGTTCACCGTGGTCGGCGGCCTGATCACCTCCCTCGGGCCGCTGCTGGGCTCGCTGGGCTCGATCTTCCTGAACCTGGTCAACACCGTCGGCGGCGCACTGATCCCGATCATCAACGGGCTCACGCCGGTGTTCACCGCGCTGACCCCGGTGATCAACCAGATCGTGGGCGCGCTGGTCCAGTTCCTCGCCCAGGCGATCACGCCGCTGGTCCCGGTCATCACCCAGCTCGCCGGGCTGCTCGCGGGCGTGCTCTCCAACGCGCTCCAGGCGATCACGCCGATGTTCCCGGCGCTGGTCACCACGGTCACCATGCTCGCCGGCGTGATCGGTCAGATTCTGCCGGTGGCCGCTCAGCTGGTGAACATGCTGATCGGGGCGCTGGCACCGATCCTGCCGCAGATCGCGGGGCTGTTCATGCAGCTGGTCGCCGCGCTGATGCCGATCGTGCCGCCGATCATGCAGCTGATCTCGGCGCTACTGCCGCCGCTGGTCTCGATCATCACGGCGCTGTTCCCCGTGATCATCGCGCTGGCCGGCGCGCTCATATCGGTAGTCGGGGCGCTGGTGCCGGTGCTGCCGCCGTTCATCCAGCTCATTACGGCGATCCTGCCGCCGCTGATGACGCTCGTGTCGATGCTCGTGAACCTGTTCGCGTCACTGCTGGTTCCCGCGATCCAGTTCGTGGGGACCGTGCTGACCTTTCTCGTCGGCATCATCGCGAACTTCATCGCGGCAGGGATTCAGGGCCTCGTGTTCGCGATCACGAACTTCTCCACGGTCTGGAACACCGTCTGGGGCGCGGTCTCGTCGTTCTTCACCTCGATCTGGAACGGGATCAGTTCGTTCTTCGTCAGCGTCTGGGGCGCGATCTCGTCCTGGTTCACCGGACAGCTCAACCAGATCAGTGCGCTCTGGACGAATACCTGGAACAACGTCTCGTCGTTCTTCTCTGGTGTCTGGAACGCGATCTCGTCGTTCTTCATGGCCGTGTGGAACGCGATCTCGTCCTGGTTCACCGGTCAACTCGCCCAGATCAGTGCGCTCTGGACGAACACCTGGAACGCGATCAGTTCGTTCTTCACCGGCCTGTGGAACTCGATCTCGAACTTCTTCCACAGCATCTGGGACGCGATCTCGTCCTGGTTCACGAGCGAGCTGAACGCGTTCGTCGCGATCTGGACGAACATCTGGAACAACGTCTCGTCGTTCTTCTCCGGTATCTGGAACTCGATCTCGAACTTCATCCGTGGAATCTGGAACGACATCTCGTCCTGGTTCCAGGGCGAGCTGAACGCGTTCGTGGCGACCTGGCAGAACATCTGGAACCACGTCTCGCAGCTGTTCTCCGACATCTGGAACGGAATCAAGACCACGCTCTCCAACATCTGGGGCGGGATCAAGCAGGTCGTCCAGGACGGAATCAACGGCGTCATCAACGGTATCGACGGCATGATCGACGGCGTGAACAGTCTGCTCTCGAAGTTGAGCATTCCCACCATTCCGCGTATCCAGCCCGTGCAGTTGGAGGCGGGCGGCATCATCGGGCTCGAGGCGGGCGGCACGCTGGCCCCGATGTTCCAGCCGATCCTGCCGATGCACGCCGCGGGCACCGGGCGCGTCGGGAGCGGGTTCACCACCGACGGGCCGCAGGCCATCGTCGGTGAAGGGCACCCGGCCTACCCCGAGTACGTCGTGCCCACCGACCCGGCCCACCGCGACAACGCGCTCGCGCTGCACGCCAGCCTCGGTGCGCAGATCGGTGCGGACACGATGGCGATGGCCACCGGCGGCATCCTGCTCCCGCAGATGATGGCCGACGGGGGGATCATCGGCGACATCGGAAGCTGGCTCGGCGGGGCGGCGAGCGCCGTCGGCACCGACGTCAAGGACGCGTTCTCCTCGATCTCCGGCGCGATGGGCGACATCACCCAGTGGATCGGCGGGGGGATCAATAGTCTGATCGGCGACATCGGGGGCGCGATCAACTCGATGATCCCGTCCGGGCTGTTCTCCGGCGCAGGCACGTGGATGGCCCAGACCGCCGTTCCCGCGATCAAGAACATGATCATGTCCGCGTTCGCCGCGCTGGGCGGCGGTGGTGGCGGTGGTGGCGGTGCGGGCGTCCAGCAGTGGGCGGGCATCGCGCTCGCCGCGCTGGAGGCCGCGGGCGGCGACCCGGGATGGCTGCCGCTGCTGCTCTCGCAGATGCAGCTCGAGTCCGGCGGCAACCCGACCGCGGTCAACAACTCGGACATCAACGCCCAGGAGGGGCACCCCTCCCAGGGCCTGATGCAGACCATCCCCTCGACGTTCGCGGCGTACGCGGGCCCGTACGCGGGCCTGGGCATCGACAACCCGTTCGCGAACATCTACGCCGCGGTGCGCTACGTGATGGCCGACTACGGCTCGCCGGTCGGCGTCTGGGGCCAGGGGCACGGCTACGACAACGGTGGCCCGCTCCAGCCCGGGTACACGCTGGCCTACAACGGCACCGGTCAGGTCGAGAACGTCGTCACGAACTCGCAGTGGGACCAGTACCTGTCCAACTCCACGGGCGGCACCGGTAGCGCCGGCGGGATGGGTGGCGTCGGTGGCGCGGGGAGCCAGATCAACGTCGAGGAGTTCGCGCAGGCCATCGCCGCCGCGATCGCCGGCGTGCTCGGTAACACGATCATCGTGAACCCGGCCGCCAGCCACGACGAGGCCACCATCGCGGGCATGGTCGATCGCCAGCTCGGATTCGCAGGGGGGACGATGTGACCGCTTCCGCGTTCATGCCCGACGCACCGCCTCCGATCCTGGCCGGGTTCCCGGTGCGCTGGCAGCTCGACAACATGGTCTTCGGGGCGGTCGACGCCCAGGGCTGCGCCTGGTACTGCACGAAGTCCGACGGCTGGTTCGGGCCGCCCAAGCCCAAGACCCAGCGCCAGGCGAAGTTCCAGACCCAGGGCTCGTTCCGGTCGCTGGCCCCCCGCGGTGAACGGATCATCGCGCTCAACGGCAGCACGCGCTGCCCGAGTGTGCTGGCGCGGCTCGATGCGCTCGATCGGTTCGCCGCGATGGCCTCCGACCCGACGATCGAGTACACGCTCACGGTCACCGACCAGTCGCAGCGTCCACGCACGGCCACGGTCGAGATCGACGCGTCGCCGCAGGACACGAAGCTCGTCGGGCCACACTGGTTCGACTGGCAGTTCCAGCTCGGCGCGCCGGACCCGCGCAAGCACGACGCCGTGTGGCAGGCCCCGTCGATCGGGCTCACCCAGCCCACTGGCGGCGGACTGGACTTCTCCTCGGGCGGTCTGGACTTCTCCTCCGGAGGCCTGGACTTCGGCTCGTACTCGTCGGCGCCCTCGACCGCCACGGTGACCAACGTCGGGACCCAGATCGCGTACCCGCTGTTCCAGCTCGCCGGACCGGTGGTCAACCCGACGATCACCGACGTCACCAGCGGCATCACGCTGATCTACGCGGGCACGCTGGGCGCCTCCGACACGCTCTCGATCAACTGCGACGACTTCGCGGCGCTCGGCGTACCCAACAAGGGCGTCTTCCTGAACACGGCAGGCAATCGTCGCTCGCTACTGGTCGGTCCGCCGCCGTGGCCCCAGGTCGGGCCGGGTGAGCAGCACTCGTTCGAGTTCACCGGCGGTGGCGGCGCCCCCGCGCTGCTGACCGTGATGCTGCGTTCCTGCTGGCTCTAGGACCGAGGAGAACCATGGTCAACTCGAACGCGAACAACGACCCGTTCCCGGTCACCAAGTCCACCTCCGGGGCGAGCTCGGGCATCGGCGACTCCACCCAGGACTCGCGCTACGACATCGGCGCGCTCGCCGCGCCCGCGGCCGGGAACACGCTCCAGTGGGCGAAGGGCGTCGCACCCTCGGGCATGAGCGGCGGCACCCTGCTCGACTTCCAGGTCACCGCAGCGGGCGGGATGGCGGTCACGATCAACTTCGGGACCGGGCAGGTCGGACGGAACAACCTCGGGCCCTACCTGGTGTCCTCGCCGGGCACCCAGAACGTCACCATCGGCGCTGCGAACCCATCGAATCCGCGCATCGACTACGTGTGCATGCGCTGCGCCGACCCGGACACCGCGGTCGACGGCGCTGCCATCACCCAGACCTGGTACCCGGTGGTCTACCCGGGCACCCCGGCCGGAGCTCCGGTCGGCCCGAGCAGCTCGCTCAAGGACGGCGACCTGTTCCTGGCCGCGATCACCGTGCGGGCGAACACCTCGTCGATCGCCGCAGGCGACATCGCCGACCAGCGGACGGCGGTCGTCGCCCGCGGCGGGATCACCCCGAAGCTGCCCCAGGACACCCGCCCGGGCGCCTACGACGGGCAGTACCGGGACAACTGGGGGACTTACGCGCTCGAGCGCTGGATCGACTCCCAGAGCGCATGGATCCCGGTCGCGACCCCCGCGCAGTGGAGCCAGTACACGCCGCGGCTGCTGTGCACCGGCACCAGCACCGACATCAACATCGGCACGGGCGCGCAGCGCGTCGGGCACTATCAGCAGGTCGGCAAGATGCTCACGTTCAACCTCAACTTCGTCTGGGGCACATCGCCGTACAACGGCGGCACCGGCGGGATCTACTCGCTGCTGCCCGCAGGGTTCACCTCGGCGGCGAACATGCCGCAGTGGGTGCAGTGCCACGGCCAGTTCCGGCCGGCGGGCGCGCCCGCGCCGGGCACCGTCGACCTGCCCGGTCAGGCCCTGATCCCGGCGAACTCGACCACGATCCAGCCGTGGTTCCCGGTGGACGTGGGCGGCGCCATCTCGCCGACCGCGATCATGTCCAACTCGCAGTACGCGATCGCCTACACGGCCGGGACGGTCGGGACCGGCGTCCCGAACTTCACGACCGGCTTCCCCGAGGGCGGCTACATCACCATCACCGGCATGATCGAGATCCAGTAAGGAGCCCGCGATGGCGCACGCGAGCGGGAACCCGACCTGGGCGGACTGGCCCTCGACCACGACGCAGGTCACCGCGACCACGCTGGAGAACGAAGAGAACGCGATCGACCGGCTCACCACCGAGATGTTCGGCGCGCCCGGACGGACGGCGCCGTACCGGTGCACCGTCGTCTACACCGCCTCGTTCGGCATCAGCGGCTCGGACGTCTTCGCCTCCGCCCCCGGCAACTGGGCGGCGTTCAGCGACCCGGACGGTCTGTTCAACAACACCTCGTCGGGCGGGGGCGCGGTCAACTTCGCCCGGATCGCGATCCCGGTGACCGGCTACTGGATCCTCGAAGGCCTCACCGTGGGCGCGACCACGGCCAACACCCAGGCCGTCGCCACCATCTCGGCCGGGACCGGGACCACCGTGCCCACGGTCGCGGCCAACGGTGTCGTCATGGACCAGCGGTCATTCGTGGGCGCCACGAACATCACGCTCAACCCGCACATCCGGGCCCACCTGACCGCGGGCATGTACGTGTACTGGTCGAACTGGGCCAGCGCGTCGAACACCTGGACGCTATGGGGGACGTTGCCCAACACCCCGTTCCGCACGCAGATAACCGTGAAGTGGGACGGCCTCACCTGAGTCCGAGCGCGTCGATCCGCGAAGGGCGGTGAGCAGTGCCGTATCCGTCCTCACCGTCCGCGTACCCGTCCGACCAGTTCTACCCGTCGGGCCCGGACTACGTCACCGGCGGTGCGGTCGCGCTCGGCGGTACGGCGCACCTCTCGGAGACCGCGAACGCGACCCGCTACCCGACCGCGAGCCTGCACGGCTCCAGCTCGCTCGGGATCACCGGACCGAAGCAGACCGAGTCCTCCGCGGTCGCCCTGCGCGGCGCCGGCGCGCTGTTCGCGGCGCCCGAAGCGACCGCGTCACTGAACGCCACCTCGAGCCTGACCAGTGCAGCGCCGACGATCTTCCTCGGCGCGGCAGTACTCTCGGGCGGCGCGACGCTCACGATGGCACGCCCGGTCTCGGCGTCCCCGCTGCTGGCCACGCTCGCCGCGCACTCGACACTGACCGCGAACCCGACGCTCATTCCGCTCATCCCGGCCGACTTCGTCGCGGCCACGGTCAAGGCGCCGTCCACACTGCCGACCTGGCACGTGTACGTCGCCGACACCATCTCGGGCAAGGTGCTCTACGAGCTGCCGGTACAGACCCAGAGCTGGTCGACCAAGCTGAACGGGATCGGGACCTACTCGGCCACCGTGGAGGTCGGCGAAGCTCTCGACGTCATCGCGCCGTGGGACGAGCGCGACCCGCGCACGCTGCTGCGCGAGTTCTTCACCGGGCCCTACCGGTTCTCGATCGTGGCCGCCTACGGCCAGAACGCGGTATGGGCCGGGCCCTACACGCCGGGCACCGTGCCGAGCAACGCACCGACGTTCCAGATCCTCGCGAACGAGTTCCCGATCATGTTCTCGAAGCGCATCCTGACCAACTCGCGCACTGCGCCGGCGAGCCTGGCCGGGAACGTGACCATCGGGCCGACCACGAAGCCGAACGTGGCCTACCAGCTCGCACTGAACGCGCTCGGCGACGGCTCGGTGCCCTACCAGCTGCCGTTCACGTGCTCGAGCCCACCGGCCACGCTCGGTACGGAGTTCCGGACCTACTACGGGTACGACCTCAACACCGTCTGGGACGCGCTCTCCGCGCTGACCCAGGAGGCGGACGGGCCCGACGTGCGGTTCCAGCCGCACCTGACCGAGCGCTCCGACGGGCTCTACCTCTCCTACGACATGCAGATCGGGAACCCGCTGCTGGCCAAGCCCGCACCGTGGGCGTGGGACTCACCCTCGTCGGCGTCGGTGCAGTGGGACACCAACGTCCAGAACTTCGGCTCGGCCTACTTCGGGGTCGGCGCCGGGCAGGCGTACCAGCGCCTGATCGCGGTCGAGAGCGACAGCTCGCGGACTAACCTGGGCTACCCGGCGCTGGAGCTGGTGGACTCGCTGAACTCCTCGGTCTCCGACCCCGACCAGCTCGCGTCGCTGACGCTCGGCGACATGCAGCTCTACAAGGACCCGGCCGTGAAGTGGACGACCGTCGTGCAGGGCTCGCGAGACCCCTACATCGGCTTGTTCCAGGTCGGGGACACCTTCCAGCTCGGCATCGAGCGCCACCCGGTGATCCCGGACGGGCTCTACTACCGCCGCATCACCGCGCTCTCGGGGGACCTGACCGACTTCTGCTCCGTCATGTCCTCGGACGACTACGTCGTGATGTCGACGACCACGTCCGGCGTCCAGGTCATCACCAGTTAGGAGGCACGCGTGCGCGTCGACCACGTCGAGAACTCCCACGTCGCGAACGTCGCCCACCAGGCGAAGCGCATCGACAACGTCACCAAGGCCGCCGGCCAGGGCGTCCCTGCACTGGTCGACCAGACCACCGGCAACACGCTCTCGCTGGACATGAACACCGCCGGTCCGGTCGTCACCGTGCCCGGCTCCGGGGTCGCGCTCGGGTTCATCAACGGTGGCCTCTACGTGAACGCCGAGGACGGCGTGAACCCGGCCTCGATCCATGCGGCGGCGATCACTGCGACGACGATCGGCGCGAACGGCAACCTGATCGCCCACGGCGGCGACGTGAACGTCACCGGCAACGCGATCTGCACGAACGTCATCGCCTCCGGGAACGTCGGGGGCGCGTCCGCGAACTTCGGACCGTTGACCTCCGGACAGACACAGACCGGGAACCTGGTCTGCGCGCAGCTCAATGCCAGCGGGTACGGCTACATCACCGGCGGATTCCAGGTCGGCGCCGCGGACGCTCCGGTCGGCGGGCGCATCACCTGCCGCGAGATCACCACGGTCGGGAACGTCGCGGTCGGGGGCAACCTGTACGTGACCGGAACGATCAACCCACCGTCCGAGCGCAGTCTCAAGAACCACGTCACGGACGTGGTCGACGGACTCGATGTGATCAACGCGCTCAAGCCCTCGATCTACACCTGGAAGGACACCGAGTTCCGGGGCGAACGTCGGCACGTCGGCGTCTACGTGGACGAGCTCGCTGACATCGCCCCGGACGCGGTCGTAGAACGTGGCTCCCCGGAAGACGTGCCGACCACGAACGAGGACTTGGCCGCGAAGCTCACCGAGGGGCGCTCCTACGAGGACCGCGCCCTGATCGCGTACCTGGTCTCGGCCGTGCAGGAACTCTCCGCGCAGAACCGCGACCTCACCGCCCGCGTCACCGCCTTGGAGGCGAAAGCATGACGAGCCCTGTCAGTCTTGACCCGACCCCGACCAAGCTCCAGCCCACCGTCACCGTGGCCAGCGGCGTCGGAGAGGCGGACTTCCTCGCGCCCACCGGCAAGATCATCACCGCCGTGACGTGGGAGTTCACCAACGCGACTGCGCGCGAGAACATCGCGGAGGTCGTTCCGTCGTGGGGCGAGGGCTCCAACGGCTGGTTCGGCTACCTGACGATCTACCCGCACTCGGGCAAGACCGTCACGGCCGGGACGCCGCTCAACGTGTGGATCTACACCGCCGAGCCGATGGCCGTCTCGTCCAGCACCGGGTACGAGGTCGTCACGTCGACCTTCGAGGTCACCACTCCATCGACACCAGACGCCACGTACGTCGCCCCGGACCCGGTCACGGCAGCCGCGCCCGCGGGCAAAGTGATCCTCTCCTGGACCACAAGCACGAGCCCTGCCCTGCCGCCCGAGGACGAGGCGAACGGTTATCTGAGCAACGCGACCGTGAGCAACTCGAACACGCTCCAGGGCTATCCATCCGCGTACTGCGGAGACGTCCTTGCGGGGCAAGGGCAGACGCTGACGATCACCATCAACCTGACCTGCATCAACGCATGAGCACCCCCGGCTGGTCCCCGATCGGGGACGGCACCATCTCCGCGGTCGTCCCGGACGCGCTCGCCGCGGTCCGCGCGGCGCCGATCCGGGCGATTGCCGAGCAGGCCACCGGGCGGACCACGTTCGTGCCCGACGCGACCGCGCTGCCGCCGCAGCTCGTCGACGCACACGGCCAGTTCGACCTGTACGGCTACGTCGGGCTGCTCGCGGCCGCGGTGCAGGCCCAGGCGACCCAGATCGAGGCACTGACCAAGCTCGTCGTCTCGCTCGAGCCGCGCGTCCCGACGCCGATCGGCGCCCCCGCACTCGACCCCAGTGCCCCACCCTCTGGTTCCGCACCGTAGGAGTACTGATGGCCGGTCGTCACCGCGCTGCACATCCCCACCCGAACGTCGCTCGAGCGGGCGTCGTCGTGGCCGCCGCCGGCGCTGCGGTCACCGGACCGCTCGCGCTGTCGAACCTGGCCGCGACCGCCGACGCGTCCCCGTCCGTGGACTGGGACGCGGTCGCGGCGTGCGAGTCGTCCGGGAACTGGTCCGCGTCCGACGCCTCCGGGCAGCACCTCGGTGGGCTCCAGTTCACGCAGTCCACGTGGCACGCGTACGGGGGCTCCGGCTCACCGCAGGACGCCTCGCGTTCCGAGCAGATCACGGTCGCGAACAATGTCCTGGCCGGGCAGGGCATCGGCGCGTGGCCGGTGTGCGGCCCGAAGGGGCTGGGCGGTACGACGAGCTCGTCCACAGCGTCCACAGGTTCGTCCACAGCCTCGACGACCCCGATCGCGTCGAAGCACTCGGCCTCGTCCACGACGGCCATCCCGTCCGCGATCTCGGACCTCGGCGTGCGCGCCGCGAGCACCGGCTACGGCGAGTACATCTGCTCGCCGAGCTACGCCTACTTCGCGGCCTGCGACCCGGCCGAGTACGGCGAGCCGACCGCGTTCCCGCACTACAGCTAGCCCACGAACGGTCGCACCCCCCGCGACCGCCCCGACCGAGTGCGCTGCTCCGGCGGTCGGGGCCCCCAACTTCCTCCGCTCCGCGGAGGGAGAACCCGTCCCCGATCGTCGCGCGCGGTCTTCACTGGGGTCGACTGTCAGCGACGGTCGGGGACGGTACCCACCATCGTCGAGGAGAGGTCCATGAGCACGTGCAAGACGCCCTACTGGCGCCGGTTCTGGGCGGTGTACGCCGCGCTCGCGGTATCCCTGGAAGTCGTCGGCGACGCGACCGCGTACGTCGGCTACGGCTGGGAAGCGACACTGACCGCCGCGATCCGCCGGTGGGCCGGGCTCGAGCCACGCACCTCGTACGGGCGGCTCGGTCAGGGCGCACTGCTCGCGTTCTTCGGCTGGATGGCCGTGCACCTCGCGTTCGGCATCCTCGGCCCGTCGCGTGGACGCCCCCGGTGAGCTCGCTGGAGTTCGGCCCGAGCGGACAGTGCCCGGTGTGCACGCGCGTGGTCGAACTGAACGCGGACGGCTCCGGCCTCTCCGAGCACTACGACTTCTCGGGCTACATCACCGACCCGTGCCCCGGCTCGGCCGGGCCGGCGGCGCGGTCGTCGTTCGCGCCCACGGCCGAGGCCACGCCCCCGGACTGGGCGGTCGCGCTGGAGGCCCGGATCGGGGCCCGGCTCGACGAGCTGGTGGCCCGCGTCCTCGACGCGGGGGACGAGGACGCGGGCGCGGGTTAGGACGTGGCGTCGAACGCTACCCGCCCGAAGTGGGTGTCGACGTCCACGCGGGCCTGGCGCGTCACACAGCGCAGCGCGCTGGTGTAGTGCGCGCCGAGCAACGACTCGATAGCCGGATCGGCGAGCAGGTGCTCGGCGACCGTGACTGCCGCGCTGACCGCGGGGGGGCTGTCGACGAAGAACGTCGCGTCGTCGGGCTCGTCATCATCCGCTTCGTCGATCATCGACTAACACACTACGCACTCGGGGGTGGAACGGCGTGTCAGAACCGTTGGATATGGACACGGTCCGGCAACGGATCGACCAGCTGACCCCGAGCGTGCCGACCAGCATGACCAGGACGGACATCGTCACCTGGTTCATGATCAATTACCTGGCCGGCGTTCGGGACGCCATCGCGAACCCGCAGGGGATGATCCCGTCGGACGAGCCCGACCGTCAGGCGGTCGTCGAGCGGTTCACCGAGAACATCCGCCAGCTCGCCGAGACCACGTCGTTCCGGTGAACGCGAGCAGGCGCCCGGTCTCGATCCGCTCCGGGGCGCAGCCGTTCCAGACCGCGGTCCTGCTCGGTGTCGCCATCTCCGGACTGCTCGGGGTGTTCGTGCACGGCACCCGAGCGGAGTCGCTGCTCAACACCTACGACAGCGGCATCTCCGTGATGATCTTCAGCGCGAACCTCGCGCTGTGGTGCCTGGTCGCGCTCTCCGGGACCGTGTTCGAGACGTTCCGTCCGGGCTGGCGCTCCGAGCCGCTGACGAAGATCGGCAAGCTGCGTGCCCGACTGCGTCGCGAGCAGGTCGGGTTGATCGGGTTCTCCGGTTCGCTGCTCGCCTTCTCGATCGCGGTCATCAGCTCGTCCGGACTGCGCGGGATCGGCGTCGCGATCTGGATCGCGCTGTTCGCGGTCGCGTGCGTGTGGCGCTCGATCGACATCCACCACGACCTGCGCACGCTCGACGCGGTCATGGCCGACCCGGCTCCCGTGGTCGAGACGCCCACCCTGGTCGCCGACCCTACCGACGACCCAGAGCGTCGGACTGCACATCGGCGATGGCCGGGACGAGGCTCGAAGGGGGGCACGTGAACACAGGGGGAGGGCTGCTCGGCGAGCTCATCTCGCTGGCCTCCGCGGTCGGTGCCGCGATCACCGCGCTGGCCTACTACCTGGACAAGCGCAAGCGCCGCGCGGAGGTCGCGAAGACCACTGCGGAGGCGGGCAAGTCCCACGCCGACTCCGAGGTCGCGATCTCGGGCACCACCCTGGCCTGGGCGCAGCGCGCCGATGCGAGGGCCGAGGCCGCGATCAAGCGAGCCGACACGGCCGACGCCGAGATCGTGCGACTGCGCGAGGAAGTGGCTGCGTTACGGCGCTCGCTGGAGGACTGCCAGGACCAGGTCGTCGAGCTGACCAGTCAGCTCGCCGCGTGCCCCGGGGGCGCGCCGTGTCCCAACCGGTCGATCATCCCGCCGCCCCCGCCCAACGTCCCGAGGAGGTACGGCGCGTGACCATCGCCCCGCTCTACATCCAGAACGCCTCGACCACCGTGACCGACGCCCAGGTGCAGGCCATGACCCGCGCCGCGGCGTACCAGGCACGGTGGCAGTTCGCCCCGGTCTGGAACCAGCTGCCGACACCGGTGCTGTTCCTGGACAAGTCCACGAAGCCCGCGGCGGGTGCGCAGGTCATCGCCGTGCTCGACGACCCCGACCAGGCCGGCGCGCTCGGGTACCACTCGGAGGGCTCGGACGGCGTCGCCTACGGGCGGGTGTTCGCGAAGCCCTCGCTGGACAACGGCTCCGGGGTGTTCACCGGCGAGTACGCGGTCTCGGCGACGCTCTCGCACGAGGTGCTCGAGTTCATCGCGGACCCGAACGTGTCCTACTGGGCCTCGGCCGACCAGGACCAGACCGGGTTCCCGCTCTACGCGTTCGAGGTCGCCGACGCGGTCGAGGGCGACTCGTACGCGGTCCGCGACGTCAAGACCGACATCCTGGTCTCGAACTTCGTGCTGCCCGTCTACTTCGACCCGCAGAACACGAAAGGCCCGTGGGACTACCTGCGCAGGCTGACGGGTCCGTTCACCATCGGTAAGGGTGGGTACGCAGTTACATGGACAGCAGAGAAGGGCCAGCAGCAGATCTACGGCCGTGAGATGCCAACGTGGCGCCAAGAACTCAAGCAGCACGATATGAGCCGTGGCGGACGTCGGGTCGGGATCAGACCGAAGACATGATCTTGACGTAGTGCCGATCGGCGGTCGCCAGAAAGTCCCAGTCGGGATGACGTCGCAAGTTCTCCTGCGCCCGTCGGCACGCCAGGCACAGGCGATGCCCGTTGGCCATGTGCCATCCCGAGAGATTGGGCATGAGTAGTCGGTGACGCGCCGGGCAGTGAGTACGGGCCGTCCATGGATTAGTCCCGTGACGAACGGCGTCCAGGGCGTTCGCGCTACGAGTGTCCCACCGCAAGTTGGACGACTGGTTATCGGCAGGCCGCCCGTTTCCGTGGCACGCTTCCTGTCCGGGAGGACACGGACCCACGAATGCGGTCAGCACGAGCGTGTGGACGTAGAACGGCCGACGTCGGCCGTCAACGCTAAGCGTTACGACACGATGACCCTTACTGCCTGCTTGATCTTGGAGTGGGCGCCCGACGTAATTCCGAGGGCCTGAACATGTCTGGACGACCCGATCCAGCGACTGCACGCGCCCTCGATCGCTGACCTCGTAAGCCCCCTCATAGCTGGGGATCGGTAGCCAGCGTTCAGCGTTACACTCGTCCACGTTCGACTCCTCATCAGTCGGACCACGCCCCGGGACGGTCGCCACCGTCGCCGGGGTTTCTTCGTGCCCATCTTAGCTCTCAGAGAGGGATGTCATGGCCGGTCCACTGGAGTGGGGCGTCGACGCAGCGTCGGACACCTCGATCGCCACCCTGAACTCGCAGGGTGCGACGTTCCTATGCACATACCTCGCGCCGTACCCGTCCGAGTCCTGGAAGATCAGGACGCCGGCCGAGTGGCAGGCCTACATCGCCGCCGGGATCCAGGTCGTCGCGAACTGGGAGTCCGACGGCACGCCGGGCTCCGGGTTCTCGACCGGGGTCGACGCCGCGAACCAGTCCCAGAGCCTGCTCAACGACCGTGGCTGCCCCGGCGCGCCGGTCTACTTCACGTTCGCGGACTCCGCGTCACCGAACCTGGGCACCGTCCGAGCGGCGATCGACGGGGCCGTCTCGGTGCTCGGCTGGGACCGGGTCGGCGCGTACGGCGGCATCAACACGATCAAGTACCTGGCCGATGGTAATGCATGTCATTACTATTGGCAGACCTACGCTTGGTCTAACGGGAACTGGGACCCGCGCGCGCAGCTGCGCCAGTGGAAGAACACGTCGACCCTGGACTTCGACACGTCCTGGGCCCCTGACTTCGGCCAGTACCCGCGCCCGGCCGGCGTGGCGCCCGCGGCTCCCGCGGCACCGGCCGCGTTGACGGTCGTCGGCGACATCCTGCTCGCCTACAACCGGCTCGGCGGCGCGCCCGCGCTCGGCGCCCCGACCATGAACGAGGCCCCGTGCCGCGACGGCGTGGGGCGCTGGCAGCAGTTCGCGGGCGGCACGCTCGGCGGCGGTCAGCCGCGCATCTACTGGCACCCGACCGCGACCGGCGGCTCCGGGCAGGCGTGGGTGATCACGGGCGCGATCAACGACGAGTACAAGGTCTATGACCCGAACGGGGACGACGAGACGGGCTGGCTCGGCTACCCGCTCGGCGAGGAGTACGGCGCGGGCACCGCGCCCAACGACGGCCGCGTGCAGGAGTTCCAGCACGGCACCATGTTCTACAGCGGCACGACGAAGGTCGCGGCCGCGCTGGGGACCGGGCTGGCCATGTACTGGCACAACAACCTGACCGCGAACCCGACCACGATGCCGTGGCCCTCGGCGACCGAGGGCAAGGAGTCGTTCGCGACCGCACCGCTCGAGGACAAGAGCTTCCTGTTCTGGCGCTACGCCACGAACATGCCCTACCGCGCGAAGTAGAGGGGGAACCATGGCCGATCACGAGCTCACCAACTCGTACCCGGTCGCGTTCGCGACCGGGATTCAGATCATCCTCGGAGCCATCGTGTCCGCGGGCTGGGCGACGATCTCGAACGTCACCATCGACACCGTCGGCTCGGTGATCGCGGTCGTGCTCGGCGCGCTCGCCGGGGTGATCGCGCACTCGAAGGTCACCCCGGTCACCGGCGGCTGGCGCGTTCAGCTCGTCGCGCTGTTGGAGACCGCTCTCCAGGACGCGGTGTCGCAGATCGTGAACTCGGCCAACGCGGCCGCGGTCACCAACACCACCGCGCTGACCCCCACGTCCACGGACACGGCCGCACTGCCCCTGCCCGTGCCCGTGCCCGCGGCCCCGGCCGGCGCGAGCGCGCGGTACGTGCCCGCAGCGAGTACCACCGACCCGTGGCTGTGGAACGGGACGCACTGGGAGTGGACCGGTCCGGTCGAGCAGGGACCGCCCGGAACGAACCCGGGCGGCGGCACGGCTCGGAGCTAGGCCCGGTGGCGCCCAGGCTCGGCGCGCAGCCGCGCCTCGGCCTGGGCGCGGGCGGCGGCGAAGTCCGGGCCGTCGACCGGGTGCGCCTCGGCGAAGCGGCCGGCGCTGCGCTGGGCGGCCCGGAACGACAGTCCGAACAGTGCGGCGGTCGGCACCCAGGCCATGTAGTAGACCACCCACCAGAGCACGATCAGCATCCCGTAGCCGACGTAGAACGGGAGCGCGACGACCCAGAGCAGCAGCCACGCCCAGAGCGGGAGCCAGAGCCTGTAGCGGGTCATGACGACGACCTTCCCAGTTCAGCGAGCACGTACGTCAACGCCATCACGACCCCGAGCGCGACCAGGGCCAGGATGACCGGCGGGCTCACGATCCCGCCGGCGAACAGCGCGATGATGATCGCGAGCGCGGCCAGCGCGACACCGAGAGAGACCACGAGCGTGAGCGCGAGCAGGCCACCGAGCAGCGCGGTGACCCCGACGAGAACGCGGGTCATGGGTGCCTCTCGTGCTCGTCCTGGAACGTGATGCCGTGCCGGTGCAGCAGCTGCCCGACCGCGAGCCCGAGCAGCAGCGAGCCGCCCGGCCACGCGGCCAGCGCCCACCAGAGCGCGGTCACGACTCGCACTCCGGAACGTCGAGCACGCGGGCGGGGAGCGTTAGTCCCGTCGTCCGGTACTCACCGGCCGCTCCGGTCAGCCGCCAGGCGTGGGCGATCCGCTCGGCGACCATGTCTGCGCCCGTGCGCACCACC